ATACATGCTTCGCATACCTTTGTAACAATTCAATTAGTGCGCCCATATCCCTTGACATTCTCTCCGGGGAAGGTTCCACAGGGCATGGCAGGCCATTTGAAAACGGCTTTCAAAAGCCGTGTGCGCCCGTCTCCGGGCATGAAAGTGCCCCTAGGTACTCAGACCTAGGGGCTACTCTCAAAGCGTCTCAGACGCTCGCAGGGCGCTTCCAGTTGGCACGTCCTCGGTTTGCCTGCGCTTCCTGCTTAACCTTGCCACTGTCCTTGATCAACTTACCGTCCCACATGTGACGGTTGTCATACAGGGGGACAAGCACATCGGTAAGGGCATCCTTACCCATGTCCTCGTTGCACTGCCTGCACAGGGGGAGCATGTTCGCAGCGCAGTAGGTACCCCCCGTTGCGTCTGCCTCACAGTGACCAAGGTTCAGCGTGTCCATGTTCCGGGGTGCACCCCCCACGTATGCATTCTCACCACAACCCACACACACAGCGTACGTCTCACCGTCCGAGTGCCCCGTAAGGCTAGCCAGGTACAGGACCGTAGCGAGAAGCTGCCTACGGTACGCGCTACCGGCCGTACGGTCGTTGTCCCTGCACTGGTGAGTGTTGCTGTTGTGGGTAACCGGGGCGGTGGTGGTGATCATGTCGCTGTCTCCCTTGTCTCTGTCGTTGTACCTACAGACTACCCCACCACACACGGGAAAACCCCTGAATCCGAGGTTTTTAGGTAACGGCTTGGTAAAGGATTGCCGACCGGGGCGGCCGGACAAATCGGACATACTGGTACATAGGGGTACATATAGGGCATATGGTACATAGGGTACATACCCTACCATATGGGTACACACTGGGCATGCAGCGCATAGGGGGCATTCCTCTTTAAGAGGGCATTACGGAATTCCCGGACAAATCCCCCGCGCGTGTACGAAAGCGTACAAAAATTTCCCGGAGGATCTAGGTTGTGCACAGCGTATGGGCTGTGTATACTGGTACTACACCAAGACGGAAGGGACTGATCAACTTGACCACTCTCGAACTTCTGGAGCGGGCCGTCTCTGAGGGATGGGTCTCTGTGAGCACCCTGCCCGTATCTACCGTACAGGACGACATGCGTACGGTGGACATGGACGAAACCGACTATCCGCACGTTTCCGAACTGGCGTAACTCAATATGGGGGATATCCGAAAGGGTATCCCCCATTAGGGGTAGAAAGGGAAAGCAATGTTCAGGAATAGGGCAAAAGCCGTTCGTACACATTCGCTTACCCTCAAGCTCGAAAAGAACGGCCTGTTTTCCGAAACGGGCGTAATTTCTTCGGGAAATCTCGAAATCCTTCTGAAAAAGTACAATGAAGGCGGATTTCGCCCGGTGGAAGCAAAGCATTCCGTATATTGCCTTTGTGGAACTGGAAAGGGTGAAACCTATGTATGTTGAGCAGCAACTGCAAAAGGATCTCGAAGAATTGCGAATGTTGCTCGAAAGGTCGATGACTGCGCAAGGAAACAAGCTGATTGCCTCTTTCATCGGGGCAAAGGTCGTTTTCGAGCGAATGGAAAAGAACATCATCGAATCTGGCGAACTTCCCACCGATTGGAAGTGACTTAATGGCCGAACTGTCCTTGAATCAATTCATTCTCGATACCATCGCAGAATGGATGCGCGACAACAAGGGGCAGCGTTATGGGCAATTCGTATTCAATCGAGTTGCTGTCCACCGGCCCGAAATCGCAAATGCGTTGACGGGCACAATTCATGATCCGTTCTACGCAAACGACAACAACGATCCGCGAGTCCACCGATTCTGGGCCAAAGTGGACGAACTCTGGTGAATCTGAATAAATTCGCTTAGATTTTCACCCCTGTGTTTCTTAGGTATATGCGCGAAAAACCTTCGAATCATAGGGGTGATTTTCTGACTAAAAAGTTAGCCGCCCCGGCTAGATGACTAAAAATCTGTGTAGACATCTAGAGACTAAAAAATCGGCGTAGGGCTTGCATCTCATCCAATCCGAGTGCTAGACTTCATACATGAAGCCCGGAGACATCATGCAGCCGAAGAAGTCCGACCCGAACTGCCGCACGGAGATCATCGATCTGATCAGTGATCAGGCGTTCATCGTGATCCACACGAGCGACGACGACTGCACCACGATGATGATCCCGCAGTACACCATCGAGACGTACATGGAACCCGGCGACAAGATCAAGTGCATCTGTGGGAGGCTTTCGTAATGTGCCGTCACAAGTGGACGAAGTGGGTTCTCGTCACTGCTCACATGGACAGCCCTCTTATGGGTTGGATCAAGGGTAAGCCTGTCACGTGGACTCAGCCCATGCAGGTTCGCAAGTGCGTGAAGTGCGAGAAGATCAAGACCAGGAGTGTGTGATGGAATGGATCTCTGAGGGCGAAGTCTACGTTCAGCAAGAGAAGCAGACCGGACACGAACAGACTTTCCTCTATGTGGAAGTCGTAGACCAGTGGATCAAGGTAGGTCACCACAACCCTCGTGAGTGCCTGCGAGCTGTCTACCCGCGAGAGACGATCATTCGTGCTTTCAAGAAGGTAGACAAGGTTCCCAACGACTGTGCATGTCAAGGTCAATTCCTCTGGCGGTAACGTCAGGCCCTTCGGGGCCGCCCCGGCTAAATTGAGAATCTGTTGCCACCGGCCCAATACTCTGCTAGACTCATCCCTATGAAGACGCCCAAGGTTCGTAAGCCCAAGCCGTTCTACGCCAACATCTATCTCGAAGACCTCGCGTGCGGTGGTCCGGAAGAGGGCGGATGGTACTACAACTACCGTGAGCCCTGCGTGTCTGTCAAGGTTCGCTCTCGTCGTGAGGCTGAGACCGTTCTCAAGAGGCTGACCAAGAAGCGTTACAGCAACAACGGGCGTAGGGCCATTTGGTCCGTCAACAGCACCGGCCGCTACCTTGACCGTATCGAGCGTAAGCCTGCCGAGCGTGAGTCTGACTACTCACCTTGGGAGTAACGGCTAGCCGCCTTCGGGCGGCGAACCGCCCCGGCCAAAAAATCTTGAAAGAACAGTTGGACACAGCCCGCTAGGCTCTGCTAAGATTAGTACATCGAAGGGGGCAAGAAGTCCCCTAAGACGAAGGGAAACCTCATGGAGCGCATCGAGATCGTTCAGCAGGTCGGCAACTACTTCCCCGACACCAAGATCGCTGACGCTCTCCGCTTCGCGGGTGACATCGACCGTGGCTTCCGTCGCAAGATGGAAGACGAGAAGTACAAGGCCGAGGACGCGAAGTACGCGTACGGTCAGGAGCGCTACGACGCTGGTGTGGAGGCTGGCAAGAACTCCATTCGTGCCACCTTCGACCCGAACGTGGTTTCCGCAACTGCGTGGGCCGTGGCGAACTTCACGCCGCGTGACTTCACCCGCAAGATCACCTGCATCAAGGTTCTGCGTGACAAGTTCCGTCCGCTGGGTCTCATCGAGGCGAAGTCCATCGTGGACATGATCACGCCGGTCGGGACCACCGATCAGCTCGAATGGGACAAGATCGAGCAGGTCGAGAAGGACTCCCCGAAGCCCGAGCCCGAGTTGGCCACTCAGTCCGCGCTCAATGCGCTGCGTGAGAAGCTGACGACGAACGACGTGGCCCGCGAGTCCATCGAGTCCTCCGAAGAGTCCTTCCAGGGTTCTTGCCCGTGCGGATGCGGCATGAACGGCTGATCAAAGCCAACGGCCCCTTCGGGGGCCGTTTGGCCGCCCCGGCTTTTTTGAAAAAGTGTTGCAATCTCGCCCGGCGTCATGTAGACTCGTCTTAACGAAGGGGAGAGATCATGGCGATGCCTCTCAGCTACAGGATTCGCAAGTATCTGCAAAGCAACTTCGGCAAGCTCCGTACGGGTGACAGGGTCGTAGTCGTCAACAGTTGGGCTCAGCTTTATCTGAACGAGGGCCTTGAAATTGACGGCAAGATCGCGTACACTGGAACGGTACAGAACGTTGTGTATAACTCGGTAACGGTCCTTGTGGATCACGGGTTTTACCGCAACGCTGAGATCGTCACCAGTCCGCACACGTTCAACGAACTGCGTGACAACGTCCACCGCATCTGATAGACTCTAGTAACACCGAACGAAAGGCAATACAATGGCCGTTCTCATGGGCGAGGTTTCCGTCAAGCGCGCTGGTGTCGTCATCACGATGGCCACCGTGTACGGAGTGGAGTTCGAGTACCGAGTCAACGAGCGTTCCGGTAAGGTCTACGTCGAGGCTGCGGGTTCTGCTGAGAAGCTGTCCGCCCTCCACCGTGCCGCTCCGTTCCGTGTGACCAAGGTTCTTCCGGGATACGAGGTCAAGGGCAAGTCCTACGACTTCGGCAAGAGCATGGGACTCGGCAAGAAGCCGGTTCTCTGATGGAAGCGATCATGATTCTGTACCTCTCGGTAATCAGCGGTTCATACACCATCGGACTGGGAATCATTCTCCTCTATGGCATCGATGCGATCTTGAAGCAAGGTCGCTAGTCATCTGGCCCCTTCGGGGGCCGTTTGGCCGCCCCGGCTGATTTGCTAGAGGGCTTGTGTTCTGTCCTATGAGTGTGTTAGACTCGTCTTACACCGAGCGAGAGGAACGTAAATGTTCTCCACGATGCACCAGATCGTCAAGGCGTCCCGTGAGTCCAACTCCACCGCCCGACACTGGTTCACGAAGGGGTCTATGGAGTTCTTCAACACGGAACTCCAGCCGAACGTTTTCCCCATCGGTCAGCGCGGATCGATCTTCATCACTTCCGAATACCGATCGGACCCGGAAGACAAGTCGTACAGCCTCCGCTACGCTTCCCGCAACGAAGAGGGAGCGTTCACCATGACCACTCTTGACGGATTCGGTGACTACGAGTCTTTGGAGGATGCCGAGGACGCTGCGGATGCCTACCTTCGGTTCTACCGTGAGGTCATGAACATCCGAGACTGATAAGGCTGCGCCCTTCGGGGCGCAAGCCGCCCCGGCGAAAAGATCTTGAAGATCTATGTTGCGCTTCCCTCCCACCTCTGTATATACTAGAGACACAACGAAGGGAACGAAATGCGAGAAGATCTTCGTAGGCTGCGGAACGAGCGATACCTGGCGCAGACCAAGCGCGTCAAGGAAATCAAGAAGCTCGGTGAGATCAAGAGGCAGCGTGCAGATCGCTACCGTGATCACCGTGACATCTTCGACTACGACCCCCTTGAGTGGGTCTGATAAAGATCGTCGGGTGTGCAGGACTACTAGTTCTCATACCTTTCCTGATCGGCCTACTTATGCTAGGCTTGTGGACAGCAAAGACTGTGCTCTTCGCCTTTCTCTAGGAGTGACATGTACAACGTCAAGGGTCCGATCACCGCTTCCAACTGCACCGGCCCGCAGGCTGTTCTGCTCTTTCTCGTCAATGCTGGTGTCAGTGCCTTTCTGATCATGATCGTCGGTGCCCTTCTTCACCTCGGCTGGAACTGGGTCTGATCATGGCGGGCCGCCTTCGGGCGGCCTAGCCGCCCCGGCTAAAAATCTTGATGGGTTGAGTTGACTCCCCATCACATCATCCGTTAGACTATAACTACCAACAGGGCGAGAAAACTTGGAGTGAAGATGCCCCAGGCGAACGTGGAAAAGCTCTGGCACGATGCGATCTTCGGAGACGCTTCCGACTCTCGTACGGGCAACTACGGTTCCCGCTACATGGACGACAAGGAAAAGTGCATGCTCGCTAAGTTCGATGAGCTGCCCCGTGCGTTCATCGAGAGCATCGAGAAGGAAGGCATCAAAACGCCCATCGTGTACAGCCCTGAGCGTAACCGTGTGACCAACGGTCATCACCGTCTGCTCGTCGCCTATCTGCTGGGCATCAAGGAAATCGAATACGTTCACCCCAGCGAGACGAACAACGGATGGGAGCTGGAAAGGGAGGCAGCGCGTAAGGGTTTTCCCATGGGTCGTCGGTAGAAAGGCGGAGGGGCTTCGGCCCCTCTAGCCGCCCCGGTTCGGGGTTGTAATCCTGACTCTGTTCATGTAGACTAGAGCTATCAACGAGGCCGGGAGGCAAAGTGAACACTCACGTCACCGTCTACTACAGCGACCGCGACCAGCCCGTCAAGTTCCGTGCGAAGGGTAACGTGGAAGCCGTTCAGGAGAAGCTGTACAGTAAGGTCGCTCTCATCGAGAGCACTGACGGTGGTGTCCATGTGATCAACTTCGAGAAGGTGGATCACCTCCAGCTCAACATCGCATACTGAGCAGCGGGCCGCCTTCGGGCGGCCTAGCCGCCCCGGCGAAAAGATCTTCGTGGACTGTGTTGCATCCGGTCCCCTTTCCTTGCTATAGTAGAGACATCAAAGAGGGACACTCCCTCTAAGAGAGGAACACATGGACGCCCTGGACGTTTTGAAGATCTTCCTCGACGAGGGTGTGGAGATGGGCTTCACGCAGGCCATGGACGTGGCTGACAGGATCAAGAACTACCACGACATGACCCTTCTCGCGGCATCCGACAAGAGCTACACGGACGGGTACGAGGCCGGTAAGGTCGCGGGTCAGATCCAGCTCAAGAACGAGGGTCTGACGCTCGAAAAGAGCGAGCTGGTTCGTCTGCGTGGAATCGAGGACTTCGCTTACAACCAGGCGCGTGAGGCCGCTCCGAAGATCGTCAAGGAGATCGGCAAGCTCTACAAGATCACGTGCATCAAGCGTCTCCGCAACGACTTCCCGTTCCTCAGCCTCAAGGACGCGAAGGACATGATCGACGCGGAGGTCAAGAAGATCGAGAAGGCCGAAGAGGCTGCGCGTCTGAGCTACGAGAACAGCTACAGCTACGACAGTTACGGTTGTGGCTGGGACTGCGGAATCTGTAACCCTCGCTAACGGCTAGCGCCCTTCGGGGCGCGAACCGCCCCGGTCAAAAGATCATGCTGAGAACCCGTTGTACATCATCGCTTACGTCTGTTAGACTAGAGACATCGAAAGGGAGGGAAACCTCCCAGAGAGGTGGTTGAGATGGCTGTCACCCTTGCCAAGATTGAGGACGAGCAGGACGACACCTACGGTGCCGACGCTCACCTGGACGACATGGAAATTCTGGTCGACTGCGAGTAGACAAACCAAGTTCCATCCGCTAGACTAAGAACACACCACGACGAAAGGCTCCAAAATGAAGGCTCTCGCCATCGCCAAGGTCATCGCCGAGACCCCCATGACCGCCACCGTGCGTGTCGCCCTCGTTCGCAACATCGTCGCCGAGATGACCGACAACATGGGTACCGAGTTCGAGACCATCGCGCTCGGCCTGGACGACTTCGAGGTCGCTCCCAAGTAATCAGAAAGCCAACGGCCCCTTCGGGGGCCGTTTGGCCGGGGCGGTCAAAAGATCTTGACTCAAGCATGTTGATTCTCTCTCTTACGTCTGCTAGGATGAATCCATGGGACTCAAGCGAACGAACGACCGCAAGACCACCGTCCGAGCCAACACTGCGGGTAAGCAGTCGCTCATCAAAAACGCATTCTCTCTGCCGTCCGGTAAGGCGTTCTCTTGTCCCGGTGCGACCGGTGTATGTGAGAGCATCTGCTATGCCGGTAGGATCGAAAAGCAGTATCCCGCATTCCTTGCTGTTGCTATGCACAACTGGGAATTGCTTAAGGATGCGCCTTATGGCGTAATGGTCAAGCTCCTGACGCAGATGATCGATGAATTCGAGGCGGAGTGCGAAAAGTACAACGTGCCTAAGTATTTCCGTTGGCACGCTGACGGGGATATCTTCTCCGAGGAATATGCAATTGCCATCAACTATGTGGTCTATCACCACCCTGATGTGCAATTCTGGATTTACACCCGTTCATTCCAGTACGTGGAATGCATCTACGGATTCCCCAACATGGCTGTCTACCTTAGTGTAGACAAGGAAAACCTTAACGCCGGGCTTCTTTGCGCGGCTGACAATCCCGGTGTCAAAATGGCATATCTGGGAGAAACCTTCAACGAGGGCAAAGAGATCTTCGAAACTCTGACTGGTGTTCCCGGTGGAAAGTGTCCCGAGAATGCTAAGCAGATTCCTCTGATTACCGAAAAGGGTGGCGCGTGCGTAACGTGCGGCCTGTGTATCTTCGGTAAGGCTGATATCCGGTTCTCTCGCACTAAGAAATAGTGCGGGCCTTCGGGCCGGGGCGGCGAGACAAACCGGACATAATTTCATGTTGCCCCGTCCCCCTTGCTCTGTTATGCTTAAGGTACAACGAAGGACAACGGAAGGAACCAAATGCAGACTCGCCGTGAGTACGCCGCTTCCCTCGGTCTCGCTGAGATGGGCAAGCGTGGTCGAATGAGTGTGGCAGCAAACGAGGCGATCAAGGCTGCTGAGGCTGCGGGTACCGTCTTCGCTGACACTGGCGTGGTGCGTACCAACAAGCCCGCTGCTGTCAAGGCTGGTGCCTACGACGCTAAGAAGGTTCGCACGTGGGCTAAGGCCAACGGTATCGAGATCAACTCCCGTGGCCGTATCTCCGGTGAGATCCTGGAGGCGTACGCAAAGGCCAATCCGGATGTCAAGGCTGCGGCTGTTACCGGTGTGAAGGTGACCACCGGTAAGGACGTTCGCCCGGCTGCGCCTGCTACCCGTGGCCGTAACACGGAGTACGTGGCCGTCGACCGTAAGGGCAAGGTGTGGCGCTTCAACGAGCGTGAGGCGTGCAAGTGCGGTTACAGCCTGTCTCACTGTTCCTGCGGCAGCCCGGTGGTGCTGGGTCTTGACGTAGAGGTCAAGGTCAAGTAAGGTAGACCTATGCCTAACGTGATGCTCGAAATCGAGCCCAATGGAGATGACCAGGAAGACCAGGCATGGAGCATGATCCAAGCTCTCGGCCCCTTCCTGGCAACGGTACTCGGTATGTCTGTCAGCGTAACTGATGGATATGGGAATACGCAAGACTTCGAACCCAAGTAAGGCTACGGCCCCCGAAAGGGGGCCGTTCCATTGGAGGCACAATGGCACGCAATGGCGATATCTTTCGTCTGGCAGAGGTTTCGGTAATTGCTCCTGATGTCTATCAGGGCGCACGTACTACGTCTACACGGCGGAGCGCGGCGGAAAAGGATGCCGACAAGATTCTCTCTGTACTCGATAAGCGTACATTCAACGCTCACACCCTTGCGTATCTGATGTGTAGCCAGCATGAGGAATTGCAAAAGCCTCTGTTCGATCTGGCTATCGGAATCATTAACGCAATGGCTGCCAAGGAAGCTGCGGGTACTACGCGCAATGACGACGAATACAACCGAGCTTCTGTGTGCCGGTTCATCATCGAACAGATGATCATTCGTATGGGCACTTGACACAGCGGCCTTCGGGCCGCCCCGGTCAAAAGATCATGGTTGATTGTGTTGCGATCTCTGCTGACACTACGTTAGACTAGGACTACCAACCAGGGAAACCTAGGAGGAAACGTGATCGTTTACCGTGTTGCCCTTCCCCCGACGCATGAGGGCAACCGTACGGGTAAGTGGGCCGGTCCGTATCGAGAGGGTTTCGACTCTTTCGACCCGCAGGTGAAGTCCGTTTCCAACCGTCTGTGCCGTGAGCACACCGACGAGACGCACCCCACGCCGTGGACCGATGTGCCGGGCGGTATCATGCCCAATGAGTTCTGTGTTCTCACGTCTCCTGAGCAGGTGGCCGAATGGTTCGATGACTTCGGCTATGACCTGGACGACGCTGGTTACATGGTCGTCGCCTACGACACTAAGTCTGAGGTGCGACCCGGTACCTATCAGTCTGTGGCGGCGGTGAAGGATTCCGAGATTATCGGAACGTTCGAACCTCTGGGGATGATTCCCTAATTAGCGGTGGCCCCTTCGGGGGCCACAAGCCGCCCCGGCGAAATGATCTCCCTTGAACCATGTAGACACAACACCCTAGACTCTGTTAGACTTGAGCTATCAGCAAGGGGGAAGGCGAAAGCCCGAAGCCTTGGATGATCTGTTCTTGATCAACTCAACAGTGTGCTCTCTGACTACTTTGACAAGTAGTCTCCGTGCAAGTAAGCTAGAAGAAACACCTACACTAGGAGCAAAAATGCACGGTCTCGAAATCGGTTCCCGTGGTCAGGTCGCGTTCGCCTCTCGTCTGGAGCCCGCATGGCACCAGCTTGGCACCGTCTTCGACGGGGAACTCACCACCTCTGAGATGCTGCGACTCGCCCACCTTTCCGACTGGAATGTTCGGTTGGAGCTGTTGGAGCGTAAGGGTCGCGCCAAGAAGAGTGCCTTCGAGGTGATCCGTACCAACCCGTTCGATGGTGAGGCTGACAGCCTTGGTATCGTCGCGGAGCGGTATAAGGTCGTCCAGAATGAGGAGCTGTTCGCATTCGGTGACGGCATCCTTGCGGGTGGTGGCGTCTGGGAGACGGCTGGTTCTATCAAGGATGGTACGCAGGTCTTCGGATCTCTGCGTATCGGTCGTGAGGTGCTGGTCGGTGACGAGGATGTCACGAACATGTATCTGCTCGTGAACACCTCCCACGATGGTTCTCTCGCTGTTCAGGTGAGCGTCACTCCGGTCCGTGTCGTGTGTCAGAACACGCTGAACTTCGCACTCCGTAACGGTGTGAAGCAGCAGTTCAAGATGCGCCACACTCAGACCATCGAGGGTCGCATGGCCGCCGCGCGTGAGGCACTGAGCATCACGTTCACGTACGCGGATGAGTTCGAGCGTGAGATGAACGAGCTGTTCCGCGTGCAGTGCACGAAGGACAAGTTCGATGAGATGTTCGCTGCGATCTACGGTGAGCGTCCCAAGGAGAACGTCAAGGGTTCTCAGGTCAAGTGGGACAACAAGCGTGATCTGCACATGGGCATCTTCACCGACACGGGCGACGGTCCTAAGACCACTCAGTCTCTGGCCGGTACCATGGCCGGTGCGCTGAACGCCTTCACTGAGTTCAAGGACTGGTACCGTATGCCGCGTAAGGGTGAGGTGGACAACCTGTTCGCCGCCGCTTCCGGATTCGACCCGGTCACGAACACCGAGAAGAACAAGATCCGTAAGGTCGTCCTGGGTTACTCCCTGGCTGCCTGAGTCAACGGCCCCCGCTTAGGCGGGGGCTTTTGGCCGCCCCGGTTATTTTGGCCCGGTGGTAGACAGCTCCCTTGTACTCTGTTAGACTAGTATCAACGAAGGGACAGAACATGACTCGCACTGTGACTGTGATCGTTCTCGAAGAGGGTGTTCGAAGGGAGCTGGAGTTCACAGGCATCATGGACAATGGCATCGAGTTCGATGTCAAGACTGGCACTCTCACTCTGTGGGAGGAGAAGGGAAAGCTCCTGAATTCCCGTTGGGTCGTGCCGTTCGTCTCGCACTACAACGTCACTGACGAATTGCAGTGGTGATTGACACAGAGCAATGACCTTGTTACACTATTGTAGTGAGGTCATAAGGTGTGTTCCTGGGTCCCCTATCAGTCCATTCGGGCAAGGGGTTAAATAGCAGATGGTCGGCTGCAACCCAGGGACCTTTCAATTTAACCGCCCCGGTTCATTGCTTAGCCTAACTAACACAATGACTACCAGTCTGATTTTTGATTTGTCCTACATGTCCGAGTTTTCGCCCTTTACGAATGGGCCTGAAATTCCCGGAAGATCTGACAAAGATCATCGAAGCGCATTTACGAATGGCTCTAAAATCTGCGGAAGATTCTGATTGCTAGTTCGGTCTGTCTTATATAAGACATGAAACAAAGCCTCCCGCTTTTTGGGAGGCTTCTTCTGTTTTCTGATATAAGACATAGGACAAGGAGAGATTGTTGGCCGGTGGCATTAGGTGTCCTTGTATATAAGACATAGAGAGCCAACCAATACTCCACCGGGTCAATTCTACATATAAGACACAACACAATCAATCTGTCTTGGCTGAGTATGCAGGCTGTATAGCCATGGCTGCATACTTTGGCTGTCATAGTAGGCTGATTGATCAATTGAGTAGTCTGGCTGTGAATCTAAGGCTAAATAGACAATCTGACCTATGATTCTAAGGTCTATCTGCCTTCGGCTTTACGAATGAGTGTAAAATCTCGGGGAAATACTGTGTTTTCGAAGGATTTGGGCCGATTATTGGCAGATTTGGCAGGTTTTGGGGCTATTTTTGCTGGTTTTTAGAGGCCGTCTACACCCTTGAATCGATACTTTATTAGGCTGGCTGGCTATGTTGGCTGCATATTGAAGGCTGGAACCCCCTTCTGACCTTAGAAATGAAGGAAATGTGCTTACGAAACCTTTCGATTACCTGCACCATTACACACTATCTTTTAGTTAGTGTCTCAATAGAAGATTAAATATGAATCTTCAAAAGTTATCCACAACCTGTGCATCTACCTGTGGATAACTTAGCTCGACATCAAGATACTCTGCTTATTCCCCTGTCTACTGCCATCTCACATCAGTCTCTCAACAAGGCTGTCAGCATGCCTACGTTCGCTTCTCGCATTGCTTTAATTGATTGACGTGTCTGACTATGCCTTCTTTATTACAAAGGCGTATGAAGCCTTCTGTCTGCTCTGTCTTGATTGTCTAGTCTTATATGGTTATGTCTTATGAGTCTTATATGTATGGGGGAACTCTAGCCACCGGGCTTTTTGTGACTAAAAATCTGGCCAATCAGTTCGTGACTAAAAAATCAGTCGTTGACTAAAAATCCAGGAAAACGGAAAAGGACTACCAAATCGGTAGTCCTCGTCCTCGTCCCAGTATTCGTCAGTCCAGTCCACTTCTCCGAACCACATCTCTAAACCGGGCGGCATTACTAGTAGCACTTCCATACAGTTCCTTGTCTTCGTCCATGTTAAAGGACGGATCAAACCGTGATGCCCATGCAAGCCAGTCTGTATTCTCCATTATGCAGCAGAGGGCGCATTGCTTCTGTGGTCTAGTTGCAAGGGCTGCTCTGATGTGATCTGCATCGTGATGTCTACCTGCTTTACGATGGGACTCCATGCGCCGGGCCAGATATCGCCAGGCCATTTTCTCCAGCATTTATTCCCCTTGAAATGCTGAATCATCTAGATCTTCAATGCTCTCGTTGCCTGGCAATTCATACTCGAATCGGCTACTGACGTTTGCCTCATTGAAAGAGTCCTTGATGAACTCAGCTTTGAATTCGGATGAATGGCGAAAGACTACTCTGTCTACCTTGGTATCAAGGATGCAGTAGTTGTAGCCTTCCACCACTCTGCCTCTTTTCAGAGACTCCTTTACAATTGTATATCTCATAATGTTCTTATGCTAGATCAGAACATATGGATTTGTCAATCAGCTTCGTAGGTTGTTGCGTATTCAATTGCGCTAGAAGGGATGGCGATGTGCTTTCCCTCTACCTTAATGCCGATTCCTGAACCGGAGGCAACACCATCTAGAACATCTTCGATAGTGTTGACAACCTGCTCTCGCTCATCCTCTGTCTTGTCTGACAAGTCTAGCAAGTCTGAGAAGAACATGTTCTTGTTGAGCGTCTTGATCTCAATCCCGATTTTCATTTGTTTCCTCCGGACCACCGTTCAGACGTTCAAGATCCTTACGAATGACTTCGTTGCACTCGTCTGAATTGCAGAAGTAGCCATGATAATCAATGTCTACTCTGTTGGTGAACTCCCCACAGATGAAACAATTCTCTTCGTGATCACCATGGAAACCACTTGGGTCATACCAATAGGTTCCATAACCATCACGCATTGGGTATTCGCTGTGTCGAATGTCCACTGCCATATCCTGTGCCTCTCTGAATGCATTGAGAGAAATAGAGGCAGCCTCTGCCACCGGGCCTATTTCTCGCATTCGATCTCGTAGCGTTACCAGCTCCTCCGCTACTCTTTCCCATTGTACCTGAGCTAGCTGAAAATCCTCAGCGGATAGATATCCAGCTAGCTCCCAGTCACTCTCCTGCCAGCTTGGCACGATTACCTGCATCCTCCAGAATCTTTAGAATCTCTGCAAGGGTGCGGCGGGGATCATTGTTCCAGTAAATGAAATTGTACTTCTGCGCATCGCCATTCTTCCTGCGAACTTCATCGTGAAGCCACTGTGCAGCAATGTCGCCGTCTTCCTGATGGAAATAGCCCTTACGATAGAGCCACACCATTGCTCCACGAAGACACAGCTTTCCCTCTTCGTCTTGAAGAACACCTTGTGCCCATCCCATCTTCCAGATGGCTGCACGCATTGCAAGAAGGATCTGTGAGGGGATTAGCTGCCCCTTCTTTCTCTTTACCTTACCGACTCGCACAGAGGCGATAGAAGCTGTTCCAGGGTCGCCCTTGCTCTTGTTGCTCTTAGCAAGATCCTTGGCATAGCCCTCGACAAGGCCCTTAAACTTGTTTGAGATCTCGGCATCACTCATGCGAACGAGATCGTTCATTAGTGCCATTAGCACCTCTCAGAAGTTAACTGAATCCATCTCTGACCAGTAGTAGAAGCCTCTTAGTTCCATTAGTATGGAGCCAAGGACATTACCACCCTTACCGTTGCACCGGCCCCAAAATGTATCTCCCCAGTCATTACCTTCAACTAGTAGAGCTGCACCTGTTGCCATGAGCTTAGTCTTTAGATCTTGGTTCTGATCGAACTTCGCTCGTACAATGTCTCTCATACAACGTACCTTGATTTGCTCCCATTTGTCAAGGTCTATTGCTACTTGCTTGCCAAGCTTCTTAGTCTCACCAGGCTTTTCACAATCAAGAATTGCAGCAATATATGCGTACTGCTCTTGCTGTGTGCCAGTCATCGCCCGATACTTAGACGCCTGAAAGGCAGCCTCATTAGTCTTGAATGTGAGATTGCCTAGCTTTACTGGAGCTGAATAGAAATTGGAGAGGTAGTAATCCTCACCAACGAACTTCACGATCGGACTTACCCTCACGTTCTCGCCTCTCACTGATTACGTAGAACCACCTACAAATAAAAAGAATAAGAAGGAGCCATACTATGACCCCTCCTATTAAAATAATTCTCATACCATCCATCCGAAGAACCAGGCGGCACGATGTGAGATACTACAGAAGAAGAACCGTCTCATCTTGTCGCCAAATGTTTCGAAACAAATAGTTTCGTCGCACTCACCACCACACGCAGCACACGTCATATGATCATCCCCTTCGAATCAGTTATACGGCTTGTCAACTCATATGAGTAGTGACCTATAATCACTCCGACAACGCCCAGAATCAAACCAATTACCTGTGCTATGTAAACGTTCATGGTTAAACCATACTCTCGTGCAGATTATCTGTCAAGGTACGGCAAAGGCCGCTGATTACTCAGCGGCCAATTCCGTTCGTAGAGCTAGAATCGTACGGCCCTTTAGTTCGCGTGTAGGTTCGCCGTTGACGAATTCATAAATACGCGGCACTGACATGACATCGTACATTACTCTAATTGCCTCAGCCTCATCGATGTCCACATAAACGATAGGATAGTCAACTTCTTCGCTTAGTGCAATGACATGTGGCGCAAGTGCACGACAAGGCGCACACCACGCTGGGGCAGAAAAGACAACCAGTGCTCTTTCCTTTACCTGCTCCTCCAATGCAGAAGGAGAGGCAACATTCACTAGAATATCTTACCTCCTCATAGCTCGGAATGACGGAGCAAGGCGCTCGACAGCCTTTGCAATGTCCTCCGGATTACCATTGACGTAAATGTTAACAGTTACATGAACGTCGCCGGACTTCTCTTCAACAGTGTTGAACTCAGGATGCATCTCAAGCGGCTTCTTGTCTACCAGCTTGTAGAACTTGACCCTATCTCCCCAGCCTTCTGAATTGTATCGCCCACGAATTTTGCTGTTGTAGTAAACGCCAACACTCAGAGCTGAATGCATACGACTGAACTCATCTGCACTCACACCGCTATAAACCTGAACATCACCACGATTGAAAAGGACAGCTAGCTTCTGCTCGCTCTTGTTGAAATACACAGCGTCAATTACGCTGCTGTTTGCGGTGAAGTGATCGGTGTAAGGGAACTCGTATTTGTTCATTTAATTCCTTCGTAGATGACTTTGCGAAGCTTATTGATCAGCGTTCGCATTTTCCTCTTCAATTGTTCCGTGATGAACATAAACGTCCAGCTTGCCCTCCACATCTTTTACGACAATCAGACGGCCAACATAAACCCATGAGCCCAACGGCTCGTCCTTGAGCTTATCCTGAATCTTTTCAAGGGCGTCTGTCAAGTCGCGCAGTGTTGGCTTCTTAAGCCTTCCGTTTACTCTCCAGCGATATTGCTTCTCATCGAAAAGCTTCTTGATTTCCTCAGCAAGTTCTGTCACCATTCACCATGTCTCTCAAGATACATAGCCACAGCGTCATGCAGTTGTGCTGACACAATGAATGCCTGTTGAGTGTAATGATCTGGATCTTCGATCTGCTCTGTCAAAATAGAAAGAAGCAGTCCGAAACCCTTATTAAGACTTGCAATCGCAGCCTTGTCTGAGTCTAGAACCGCTCCTTCCACAGTCAATCTGTATTCGTCCATGTCTTCCTTTCAACTACCTCTATAGTAGTTGATTATCCGACCACCGTCAAACTGTTTAGTGGCCATACGAACTTGTTCATACCGTTCCCATCGGGCCTAGGAGCTAATGGAGAAAGCCACACGAGGTTTTCCCCACGCTTATTTAATACTTTAGCTCGGAAGCCACTCCAAGGTCCGTCGTGATACAGCTCTACTGTGCTGTTGCCATAAAGAGTGTTGCCAGCCATGTCTTTCAAATCAAGTCCTCTTCTCGTGAAGATAAAGGTACTGAGTTGGAATGTAAACAATCCTCTGATCATAATCCGCTGGCTTGTTCTTCTCAATTGACAGAAGCACTGTGCCATCAGGAAGAGGCACACTCATCACCATACAGATGACGTTGTTCCACTTCTTGAGTCCTCGCGGAGCACCCTTTACCTTTACGAAATCAACCTTATTTACTGGCTTCTTCTTTGGATCATTAAAGCTGAATACAGCAGCCATTGATACCCCTCGTATTGGAATTGGAAGCTCCCCAGGTAGGATTCGAACCTACGTCGCTAATCCTGATTCAAAGTCAGGCGGCCCCTGCCAAACAGAGCAACTGGGGAATAGCCCCGAAGGGCACTGGATCAATCAGTCATCAGACCAGTTAGATTCCAGAAGAAATCATTTGAATCGTTGTCAATCCCGTCAGGACGAGGACCATCCAGCCTTATGCGAACCTTACCATTGAAAGGCTTTCCAGTTGTTCGACCGATGAGACCTTGCCACTTCTCAAGAAATGGCTTCTGGAGAACTTCTTCGTAAGTGTTGACAATCATCACCCGTGTGCCAACTGGCAAGGAGTCCCCGGCAGGCTGAGTACTGGTTACACCTTCGATCTCCATGAGTCGCGTCTTCCAGAAGAATCGAGAAGTTGCAAATCCATCGGGACGATCAGACAGCGGCTGAACCCACATGTATCCTGGCTTTGCATCGTTCTCAACAACCCTGCATCGCAGACCTTCCCAGCCAGTACCAGCATCGGGGTCATTCTTGAGAATTACGACGTCTCCAACGTTCACTTTCGAACCTCTCGATTGAGCAGCATTTCCATGTAGTTGTTCAGAGCATCATGAGCTGCTTGCCAGTATGTGTGATGATATTTGGCATAATCACAATTGACCATGGTCAAGAGTCCATCAAAGAACTTTCGCTCATAGTCATCTCGGCAGAGCGCCCTTGTTCGTGGATACTGTTCCATCAGTCCTCCTCGACTTGATTACAAGGATACTCTCTGCACCGGCCCACTGTCAACACACCCTGTGGATGCAGAATCTCATGATATGTCTGAGCAATTGAGAAGTCTAGACCTAGAGCCTCAGCCCTTCTCTTCACATGTTCATCATACTCTCCGTCGCGTAGTGCGTCAAGGAACCCTTCCTCGAATTCCTCTTCATCTACCCATACTTCGATGTAACCCATTGATCATCCGATCTCGTCTGTGAAGTCTAGTAGACTCCATCCCTTTACTTCAAGTGATTGCTTGTATTGCTTGCCATGATGCCCGCAGAAGAGAAGGGCCAGATCTCCCTTTTCTGCAATTACGAATGCCTGAGCGTTGCACTTGTCGCAACGGTCTTCTGTCTTCCTTAGCGGACGTTCCGCAACTGTTTGCATAGTGCTCCTTACTTAGCACAACACCCCTAGCTTATGGGCTAGGGGGTTGATTGTTTTGTAGCTGCCTCATGGCTGCTTCTAGCTCACTCTTTACCTTGATGAAGTTGTCCATCAATTCGTAATACTTTCCGCGCCACTTGTCTAGGTCGGCTTCAACATTGTTCAGCTCTTGCTTGAGGCCCTGAATTTCAGTCCTTAGCTCATTTCTAAGCTGAGCGGCAGTATCATCCCGAACCTTGCTACGACTGAGCCAGTGTTCGACAAACTTAAGTCCAACCCCACCCAGCACTGTTCCCAAAAGGGCAATCCAAGCCGTAGTCATCTCGGGCATCATCTCAGCAACCTTATCCTAAAGTATAGGAATGCCACGATGAGCATAAGAGTAAGGCTGAATACCCATGTCAAAGGTACGAACCCAATTGTTAGCCATCTGAGCAGTGTCATGAAACCGTAGCTCAATGATGCCATAAATAGACCAGTTGACTCTAGTACCATGCTACCTCTTTTAGCACCGGCTATAATCGCCAATGAAGCGGAAGCATAGAAAGCCCCTATAGTCATTCTCACGTAAGTTGAATCAATTGCCTGCCCCAAAGGTGTCGTGGCGCTAGGCTGATACAACCAACTCATCGCATACAATCCGGAGACCAAAAGACCAACAGCTATAATCACCTCGATAATCACGAGGGGATGTGCGTAAGCTTTGACTAGAACTGCTGATATCTTGGACATATGCAAATTGTAATCATTGATGAGTTAAAAGTCAATCAATCAAGTCCTCAACAGCCTCGGCCACTTCTTGTGCCAGCCAAATTTCAGTATCAGTCAACGCTGTCATTCTCTTGTTGTGATACCTAGTGATGTATAGACGCAGAAATTGGGCCTTTTCAGCAGCACCGGAGATTTCTTCCGGAGTTGCTTCTGATCTCAATACAAGCTTAATGGTGATCCAGATGCTTTTTGTGAGATCCTTTATGCATTCTGCTGTTGAATACTCGTCATCAAAGTACATTATCCTCCCGTCAAGGGGATTTATTGCGGCCGGTAGGGATTCGAACCCCATAGTTCCCTAGTCTTGGCTAGTATACCCGGCCTGATGGCTTAATTCAAATGTTCATCGGTGATGTCTCCACCAACGTAGAGTCTATCGTTTCGCCATCTGTCTACGTTGGTGCCTGAACGAGCCATCAGAATTATAAGCCATCTAGGCTCACGTTCGTTTGCCGCGCATTCGGAGCAAACCACGAAATCCATGGATGGATTGAGCCGTGACTTGTAATTCACCAGTGAATTTCTTTGCTTGTCACAAATCTGACAAACCAGTTCGCTCACTCCTCTTCATATCCAATCTCTCCGATGACCTCAAGATCATCGTTATCGAAATACTCGTTGAATTCGATTCCGCCTACAGAATACTTGACCTTGCACATATAACTATGAACTTCGGTGATTATTCCGTAGACACCTTCACTGACTACCAGAACCACTTGGCTTTCCCGGTGCATCATGGACCTCCAAAATACAGTTTACACCAAGAGAACGGATCTTTTTAATCAGGTCGCTGATCTGCTCGGTGATCAACATCCTGTTGTGTTCAGAGAGGTGATCAAAGGTGCTGCTATAGGCTCGCAGAGCAAAGTTAGGAACGTCATGCTGCGTTGCAGGGTATTGAACAAGGTCACACGTGAATCCTGTGCCAGACTCAAACCTGAATTCCCTGAACGCCTTCCTAGCGTTGTCTATGGCCATGAGCGCAAAGGCGTTCTCTACGCTCATTCACTCAGCCTTTCCTTGATTCTCTCCCATGTTTCCGGAGTCTTGTGAGCATTACGATACTTGTCTACTCTAGCAGCGTTCCAATAAACGCCGCCCCAAACTCCGAAGCCTGAGTTCTCCTTGGCTGCCATTGCACATTGTTTCATGACAGGACAGCGAAGGCACATTTCATCTACGTATCGGGCAGAGATTTTATCCTCTTCGTAAGTCTCGAAGAAGAAGGAAGTGGGAAGACCACGACACAGAGCCAAGTCTTCCCACTGTACTTCATCCGGACTTATGCCCCTCTGTTCAAGAATTCCGGACATTGCGAGAAGGTACCCTCCACTTCCCATCATTGTCCACCGCTACGCGAGTCTCAAAGCCCCAGTTGCCATTTCGGTAAGCGCCTTCACGCTTGTTCCAACCGAGATTCTTACGACTCTTGCGGAAGAATACTAGTGTCCAACCTTCCCATCGAACGTCGTTGTTTAGCTTGCGCTGCTCATTGACGAACGTATCGGCTGAATTGTAATCCAGAACAACAGACATGTTTTTCCTTAGATAGTGCTTATTTGTTTGTAAGATACAAAAGAACAGGAAGGAAACATTCCCTCCTGTTCAATTGTACTACAAAGTCTGATTACTTGCTTGACTTACGAGCGGTAGTAGCTGACTTCTGCTCTGCTTCCTTAGAAGTTGCATCATCAGAAGTTACAACGCCACCACCGGTTAGTTCGTCGTCCTTTGCGGAACGACGGAATGCAGCATCTTCAAACTTCCAACCACCCTCACGAGCACGTCGAGCCGCTAGGGTTTCAACGTCTGGACGGGATTCGTAGTTCTTTAGAGCCTCTTCGTAGTCAACGTATGCGGAGTCCTTTACACCGGCTTCCTCAGCACGCTTTGCATCCTCGCCCGCTAGCGGGTCAAGATGTGGAGCAACTACGTCCTGTGAAGACTTGTACTGGTAATCCTTGTTATCTGCCATCTTTTACTTTCACCTCCTTGTCTTCAAGTCTGCGCATTCTTGAAGAATTCTCTAAAAGAATAGCACAGACTTGTTTATAAGGCGGATCAAGCAAGCAGATGGTTGACCTTTCCGGTGGCAGTCTGGACAGACAGGTTATCCGTGTCAAGAACACAGTAGTTGTAGAACATCCCGTTCATCTCAAGGCCATAAACGCTGGCCTCACCAAGCTGATGAGCGAATGGATAATTCTCCATCCATGTGTGATAGTGACCGTGAAACCACAATGTAGGCCGAACAACTCGACCAACCCTGTCCATGAGCTGACGATGAGCCGTTGAATCAGGATCATCCTTCAACCGGAAACCAAATGGTGCATGAGTCGGACAGTCATGAGTAAGAAGAATGTCGGACTGGTTGCCATGAATCTCAAGATTCTTAACAACTCTCTCCGGAACAGCCTCCTGAGCCCACCAAGTCTTACCCAGCTTACGACGATTCTTGTCAATTGACACCGCGCCGCCTACAGCCTGGAACCAACGATCATCGAAACGCCACCGGTTCACTCGTCCAGTGTAGCGGATATGGCTTCGGATGATTGTCAGACCATTGTAAGTCTTGGGATTGTTCTTCTCAAGCCAGTCGAGTCGATCCCAATTCTCATGGTTACCAGCAACGAAATAAACCTTGATTCCGTACTTCCGACACTCCTCATTCAGAGCATCAAGGTACGTGACACCGTCCTCGTCATGCTCCCAGTAACCGAAGTCACCAACCTGCATGATCTTACGAACACCCATGGCATCCGCACGTCGGACAGTCTTACGGGCATGAACTGTATCACCATGCCAGTCACCAGCGATCATGATCTTTGCCATGTCGTTCCTTTCGTTCGTTGTTAGTACAACATTAACACAGTGCTGATCACTTCGTCAACATGTGTACACAACACGCTTGATCCCAGCAAACCTGATCGCCTTGTCACAAGCGTCACAGGGCTTTGAGAAAACCGGCTGGCCGTCCTTATTGCGTGCGATATAAATAATTGCTCCAGCGGCCTTCTTGCACCGGGCAATGGCCATTGCTTCGGCATGCACAGAGCAGAAACGCTCAATGTGCTCATCACTGACATTACTAGGATCGTTCTTCAACGTGTTCCAGCCTCGCGCCAGAACCCTGCCAGACCTAACAATAACAGCTCCATGCTTCTGCTTCATGTTAGAGTTGGCAGACAACTCCATTGCGAGAGACAGGAATGACCGGTCCTTCTTAGAAAGACCGGTCGATTCTCCGTTAGCCATTGCGCTCCCACTCACCAGCGTAATACCTGTCAAGTGTTTCAGGGTGACCCTTGCTGTCTACGATCTGGAACTTACCGTTCTTGATCTTAGCAATTACTGCCGTCCTGCCAGTCTCGCTATGCTTGATTGGCATATCTTCGCGCATATCACTGTATCTCATTTATTTCCTTTACGAATTGCTGCTCTGCCTCATTCAGCGCCATCATCAACGCCAGATTCCCCAGCGCTCCGATTGCTATCAAGATGGTCAGCAGCAGTGCGACCCGTGATTTCATAAATGATTCTTTCAGCATTGCACTGCGGACAGAGATTCTTGTCATATCCATTATAGGTGCGAAGGTTTCCCGTTAGCTTGTTACGGCCACACCTACACTTACCAAGGTTCTTCTGCTTCGTCGTGAAGTTCATCCGCGTACTTTCCGTAGCCGTCAATGTCATATTCGACAAGCAAATCCCAGTATGCGGACTCGTCAACTGTATCCCAGTCTCCGTCACGCACGTGATTGTAAAGAGCCTCAACCACTTCCTTGCGCTTGTCTTCTGGGACATACTCTAGCATGAGATCTAGAGGCACGTCAAAGTAACTTGTTCCTGATCCCCAACCCATTACCAGCACACCTCCACGAGATACTTACCAGAAGGAAGAATCTCTCGCTTCACAAGTTCACCAATGATGGTTCGAGCGGGAACATACTGAATCTCATCATCCTCTTCGAGACCATTAAGATCAGGATGAATGACATGAGCGCTATCATTACTGCACTCTTCCGCAGCAACGAAATCCCAAGCAAATCCAAACTCGCCCTCAACAAGCTCATTCAGATCGAACGCCTCAATGGTGTAATACACTTCACGCTTCGGATGAAACATTGTCACCACCAAACGATAATACGGTAGTTTCCAGTGGGAATGTGGCCTTCGAATGCCAGCCAGTTGAGCAGAAGTTCAGCTCCAGGATTAGCATACTCCTCGCGGGGCATGCCGTCAACCTTGAACTTCTCGATCAGCTCCTTGGCCTGATCATAGGTGTACTCTTCATCCATCCATCGGGTGGTGAGAGTGTTGCCCTCTGAGTCAATTCCTTCGCCGATATAGCCACCGGTTACCTCAAAGTCGTGGTAGGTATCCTGCGCAGGAAAACCCATTGCAGCACCGCCTTCCCACTTTTGACCCCAAAGTTCCTGAATAAACTCTTCCATGTCAATGTAGTGCCACTCGTAGCGAGTAACAAGTTCAGGAAGCTTGCTCTGAATCACTTCTTATCCTTTGGTAGATTCGGGTCCTTCATAATCTTGCTTACTTCTAGAAGCTCTTTCTCGCCGCGCTTAGTTCTTCCCTTGGCATGCAGGAGTAGCGCTAGCAGTAGAGCTTCACCAGTGTGGACATTGCCACTCTTGTCATACATATAAGCCCGGTCCATCACACGATTGCCAGGCTTAATCCACTTCGTCTTTCTCATATAGTCCCAACTCCTCAGTAATCTCTACAAGGATACACGGGGCGCACACTCCGTTTTCCATGTAGTCATCGTCGCTATAGTGGGGACCACAGCGACTACAGTTCAAATAAAACATTAATCCTCGCTCTCTGGGCTACCCTGTTCATAAAACCATTTAGCAAAGAGGACCAACACGAGTGCGCCGTATGTGTCAGCTACCAGGCTGACTGCCATTTCATAGACCCAATGTATCAGGTAACCAGGCCAGATGTCAACAGGTTGCTTGTGGGCCATCTGATCACCGGCCCAGTCTTCATATCCTGAGAACCATACGATGACAGACTGCAAAACAAAAACAAAGAGGAGAGCTAGTGAAAGACTATGACGCCTAACAAAGCTCCCCTCTTTTCTATGACGATTAATCTCCATGTGAAGATTATATCATTGCGGAAGTGACAGGATTCGAACCTGCGGAGCTACTTGATTCACTCACATCATTAGCAGTGATGCGCCTTAAACCGGACTCAGCCACACTTCCAATGTCTCACTTAAGAGACTGACGAAGGCTTTCTTCCATTGCGGTGATAAAGGATTGCGTTTCCTTTTCTCGATCGGCTGGAACAAATACCCCTCGACGTTCTACAAACTTGCCATCCTTGGTTACAAGAATTCCCCAAGTCTTGCCTTTACGATTCATGAACATTGGATCTCCGTCAGCAGATTCAAGTGTCCATTCGTAACCCTTCGGTGCCTTACCTATTGTATATGCCATGTAGCCCTGATGGGACTCGAACCCACATTGACGCGGTTTTTGAGACCGCCGCATATACCATTCTGCTACAGGGCCATCGGCCTTTCGGCCTTTTATCAGATGTGCTCTACGTTGATTGCGTAGCCGAAGCCACCAATCTTTCCATAGAGAACTTCATCATCCTTAGTCTGTCCTGACATCTCGTATTGCATCGCAGCGCCATGTCCACGGAAAACAAGATTCTTCCATGAGGTACCCACGACACGGTCAAACCAGTCTTCAATCTCGTACTGCTTGCCAGCATAAGGACCAGACTTAACAGTCACAGTCGTGCGAGCAAGAGGGTGTTCAGAGGAATGCATGCTGTTCCTAACGTTGTCGTGTTCAGTCATTATCAATATACTTGAGATCTTCTACGTTGTCAACACAGGAGCCTTCGCCCCAGACCTTGTCAGAAGCAATACACTTCTGAATGGTCTGATTCTTTAGGTAATCATTGTAGTTGACAGCGATTCCGATTGTTGCAAACAGTGCAATGAACACTGACGCAACAATGAGAGCGACCTTTACTTCGTTCTTATCCATTAGCTACCCAATCAACTTGCTTGCGATGAACGGCACAAACAAGGATTCTACCTCGCGCCGGTCGTCGGTAACGTGTTCCAGCAGTATGCCCATTAGGACAAACAGCCTTCCACTTTGGCGTAGCAGGAGTGTAGTTTTCACAGGTATTTCCCGTGCAACCAATCTCGATTGCCTTTGCCCGCCAAATTGCATTGTGACCATGCCCCGGCCCAACCAGAGCGTGTGCAATTTCATGTCGGATTACGTTGTCAACCTGATCTTCCGTAAGATTCGGAGTGCAGGTCTTTGACAGCTTAATCATCTTCTGGACGTGGTAAGTCGTTCCGTATGTCTTCACCATACGATTCCAACCAAAATCCCAACCTCTAGTGAAGAGGTCGAATTCCCACATAAGGTCGCGCGCAAGGCGCTCGGCTCGAATGAGATTCATTGAAACCCTTCGGTCGATGGAGTACCCACTGGGAGAATCGAACTCCCGTCCCCTGCGTGTCGAGCAGGCGCTCTACCATTGAACTAAGCGGGTTGGTGGAGTGTTGCCACTCCCATTGTTCAAACCGTCAGACGCTTCTTCACGCCATTGTAGAAGACGGTCCAGTCCTCCTTGTTCTTGACCTTACCCTTTTGCTCCTCGTAAGCGCTCATGTACGCCTCAGCCGCCTTGCGCTGTGCAATGTCAGCCTTACGAGCAAGAAGAACAAGTTCAGCAACATCAAGAACCATCGTGCCGAGGATCTTCCCAGCCTCTACGAACTTCTTGAAATCGGTGTTCATTTTATCCTTTCAGAGTCCCCAGTTGCCGGGAGACTTAGTGATCCGGATCATTGCGTATACAAACAAACCAATGCCGACTGATGCCACGCAGCCAAGCGTAATGAGAACGATTGCCCACCAGCTCATTTTACTTCCTTAAGCTTTTCGGATATTGTTTTCCCTGACATCGATAGTGCATTCAGGGACCTTAATCCCATTGTACTCTGTTTCATAAAGAAGAACCGTATAGCGTCCTCGGCTCTCTACAATCTCAACAAAGCCCCGGCGTCCAGCATACTCAACGCCCTTTTGAACAAATTGTGTTACAACAATTTGCTGACCCACTCTGTATCTTGCCATGTACGCCCACCGAGAATCGAACTCGGACGCTCATTCGAGCCTAGGGTCTCAGCCTAGTGTGTCTGCCATTCCACCATGGGCGCGGGGCCTGCTTACGCAGGCTTAACATCTTCTGGGTTACAGTATACATCCCCACCCTCATTCAAGTCAACAAGCAACTTGCCGTGAGCGGTGACGAACTTGACCTTACCCTTTTTACCATCCAGGCGACCTCGGATGAATTCAACCTTATCGCCCTCTGTGTACTTTGCCATCAGTCGAAGGTGAAACCTTCCTGACACTCCTTCATGATGCGAGCCTCAAGGTCCCGAAGCTGCTTCTTTGTCAGATAGTTCTTCGGCCGCTTGTCAGTAATTTCACCATTGTAGTAGTAATAGATCTGATTCGCACGGGTTCCGTAATCAGTCATCGGAATCTTATGAACCAGACTCTTCTTGGTGAATACATACTCCATGTAGACATATCCGTCAGGATTAGTGCCAGCATAAGTAGCCTTATGCCGATCAGCAATCTCAGCTCGGACATAATATGGAGTGTGCAGCTTGCATCGATTACACGCCCACCGGAGCGCTTCATTTTCTAGCTTTCGCCCAGCGCGTGAAGTCGCACTTAGGGGATTACCAACTCCGGTGAGGAAATCCATTAGTCCCATTGATCAGCTTTCGTTAGTAGTTGATCTTACTCGTCTTCTTCGAACAGCACTTCGCCATTCTTCACGCAAAGGAAGTCGTTGTCGTCCTTCTTCGGCTTCTTGGCCTTCTTCGGCTTTGTAGTGTCACCAAAGGCCAGATCGTTTCCGTTTACAGTGTCAGGCTTAGAAGTCTTCGGCTTTGCAGGCTTCGGAGCATCATTCTTGGGAAGCTTGTCAACCTTCGGTGCCTTCGGAACCTTTGGAGCAGCAGGCTTGACGGGAGCAGGAGGCTTCGGCAGACCAAAAGCCATCGGAGCCATACCGAGGTATTCGCCCTCGAAGTCGTCCTCACGAACAACCTTGCCGCCGCGCTGCTTGCAGTCCTGCTTAAATTCGTTGCTCGCTTCCTTGCAGCCTGTCAGCACAACTGCACTGACAACCGCACCAGCGATAACGGACGGGATAAGCTTAGTCTTCATTTCGACCCTTCGTCGTTGTTGTTGATACTACTCTATCGTGCTGGAGTGTTGCTGTCAAGACAGTTCGTACTCTTCGTCGCCGCGCAACATATTCTGCTTGACGTAGTTCTCAAGATACACTCTCATCCAGGCTTCTGCAAGCTCTTGGCTCTTGAAGCCAGACTTAATAGTTTCAGGACGATACCCATCCGTCCCAAGGACTACCCATTCTCTGGTCTGGTATGTATAGATGTTAGTGTACTTCTCGGGGTTTGGCAACATCAGTTCACCGTCACATGTATGTCAGATCCTACAACTATCCACCAGAGCCACACCCATGCAGCAGACCATGCCAGAGCAATCAATCTTTGATACGCATTCATTTCGGCAGGAATGAAATTGATTGCAATACCAATGAGAGCAAGGTATCCGAATATCAGGGTGACTGCAATTATTCCTACAATTTCCATTTATTCTCCAAACAACAAAAGGGAGCCGAAGCTCCCTTTTGTCAGAAGTTTCCGGGTGCTACCTGGAAACAGTCTATGCCCATCGCACGCCACATGTCAACAACCTGCTGACGATCATCGTACACAGCCACAACATCATAGATGTCACGAATGTGCTCATCGAACAGCTCTTGCTTGACGACAGAGTCCTTACGCATGTCCCCCTCAGCACGCATGTGCAATTCTGAGAAAGGAATGTCGTAGAGTTCCAGCCAAGCGATTGTTTCATTGCGGCATGAGCCATCTCGACCGCTCATAACGATGATCTTGTATCCTGCCTTAGCATGAGCCTGAGCAGTGATGATCACCTGTCGTCGCGGATCGTCCTCGCCAACACCCTTCCAGTAGAAAGGATCACGAGTGTTCATCTCAGCAAGCGTGCCATCAATGTCAAAGAGGTAAACCTTCTCTGCACCTTCGGGACGATCGTAAGGACGAACAGCCGTAACGCTTGTGTGGAAGTCAGTGAAAACTCCACTAGACTTCATGGACTGGTGCATCTTGCGAATGACAGACTCAGGAACGTCTCGACCACCGAGTGCAGCACGAACAGTGTTTCGCTGAATTGCCGTCTCAAGTGAAACGTCAAACTGCTTAACTGAAACACTAGCACCATGGCGCTGACCGATCTTGACGAATTCCTTGATGTACTTGTGTCGAATGTTCGTGTCATCGACAACGACAGAGTAGCCCTTTGACAGAGCCCCATCCACCATTCCGTGCTCAATTCGAGTAACAAGCTCCTCGTCTACTCCGGTCTCCCGGCCAAAGAGCTGCATACGAATGTCATCACGATTGACTCGAACACCATTCGGGTTTTCCTTGAGCCACACATCATGCGCCCAAGTGCTCTTACCACAACCGGGAATTCCCCGGAGGATGAGAAGCTGCATCTTCACTCCTTCGTTCGATCTGTAACCAGACTATCGCGCCTGCCTCTGTCTGTCAACCCATCTATGAGTCCGTAAACAAAGACGCAGGTCCCGATAACGAGACCTGCTGTCAGTGCGATCACTTCTTGCCTAGGTTGTTAGGGTGCCAAGGGCACGTGGGCTGATGATTTGGAAACGGAGTTCCGCAATCCATGCAGACGAAGTTCTTTTCACTCATCAAGCATCGCCTCAAATCTGTCTTGACAAGACTGGCAGAGACCAGAGATCTTATACTCCCTCTTGGAGAGTTCGTCTCGGAAATCATTTTCTGAGACTGACGCTCCGCATCCTATTGGAAGACCAGCAAGACTTACACACTTGCCCTTGCCAACTGCTGCTTGTGCCTTCCTTCTTGCTTCATTCACCCGATAATCCATCCGATCACAAAGAATGTGACAGCGAATGCAACAGGGTGCTTAGCAATAAACTCGTTCATTATGCTCCCTCTCCGAAGGCAGCCATGTTGCCTATTAGGGTTTCTGTGGGGTTGTTGTAGTGATTGTACTTGCGCCGGGCCTCTTCGATATCGAAAGCGAAATTCATTGCTCGATATCCGTTGGCGGCATTCGGAATCTCTTCTTTAGTCTCCTGAATCATTCGGAGACTTCTTTGTGCGCGCTCAAGATCTTCGATCATCATAAGGTACAGCCGAGCACGCTTCTTGCAAAGGTGCTCGGCCAGTGACCTACGACGAGGATCTTTACGCCATTCCTCGTTAGCCCGCATTGGTAGGGTGTACGTCCTCTCGCTTGGCTTCCGGCCTGATCTGCTTCCAGATTAGCTCATTGATGCTCTTCCCGTCAAGCAGGTTGAACATGTGAGACCTGTAGAGATCAATTCGGTTTGCAGCCATTGCGAAATCACGTCGCGTGAAGCCCTCGCCCAGAGAAGTTAGAAGGTTCTGGTAGATACCATAAACCTCAACCTCAATGCGCTCGTAGTCCTCAAGGAGCTTGCCACCAACGTCCTTGACAAATCCGTGGAACTCGTCAGGCAGTGCCTCACAAATCTCAAGAATCGTCTTGCCCTCGGTAAGCTGACTCCATACGGAACGCTCTGAAAGCATGGAGATCATGCGGTGCAGCTCAACGTAATCTGCCTGCTTGATCTTGACCATCTTGTTGCCAGAGCGGACTACGAAACCCTCTGCGTTCTTCCTGTACTGCGCTCCAGACGCCTCACGCAATGAGCTGTAATTGAAGACCTCCGTCACCGGCCCGTCCCAATCTACAATTGCCTGAGCCTCCAGAGGACCACAAACGTAACCGTATTCCTTGTGAACCGCACCCAGAAGAATCAGGTCGTCCATTGAACCGTAGTCCAGAACAATCCTGTTCTCAGGGTAAACGATCTCGAAGATAAATGTGTAGTCTGAGACGAACTGAATGTGGCTGTAGCGCTCGTTAAGAATACGAGTACCGTGGATTGCCTGATCTGACATGAATGATCCACGAGTAGCAATCGCCAACTGACCACCATAGGAGTACAGGACTCCCATTGATCCGTCCTTCTTGTCCGTAACCTCAACCGGAGCGTCCCAGTCAAGTTGTGCGGACTGAGAATCACCCAAGTTGAAGAACTTCATGAAAGGACGAGCAATCAAGTTGCCGTCGAGATCAACGATCAACCCACGACAGTTAAGCGTGCAGTCGTTCCACTTTCCAGCGAACTGAGTCTTCTCAGAGTAGTTGAGAATCTTGAGAGGCAGGACCGGATGAAACTGCGCCCGGACATAGCCCTCTGAGATCATCTCGTCAAGCAACTCCTGTGAGAAGATCTTGGTGAACTTCATCGGTCCTCCAGGTTAGTAGTTTTCTGGATGCTGCCATTCGTGATCAGCGGCATCCAAGCAATGTCTGATGGAGCAACTTGATCCATCTTCTAGTGACACTGTATCACCATCGGGCCAGATCTTCAAGACCTTTAGGTGAAGGAAGCGACAGTCACAGACTGTATCGCCAACTTTAATGCCTAGAGACTTCACAGCTTTGTTTCTCTTGCCAACCTTTGAGCATAACTCAAAGGGGAGAAGGAGCCTGTAGACATGAACATCTGCTTGCCCCGCCGCTTAAAAAGCATGTATGTGCTGTGACCATGCGTGCCAACATCCCAGATTTCAAATCCGTTGACAGTCTCTACATATTCACCCTTAGACTTTGCACGCATCTCATCGAAGATGTCAACTGTGCGAAGACCAGCACTCATTTATATCCCAATCGATTGGCAAGGCGCTGACTCTTCGTTCCGCCTCGCGGTCCATTAATCCATACAGAAGCAAAATCGGCCGGAACAAGACGCCTGCCGATGCGCTTCTCAACGTGCTCTACACAGAGCATACCCTTGTGTCCAAGCCCTGTCAAGGACCAGACATCGTTGATCAGAAAGAAGTGTTCGCCAATCCTACCAGTGTCAACACCGCAGTCAAGACAAAGCCACTTCTTACGGCTGTTCTTGTTACCGGCCAATTTTACACCTTCTTAACAGTTAGTTCGAATACGAAGTATCCGCCATCCGTCTTCTCATTGATCTCTGCACACTTCTTCTTTGTTTCTTCCTTGCTGGAGAAACGAAAATCGCTACGAAGTGCGCGAGACTCATCTTTGGCAATTGCGTAAAAAATCATCCGCTCACCTTAATGACAAAGATCTTGAGTTGAAGATCAGGGTTTTCTTCCCTGGCTCTTTCTAGATATGGAACCAGAGTCTTATGCTCTGGCCAGAATGGTTGATTTGTGTACTTGCCTGTGTAGCAGTTTTTGATAGCTTCTGCTTGATCACAGGCAATAGCGTACATCTTAAGCTGCATCAGTTGCCCCAGTTGTAGTCATCTTCCCACTTGCGCTCAACGAAGTCGAAGTCCTCGCGGCTGATGGGGAAGTAGAACTCCTTGCTGCACTTGAGGCACTTGTAGCCGTGACGCCAAGTGTACTTGTTGTAAAGGGCGAGAGTGTGCTTACGTCCTTCCTTGCCCTTGCACCACTTGCGAGTGTTCTTCTTCTTAGCCTTGCCAACCTTCTCCCGCTCGACAAAGTTGCGAGCGCTGCGACGAGTCGCCTTGCTCATGTTCCACTTGTCGGTGCCGCGTTCCTTGATGGTAGCCATACATCACATCCTAGTTGTTGTAGTGTAGCTTGTCAAGCTACTTAACCAGGGTCATAGTTTATAATCATAGTGGACCCCAGAGGGATTCGAACCCTCCCCTTTGCTTATGTTCTCAACCCGTCGGTTGCACAAGCCTGGTGCCGCATGGAGTCTAACGGGCGGCAGCGCTACCGTAGACCGCTAGTGACTCTTTGGGGCCATGCTTATGACAGCTAGTCTACTAGAGACCTATAGGGGCTGTCAACTCCTTTTTTATCAACCTTCTACTACTGGACCAGATGGCTGCTCTGGCTCTGGAGTAGGTTCCTCGGCTGGCTTTGCAACCTCGTTAAGACGTGCAGTTTCTGCACTGATCTCGTCGGCTGCTGTCTGAGCGTTTGCAAGTGCGGCATCTGTTGCAGCCTGCGCATCTGCAAGAGCCTGGTTCTGCGCTACGTCCTCTGCATCTTCGGCTGCTGCAAGATCTGCTGCTGCCTGACGCTCGGCTGCTAGTGCATCCTGTGCCTCTCTAACGGCATCCGTTAGTGGACCAACAAGAGCATCTACACGTGCGCTAACACCGCTTACTGCCTCACGGAGGTTTGCAACCTCAGTTGTTAGGTCTGCCATTCTTTCCTCCAATCCCTGCTGGCCTACGCGGATTTCCGTCAGAAGGTCAGTGAGGTATTGGTAGCCCAGATGTTCTACAAAATCCATATAATCAATCCTCCTGCCTCTGATGAATTAGGCATCTATAGTATAGCAGGAGAGAGATTATGAAGTCTAATTGATATGGCTGCTACGATGGGATTCGAACCACATGACACTCTGGCCAAGAGTTGCTTTGCCATATTAAGCTACGTAGCATTAGGGCCTTTCAGCCCATTACGATTTCAAGGTACAGACGATTGAACATTTGCTTGAACTGCTCATCGCTACATGTGCCGTCTAGACCGTCAATTGCTTCCATCACCGCCGCGCGTTTTGTATCCTCCAGAACGAGCCTGGCGACACCATGACGAAGGCGGAAATAGAATGGCTCCCCAGACTTAAGGAAGCCATCTACAATTACCGGACAGGCGTAGCAGGAGTAGTCGTAACTCTTGACAACCCTGTCAAACATCATTACCTCACTTGGTGAAGCGCTCCTTGGCAAAAGCCTCGAAGTCCTTCTTGGTGCCAAGAAAGTCCTCGAAGTTACGCTTGCCGTGGTGCAGTCGGTAGTTAGTCCTTCGGCCAACCTTGCTGGTCTCGACAAGACCGATCCAATTACCAGCAACATACAGGTTGGAGAAGTTGGAACGGTCGGTGGAACGAAGCTCGACAGCCTTAACACGCTTAGCCATTTTGGGCCTTTCAGTAAAGAGAGTGAGAAGCACGGACAGTGATCTTGTCTTCGTGCTTACGGAAGAATGCACGACTATTTGGATCGTGCGGCATTACTACAGGACTGGGAGCGAACTTTCTGACATGGTAAATCAGACGGCTTCCGTAGCCCATGTTGCGGAACTTCACTCTAGTGTAATACTGAGTGATGAAATTGTCACCCGCATTGTTTGGATATGCTAGACACCATGCAATAAGCATGTCAGTCTCAGCATCCTTGATCATGACCACCCTGGCCTGCCTTGGGAAAGCCTTCTTAGACCAGGGAAGATCATACATCATACAGCCATCATAGCGGAAGTTCAGAGACTTGCATTGGCTGTACTCTTTTTGCGTGAGATTACGCACCAGCTTGGTAACTGTTTTGGTACGCACGTTAGTCCTTTGGGTTAAGAGGTCTCGCCTCTACGAACCAATCTTGATTCAATCCGTATCCTGGCTGCTTACCAGCATACTCTTCGGCTGATTCTCTGTCAAGGAAGATCGCCTTGGGCAACTCATTCACTGAGTTCCATGAATTGGCGTCTCGATAATAAACGATGAAAGCCTCAGTCATTTCTTTGCCCTTCAATTCTTCGGATGGTTTCCATCCACTTCTTCATCAGGCTATCATAGTCCAGAGCCATTCGGCAAGCCTCCACAGTCCATAACCAGCACCACCAAGGGCACCAGCAGCGATGAGAAGAGGAAGAAAGACGCATCCTCCTACGACGATTCCCTTGGCCAGAGGCCCTTCATCGCCATAACCATTTTCGAAAGCAGATCCAACCCTGTAACCAAGGCTGTTGTGCTTGTCCGTTCCCGGAAGTCGCATCCATTTCGGCATGTTTACATCCTAGTACCAGTTGGGGGCGTTGTCAACAACCATTTGCTCTAGCCAGTCAGGAAGATCAGGATTTAGATAGCTGTGCTGAACAACAGTATCGCGTTGCTTCATACCAGCCTTCATTCTATATCCTGACACTCTCACCTTGTAGTGAGGACCGGGATTCCGATCAAGACCTACCAGCACCATGCCATAAGTGTAGCTGATCTGAACTCTAGTAACCTTGAGAGTCACAGGGCCAGTTCGCATACTCTTCTGAATGGTTCTGGCGTCTTGCTCGGTCAGATCAAAGTCTACCATGGTAGACCGTCCTGTCAAGTTCATTTTGATCCTTAAGTGGAGATGGCGGGAGTCGAACCCGCGTCCTGATGCTTCAAACAGTAGTCTATACACAGCCATGTGTCAAGCAGATACTGCGTGTGTTTATCCCCACCGGGCCAAACATTCGCAACTTTCTGTTCCTAGGCAGTTGCCGCCCGGCCATCACGCCGCTAGGGCGTAGGCAGATGCAACGTTAGAGTTGGCATTTATAGGTTTGAGGCTTTTTAATGACATCTCCTCAATGTCAGGCTGCAAACTAAAGTCATCCACCCCAGTCGAAACCAAGGCATCCCCTAGAGCCCCGAAGGGCTTACGTCACTTAAGATACTTAGTGACGAAGTTCTGAAATGATGTTGCCACAAGAGGCTCCGGTGTGTCAAGACCACCGCTATACTCAGGGAAGAGATACATCGTCTGATCGTAGAAGTCTGCAACCCAAAGCTTATGCTCATTGTCAGCAATGAAATTAAAGCTTAGGCCACCTCCTAGCTCAGAACCACCTTCCATGCCACCGGCCTCCATGATGGACTGAACGAAGATTCGCTGTCCATACATATCATCATCCCACCTGCCCTTGGCGTTGTCAAGAGCCTTTGCAATTGAAGCAGTGATGCCAGGCAAACCCCAATGTGAGTAAACCCACAGAATGCCAAGCTTCTCCTGCCCGTTGCTTCCACGCATAACTACGCCAACATTGGTGCGATCACCCATTACTTGCCCTTCTCTAGCTTACGGTTCCACTCTGCGACTGTTACCAAATCGGGAGCGTGCTCCTTGATGAACTTACGATGAAATGCCTTCGCCTTGCCTTGATCAGCTATATTGGTAAACAGATTGCATGTCTGACAAACGTACTCATTGAGGCCGCTGTTATTACCCATTTTTACCTCTCGCCGTAGGCGTCTAGATATTCTGATACTATCTTATTCCACAGTGCATCGTCAAGGGCGTTGTGCTCTCCGCCATCCTGCTTTGGTAGTGGAGGTCTTCCCTCATTGTGCCACCGCTGCTTTAGATCCATCGTATACATTGGCATGCCATCTGGCAAGTCAATCATACGTCCAAAGAGTTGGCTGACAACCACATGGTCATAGGCTCCATAGTATGCCCACAGCTCAGGCTTGTCAAACTCATGTGCCTCATCGTAGTCCAAAACGAAGTCTCTCCACAATCCAGCAATCGCTTCGTTCGGTAGCACCCTTGCATAGTCAGGATGCTGAGTGTCCCATGCGAGGCTTCCAGTGGCCGTCTGCTTTACTGGCAAATGGGCGATGACGTTCTCCCTCATCCACTCATTCTCATTTGCTCTGTTGAGCACGTAGAGGTTATTGGTGATCAGATACAGCCTCTCACCATCCTCGCGCACCGCTCCTAGACTGATGAACCTAACAGGCTCTTCCGGTCCAGTTTCATAAAATTCAGTGTCATAAAAGATCTTCAATCTTGTTCCTCATCTTTCCAGACTCCACATCTACGACATTGATCTCCGTAGTAGAAGTCGTGTTGTTTGTATTCTTTTCCGTGAAAAATGCAGGGAATCTTTGTTGCCTTTCCTCCCTCACTTTCCCACCGTTCGATTTCACACATGTTAAATCATCCCTAACATGAATTAAGGCCCCGATCATTAGATCGGGGCCAGTCTCTCTAGCCGGACTCGAACCGACAATTAGGCGTTCGTAGCACCTTGGTTTATCCAATTAGCCTATAGAGAGATGGAAGGCTTACTTAGCCTTCTTCTTGCGTGAATTCCACCAGACAAGTGCCAGTGGAAAGTAAGGCTTGGCCTTTAGGTATAGTGCCTTTGCCCTTAGCTTAAGAGTGTTCATTAAAACACATCCTTTCCAGATCCCCCAGTCAGAATCGAACTGACGATAGTATCTTACCAAGATACCGTGTTACCACTAGCACTATGGGGGCATAAAGGCCGTTCCCCTGCAACTAGGTACTAGACCGTCCTGAATTCCCATTGCCCAGTTCGGTTGCATTCTCCCTGGGTTGGTCCTCCATTGAGCCGGATATCGGTTTCGAACCGATCACCTGCTGTTTACAAGACAGCCGCTCTACACCAAATGAGCTAATCCGGCAGAGGCACTGGAGGGAATTGAACCCTCTATCGAATAGTTTTGCAGACTATCGGCAGAAGAACCATCTGCAACAGCGCCATTAACTACATTACAGGAGTTAGTCCCCGTTGTCAAGTTGATGGACTAGGTTAAAAATGAGCTGACCAGTTTCTCCAGCATTGAGAACGCCAATGCCTCTGTTGTATTCTCCAGTGGCACGAACTACATAGTCATCTGTGATGATAATGAGTTCTGCGAATCCATCATGATAGTGAAGCTCGAAAGGCTGCTTCAAGGGATTGAAGCTGTCTCCGATATAGCCTACTACTGTGAAAGGACCATTGCCCTCAATGTATTCAAAACCAATCTGCATTTTATGCTCCAGGAATGATGTCTTTGTTTTCAGGGCAGTAAGCAGCAATTGATGCGCCTACATAGTAGCTAGTATCACTTGGGGTGAATCCTAGCGCCGGGCGTGTTTTGCTAACTACAACTAGGAAATTTTGTTCTTCCTTTGCTATATTGCAAACAGCCTTAGCAGACTCAATCAATTGACCATCAGACATGTCTCTACTTGCTGTGATCTCTTGTCTCACAGTCTTGAGAAAAGCCTTGTCTTTAGTAGAGAAGTCTGATTCCCCACGACTACATGCTACTACACTCAGTAGCATGATCGCAAGACTACTTGCTACCCTTCTTTTTCCCATTCTTCTTGGCTTCCTTCTTGATGCTCTTTAGGGCATCCTCGTATTTGTCGTAAATAGCGAGGGTTTCTTCTGCCCATTCTGCTACAGCATCACGAAGTTCCTTGACCTTCTTGCGCCGGGCATTTATTTCCTTCTGGCGCTCAGAGATCTCGTCCAGAGAAGTTGTACCGAAGTAGAGATATCGAACATCAAACTCTAGATAAGCCTTGTTTGAACAGTCTGAAATTGTGAACTGAGTGTTCACACAGATCTTACGATCATCCTTGGTGAACTCAGTAGCGAACTTGTACCAACCGTCATCACGGCTGTCTACGGGATTGAGAAAACCCTGCCTGCCCCACTTGTCTTCCATGTTTGTTCCAATGTTAGAGGGACGTGTAGAGGGTGACGTACGGGAGTCGAACCCGCCAAACCTTGGGTCACAACCAAGTGCCTTAACCGCTCGGCTTACGTCACAGTGCATGTAGTTGGATTCGAACCAACAAGGTAGGGCTTTACAGGCCCGCCTAGCTTATCCCTGGCTTACATGCATAGGCAGCTTTTCCAGAGGAGCTGCTACAACCTCTTCTTTCTATTATACTGTACGTGCATGAGGTCAGATTCGAACTGACTCACCCGAAGGAATGGTTTTACAGACCACCGCGTCTCTCCAACTTCGCCGCTCATGCTTAGGCCCGAAGGCCGTTTATCAGTAGTTCTGGAACAGACAGGCATGCCATCTGCTCTTGATCTTATGAGGCTTGAAGATATAATTCTTACGCTTGAATTCCGCTACTGCTCCCTTTGACATATTCTGTCGAAGTTCTACACAGATTTCCCAAGCATGTTCTTCACTGTTAGCCTCGCCAAGATCCTTGACGAAGCGTTGTGGCATAGCACCTCACTTCTTTGCAGTCTTGCCTGTCTTAACAGGCTTACCGGTCATGATCTTGCGCCCGCGCTCTTTGCGCTGTTCGGCATTCTCTCGAATGCCATCAGGGCGACTCATTGGTCCTGGCATTTGCACCTCCTTCTACTTTTAACGGTAGAAGGAGTTTAGTCGTATCGCATCGGTATGATGCTTCCTTTCACTATCACGTGGGGGCGGACCCTGATTCGAACAGGAATACGAGATTATGAGCCTCGCGTGATACCGTTTCACTAATCCGCTTTGTAGCTCAGCCGGGACTCGAACCCGAAATACTTCGTTATGAGCGAAGCGTGATAGCCAGTTTCACTACCGAGCCATTGTGTGGGTACGTTCACTCTACCACACTACCCAGCTTCCCTGAACGCCACCGGGCCATTCGGCCAAGTATGAGCTGGTTTGTAGTAACTACTCTACAGGATCAAGCAGGGCTTGTCAAATCAGACGACTAGACCAACCTGACGCATTGCGTCAATCGCTGACGGAACTTCCTCCGTCATCGCCTTGTTGAAATCGTCATCGCTGACACGAGAAGCGTCACGGATGTGCTGAGTGTCCACGTTGTCAAAGAGACGGCGGCCAGGCTCGTGCTTCTCAAGGTCGTCCAGATAGTCAACGAAACGCTTACCGAACGGATCATCACCGACAAGAACAATCTTGATGAAGATCGGGTATTCGCTCATCTGAGAAACCAGCTCAATCACAGCCTTCTGATCGTTAGGCGCACCATCGGTGACAATGAACAGATAAACAGGATTGTCCGCACCCTTAGCAACCTCAAAAGCCTCTCGAAGACCGGCTGCAAGGTCAGTGCCTCCCCAGCATCCCCAGCTTGATGCACAACCCATGACATTTGTCAGGTCGATTTCACCATGCCACTGGAAGCCATTGGCAAATCCGCCAACAGGTGCCATGCCATCAGCATCCACACCGGCAGTCCATGCAAGCACTCGTTCGGTGATTGCCTGAACAGTACCATTGGCGAACATGTAGTCCATTGAGTAGGACTCATCCACCAGACCAATTACATCGAATCGACTTGCAACGCCAGCGTCCTTCTGGAGCTTGACGGCGCTTTCGACCTTCTTCTCGAAGCTGACACCATTCTGCTTGATCAGGCTGACATTCGCAGCAGGCTGACCAGAAACAATCGGCGTAAGGGTTACTGTCTTCTTCGCTGAGAGATTCTTAGCCGGAACGAAGGTCGGCTTAATCTTACGGGAAAGGAATCCCATGGTGCTCCTTGTTTAGGATTGGATATTAGAAAGAGAGAGCATCACCACTCGCATCCCACCGGCTTGTTGGTTAGCAGGCATCCCCTGTTTATCCCTCATCCGCCTAAGCCTTGTCCGTGTGCTCTCTCTTATAATATGACATGCCATTCTGGCTATGTCAAGAACCTCTTGGAGAGGTTGCCCCTCTGGAGGGATTCGAACCCCCAACCAACGACTTCGAAGACCGCTGCGCTATCCGTTGCGCCACAGAGGGAAGCTAGAAGTAACTGTACTCCTAGATGGTGTTGCTGTCAAACAGGTTTTACATGATTTTCGTGAACGTAGTAGGTGCCTGAATTTGTCCTAACAATGTAGGTCTTACCAGCCTTACCTTCTATTATGCCCGACTTACCCTTATTCGGGCCTTCCGTTATCTTGACTATATCACCATTCTTCACGTGATTCCTCTCGGACTCGAACCGAGGACCACAACAGATTAAAAGTCTGGTGCTCTACCAACTGAGCTAAGGAATCATAGGGCCTCAGCCACCAAACTGGCGCTTTAGCTCCCTGTTACGGAATTGCATATCTCCATGACCACTGACGTTAACATTTACATGATTGGCGTCAACGATCTTACTGACAGTTCCACTATACTTGTTGTCGTTGGACTTTACTTTGTCCCCGACCTTCCATACCTTGTTGTTAGCCATAGCTCCCCAGAGAATTGAATTAATGTTGGCTGGTGGTCTCATCCCTTGTGCCTACTACAATCGCCACACTGTAGCGGTACTCCCACCTGGCGGCCCTTCCCTTGTCTGCGCCGCTTCTATGCCGGACTAGCTTACACAGGCTTCTGGGCTAGTCGTGGGGCGTATGCTTGCCTGCTTCCAAACGTGATCCAGGTGAGACTCGAACTCACATTCACAAGGGTTAAGAGCCCATTGCACGGCCAATTGTGCGACTGGATCATAAGAGAGAGGCTAGACAGCGCACCGCATAATGGTGCCGCCTTTTCCTACTCAATTACACCATGTTGTTTCACCAGAGGGAATCGAACCCCAACATGATTGAGCAAGTTTGCAACCTTGCTTTGTACTCCGACACGGACTCGAACCGTGGACCTGATGATTAAGAGTCAACTGCTCTACCAACTGAGCTACCGGAGCTGGTTGCTGCAAGGTACCTTACAGCGAATAGAGGCTTAGCGCATAGCGCGTCAGTTCCTCGGGAAATAATCGATGGCTTCAAGTTACCAGCTCGTTGCCATCTACAGACCATGCTAGCACATGTGGTGTGTCTGCTGCAAGGGGTGTGTACGGGCTATTACCTTGCACCCAATATCAGCCTGCTAGAGCTGACCCGCATGGTTACTATCACCTCTGTGAAGAACCATTAAAAGAGTGGAGAAGATGGGACTCGAACCCACAACCTTCTGCATGCCATGCAGATGCTCTTCCAATTGAGCTACAACCCCATAACCCCGAAGGGCTTATTCTACTTCCAACTCACGAATTTCAAGGTAGCTGTCGCCCATCTTTTCGAGCGCCTTCTTTGCCTTGTCTTCCGTAGAGTATGTACCCTTGATCACCTCTCCAGAGTACCAGCCACATCCGCACTCTTCGGTGATAACCCAAACCTTCATTTGACCTCCAGTGTAGTGTGCTTCAAGACGCTCACCTTCGATCTGTTAACTACTCTACCCTCACCGGGCCGATCTGTCAACGTGTCCCCACCCGGATTCGAACCGGAATCTGTTGCTTAGGAGGCAACCGTTCTGTCCATTAAACTATGGAGACTAGGCCCGAAGGCCGACGATCAACGAATGCTTCGACGCTCGAATACGCCGAACTTCTTGTTGCCAGGCACGCTCTCAACCTTAACCCCAGTTGAGGAAATGAATGAGATCTGGTAGTTATTCTTCTGAATCGGGTCTCGCTTAGCCTCTGAGACCTGACCAAGAACAGTCATGTCACCAGGGCGAAGGGCTGACGCCTTCTTCTCACCGGGCTTCATAGGCTTGTTCTTCATATCCTTACCCTGTGCGTAAAGATACTTTACACCAGCCTTGAATGCAGGATAGCCCTTTTCCTTTGAGAACTTCCATGCTGCCTCAGCGGCAATCTTCTTCCATGACTTACCAGAAGCGGCCTCAGCCTCAGCCTCGCCCGCAATCTCCTTGGCAATGTCGTCTTCGATGCTCAATTTTTATCCCTTGTTAGTCCGAACGATCTTATACTTTTTCAGGTAAACGTTCTCGCTCTGTTCAGCAATCGTTAGCTGAACAGTCTTGTTAGTCCATAGTAGCTGGTTCGCAACGATTCGTCCATACGTCGTTACGTCGCCAGGCTTTAGACTCTTAGCAAACTTAAGCATATACGGCTCCTTTAATTGTGTACTAAAGGATACCATACTTTTGCCTCGCTCGCTTAGTTACTACTCTACTAGAGGCAGGGAGTGCTGTCAACATCTTCTGCACCGGGCCTCTAACTGCCAAAAGCCGCCCCGAAGGGCGGCATGACATTACTTGTTAGTGACGGTAAACGGAACCTGACCACCATTGCAATTAAAGCCAGGCGGAAGATGTCCGTTCTTCTTGACATCCCACTTGTCCATCATGGTCAGACACTTGTCTGACTGACCATACTGAGACAGAGTACCAGCCTTCTCCTTGATCTTCAAGGTCTCAGCATCGATCTTTGCACGCTCCTGCTCTGCACGAGCACGCTCAATATCGTTGTTGGCCTGAACAATCTTGTCCAGAGAAGCCTGAGTGCGGTCGTCAAGCTTGATGTCCTTAATGCTGATGGAGTCGATCTTAATACCATCATCAGTAAGGGTCTTGGCTAGATCCCTCTCAACAGCTCCAGTGATCTCACGAACATTCTCACGAGCCTCATTCGGAGTATAGTCGGTAAGCACAGCTCGGAATGAATCCTTTACTGAGGAACGCACAAGCTGCTCCTGAACATTGTCAAAAGTCTTGTACTTGTTCCAAAGCTTACCAGCGGAAGCCTCATCGATCTTCCAGCGAGGGGTTGCGAAGACTACACCACGACCGCCGCCCTTAAAGGTAACAGGTGCTCCATCGGACCACTTTTCACCATCAAGATCGAGGTACTGAATGCGGGTAGTAAAGTCTTCGTGCTCTGTCCAAGGAGCCGTAAGCTGGAAACCACTGTCAAGTGTTCCCTGGTATCGATTAAATGAGGTCTGGATACCGACGCTACGACTATCGACGCTAGTGATGGACCAGATTAGTGATACAGCACCTAGCACCGCTACGCCACCAACAGCTACTAGTACACCTAGCTTATCCTTAGTGAACAGATAACCTGCTGCGCCGCCAAGGATAATTACCACCATGATGATGGCGAATACCAGATATGCCATTTGTTTCCTTTGTTAGCCATTGTTGGAGCTGACCTAGCAGGACTCGAACCTGCACCAGATTGGGTAACAACCAACCGCTCTGCCAATTAAGCTATAGGCCATAGTCGGATGCAGCACTCCCCGTTTGAGCCGGGTCTCTTGCTCTAAGCTGTCCGTCAGCTTCTTTTACTCTAGCACGATTGTACTCAACGTCTTCCTCTTGTACAAGTACAGCCGCTAAACTGTTCTTCATCTTCGACGCCGGGATTTGAAAAGACGTAAAACCCCTTCGATCTTAGAGTCTACGTGCCGTGAGTTAAGTCAGTCAGGAATAACGATCCATTGTGGCTTCTGGAGAGCCCATTGCCCTTCGTCAATCTTAAACCAAACCCAGATTTCGTTATTCACTACTACAGCCTCTTCTCGATAGAGGCCCTTCCAGGTAGGAACACCTTCGATATTAAGAAGCCACGCTTCGATCTCGTTCATGTTTCCATCCTAGTGTGTGATAGCTAGTGTGTCAAGTGGTTGGCCGTAGCAGGGCTTGTCTCCCTGTTTCGCATCTACTCTCACGTAAGCCTGTTCTAGAATACTTACGTTACCATCCATGCATATCCTTGCCCAAGGTAGCTATCTCCTCAAGCTTTGGCGGCCAGCTCCCACGGCTGGAGTCGAACCAGCGACCGGCAGATTAACAGTCTGCTACACCGAGCCACACAGGTGTATCGTGGGAATAGCCCTTTCGGGCACTTACTAGTTGAGACTGGTTAGTCTCTTCAATGCTTGTATAAAAGCATTTGTTTCTGTCAATTCTACCGCATAGGCGCGAGTCTCAATGCGATCATCACGCTGATTGGCTTCTGACATCTTCCTCTTTGCTAGCTTAGCTTTGTTCTCCAGCATAGCAAGCAGCTTAGTTCTTGTCAAGAGAACAGATCACCGATCCCGTCGAAGATGTCACCAATGGCATCAACAATACCCTTGCCACCGGACTTCTTTCCACTGGTAACTACTCTAGCAGGTCGGCAGCTCTTGCACAAGACCTTCTCCATGCCAGTCTTTCCAAAATCACTGACAGGCTTATCCTTCTTACAGCCCAGGCAGTTCTTCTTCATATCGCTGGTCCATTCCAACGTAGGTAAGATCACCAGGAGTGACCTTCTGTGGTAGTCTACCATCTTCAAACAGGTGAACGCCAGCACGCTTGTATACTTCATCAGCTAGCTGAGAGCAGATCATATGCTTGGTAGATGTGACATAGTTCTCTAGCCACTTCCAATTGAAACCAAATCGTTCCAGAGCTAGAGCAACATAGTCAAGAAAGCTGTAAGGCGTTCCTACGAGCTGTCTAGCTTCCTCTACAATACGTGCTCGCTGCTCTGCTGTCAACTTGATGTCAAGGTAGGCTGCGCGTGGGCTGCCATACTTCATAGTTCCAGCATACTTGTCCACTGGACTGATGATGGCTCCGCCAGGCATAGCTTCGATGATCTCGTTGTTGTCCAATACGACAAACACATGAGTGTATCGGCTTGCGTCTCTAATGATAAATTGCCCTAGACCTACTAGGATGCCTGTGAGACCACCAATACGAGTGAGCCCAATGTCACCGGGCTTTGGTGTGTACTTCTTTGGTGTAGTCATAACAACTATTGTAGCATAAAAAGAAACCCTATTCACAAGGAATAGGGTGGTTTATGTACTCCAGGTCGGATTTGAACCGACATCCACACGGATTAAGAGTCCGTTGCACGACCAGATTGTGCGACTGGAGCAAGCGCTGGTCCCTAACCCTCGGGCAAGGATACGATGGGGTTCGTATCGGCCAGCCAATTCTGTTACAGCAGCGTCATGATAAGCCATGCTGCAAGAACTACTAGAATCACTACTACGAGCACTCGTTCTACACTCATGTTAACACCTCCTGCGCAGGAAGTTGTGGACAATGGGGGACTCGAACCCCCTCTATCTGCTTGCAAAACAGACGTGCTACCATTAACACTAATCGCCCATTGGCCTTCCGGCCTCATTGTGCCTCTGCAACCTTACAGGCTTCGCAGCTTGGCATTGGTACTACTGTATCAGGTCCAACTTCTACTGTCAACTCTGTAGTTGCTGGTTCTGGACAGAATGTACACTTAAGCAAGAACTCTACATCTTGAACCATGTTAGAGATCATATTGAAATCAAGACTCAAGGATCTCAACCTCTACGTCTTTGACATCTAGTCCGCAAAACTCGCCAACATCAAATGCATCGCGGACAGCTTCTCTTGCATCTGACTCATCGGGTGCTTCCACTGTAACCAATAGGCTTACAGCTACTTCGTATGTATTCATGGCTCCATTGTATCACCATCTAGGTCGGCGTCAATCTCCGCCGCCTTCATGTGGACATAGAGATCATAGTTGTATTCACGAAGAACATCCCAGTTAATCTTCACTAGAGCTTCGCCATTTGACTCTACGCCATGATGCTCAATCACACCGGCCAGAAAAAGCTCAGTCATCGTTACAGGCATGCTGCCTCCAATGTAGAAAGTACCCCGGACAGGAATCGAACCTGCCTATAACTGTTTAGAAGACAGCCGCGTTATCCACTACGCTACCGGGGCAAGAGTCCCGCAGACGAGAATCGAACTCGCGCCACAACCTTGGCAAGGTCGCATGATACCATTTCACCACTGCGGATTACTGAATAAGCCTATGCGCCATACACCAACCTAGGTAACACGGAATCGAACCGTTCCTGGCTTATTCATTGTGGTCCCCCTCAGAATCGAACTGAGATATCTCGGGCTTCAACCGAGTGCATTACCATCTCTGCCAAAGGACCAAACACGGTTTAATTATGAGGAAAACCGTGAAAAACTCTCACCTTATTGGTAGACGGACCTAGCTAGGCACCTTTCCCGAATGCCCTTCGGGCCTGCGCAAGCCCTAGGGGACCTACATCGGATCGTCATCTCAGGCTAGCGGAGTGACGGGACTCGAACCCGCAACTGCTACTCTGATATCTACTAAGGTAAGACCTGCCTTTAGCTCAGCAGCACTTCCCGTTCGACATTGCATTTCGCGGTTTTGCCAATTAAACTACACTCCTCATATCAGGAGCGACCTGATATGCATTTGATGATATCGCGTTTACCATCAAAGTAGGCCCGGTGAGACTCGAACTCACAATCCTTTCGGCATTAGTTCCTAAGACTAACGTGTATACCATTCCACCACGAGCCCATCAATTCTTACGTACGCCCGGTCGGATTCGAACCGACACTACCAAGGGTCTAAGCCTTGTGCCTCCTGCCGTTGGGCTACGAGCGCATACGATGAATATATCATCTGTGGATCTGGTGGGAGTCGAACCCACTATCCGTTACCGGTCCATTGTCGGCTTTCAGTAACGTCACACCTGTCAGACCCAAACTTAACGGAGAATCCGGATTCGACCCCGGCACCGGGCTGGTTAGACCCACATGTAAAACGTTCCTACTGAGTGACCAACTTTTCGGAACTTTTAATTCTCCTGCGTACGGGTGAGAGGACTCGAACCTCCGATTACCTGCTTGTAAGGCAGGAGCCTTTGCCGCTAGACGACACCCGCATAAGCCGTGTTCCTGCATGTACACTACAGGATTTTCTCCTAAAGAGTTTGTTGCGTCACGGCCCACGTACCCCGTGTCGGATTCGAACCGACGTTCACACGGATTGAAAGTCCGGTATCCTAAACCACTAGACCAACGGGGCATTGCCCTTACGGGCTGTCAGATACACTGACCAGATTCATAACGCTCACCATCACACATGAAGTAGTCAGAGTGATCGTCGTGAATCTCTTCTGCGAATGGATCAGGACCCCATGTCGGAATCCCATCACAAACCATGCTGTAATCGTACCGAGTAATTGAGCGATCCTTGTATGCGTGTGGCGGACAAGCGTACTTCTCACACCGTTCGCACTTCGGGAACTGCTTGATGTACTCGATGTACTCCATCGTATCCATTGTGCCTCCTCTTGTCAACTTCTTATGTGACTTCGTGAGGATTTACTCTGGCTTACTTGTACTACTGTAGCTTGGTTCTGGTAGTCTGTCAAGTGGCTTCCTGCACTCCGGACCACCGGGCGCGTTTACCCACTCCATATTCTTAGAAACACAAGCTTTCATCTTGCTTGTTTCATTGCTCTCAGTGATACATCCCATTAACAGGAAGCTTGAAAGTAGTGCGCCGATAATTCCTGAAAGAATGGCCACTACTATTCTTGCTTCTATTTGGGTTGGTATCTTTGCTGGCACGTACCCCGAACGGGATTTGAACCCGTGTTCTCCAGATTGAGAGTCTGGCGGATTTGACCGGACTATCCTACCGGGGCATGAACGGATTAAAGCGCTCCGTCCTGCGCTGTATAGCTAGTCTATCGTAGTCCTCAAGCTCTGTCAACTCAAGGTAGTGGGTTGTCAGGAATCTCCGCAGGAGACTGACCAATGTCACGCCCAAGTGTCTGCGGAAGAACTGTTCCATCAGCAGATCCAGGAATGTACTGCCCCACCTTGTTCTGCCCTGCGTCTAGGAAGATTTCAGCCTCATAAACGTCGTAAGGCAGGTCACCAGCGTTTGTTTCATACTCTGGTGGCTCACCAACTAGGGAGAACTGAACAACAATGTTGTTTGTCTCTGAGTTGTAGTAGAACTGAGAAATCTGGTAGTAAGCCATGCTTCACCTCTCTTTCATTAGCCATTATATATGACTAATGATTATGAAAGAGGATCAGTCACTTTCGAGTGTGAGATAGAAAACCTTCTTATTCTCATCATCGTCAGTAACGGTGACCTTCAATGTTTCACCGTCGTGGCTTGCCCCCACATAACACTCTAGACCATCGTTCCAGTCTCCGTCAACATGACTGGTCAGAACGTCTAGGATGCGTTCAGCATCGATCTTATCAACAGACATTTAGCTCCTCAGTAACCACACTCGTAATATTCTACCTCGAATCCTTCTGTGGTAGCAACAACTTGCGCAGGATCACCAAAATTGGTGTTCATCCACACATCATGTGCGCCAGAAGTTACCACACCTTCGAAGTCTCCAAGTAGCTTAGAGATTTCAGTAGTGTCGAGTCCACCGACTTCATAGACTCTACTACCATTACGGTAATCTCTTTCACCGGCCTCGTTACGATATTCATACAGATCGTATTCTGAAAGCCAGGTTCCCTCTTCGTCTTCGCCTAGATAATCTCCAGACTCAAGCTCAAGTTCGGCTTCCTCATCGATCTTAGGAAAACCAGTAAGTCTAACTTCTGGAGAGTGACCATCAAAGGTGCAGGGTTCTCCATCATTAAAGCCTGGTGTGTACTGAGACCAGCGTACTGCGACTACGTTAGGATGCGCAAGAACGGCATCCATAGCCTCAACGAATTCTCGATGGATCTCGCTGCTCAACCATGTGACTTGAGGCATACTGACGATCACCTGTGATAGGGCGTCCGGTTACTTCTTCTCTTTCGCTCATTTAGCATCCTTAACTACATTGTTTAGAACGTCCTCGCGTCCTAGGAACTTCTTAATCTTTCCACCCATCCATGTCTTGAGAGTCATGCACTCCAACCAGTCAGCAAGGCTAGGGATACGTCCTAGATCCTCGAAGACGTGCTGCTCTGCAATTTCTCTAACAGGAACCTGATGGGAGCCCGTGCCGTTTTTCTTCATTACTGTGATGGTCGGTCCAAAGACTCGTTCAGCCTCCCAGCACCCTTCGGTGTGATGTCGTAGAGCCCGGTGACGAGCATCACCAAAATGTGCCTTTGATCCGTCAATCCATTCGTGGATTGCTAGATAATCTTCTGGCTTTCCGCCCCACTTACGAGAGCTGCTTACAGCATGAAACCAGCTATTAGACATCAGTCCTCCAGCTTATAGAACTTTCGTTGGTGCCACGGAGTGGCTACCGTTCTTCTACCATACTTTGACTTAGGCCCGTTGTCAACACGAATAGAAATTACACCTGAGTCACTACTGATCTTAACAATAGTGCCAGTGTCCAGTATTCCTCCGTTTGAATTTCCACCGCGCGGCCTAGCGAAAATGACTTTATCGCCCACATTAAGCAGGCGACCAGTCATGTCAGTAAACGTTTGCATATCCTCTGTTTACGACCTTTGAAATTGTAGTTGCGGAAACACCATACTGTTCAGCAATCTCGACATACGGAGTATTCCATTCAGCAAGAAGCTTGACCTCAGTCACCTGAGAATCTGTCAGCTTTCTTAGCTGAACAGTCTTTGACCGGAGTGTTCGACCTTCGTCAAAGTTGTTTGTCTTCCGTCTGGCCATCGATAGCCTACAGTCTCGGCACCACTTGTAGAACTTGGCAGGATTAGTGATCTGCCTGCCAAACTCATCAAGTTCCTTTTCATTACCGCAGATTGGGCATTCCTTCATTTGGCACCTTTACTACGATTGCTGACCACTTGCTTCCATCCCACTCTACATCAAGACCAAGGGACTTGGCAACCTCTGCGAACTTCTCGCCGCCGCCATTTCCATGATAGACATAGATGTGAGGAACAGGATTGCGAGTGTCAGCGTAAATAACTGAATCGCCCGCAAACCTCAACCTTGAACCCTGACCAGCGTATGTGTAAACATACGGGTCGGAGTCAGAATCCATTCCTAGCTTTTCCCTACCAATGCAGCCTCGACAGCATTCCTGAACCTGCATCTTAGCAGCAACGCTTTCCTTACGAACATTCTTGAAAGCCTGCTTGAACTTCTGTTCAAATGTCACTTAAGCCTCCGCTTAGTGCTGTCCATGGCTGACTCAAATCGACCAAAGGCAGGGGTGTCGCCAAAGATCTCAAAGAAATGAGACTTCTTGATAATTCCCGTTGTAGTACGCTTGCTCACTCGAAGCTGATACTTAATTGCCAGCATAGCAATCTCATCCGCAAGCTTCATTGAGCCAGGAAATCGATACGTTCGAGTTTCGTAATTCACTGTTCCCCCAGTTTGGAGTAGAGTTCTCTGATGTATGGGCACATATGCCCTACATTGACATTGTACTTAGTCTTACAATAGCCGCAAGTAGACTCTTCTGTCGCCGGGCGTTCCTTGACAGACCTACGAAAGATCATGTGGAACAGACTGGAGAGCGTTACTCCTGGCTCGTCCTCTTTCATGTCTCTAAGCTATCGCATCTGGCTCAGCTTGTCAACGTAGGAAGTTCACGTACACCAGGATGATGAGAGTGACAGATGCAATAATCATCTGAAAGACACTCGTCACAGTTCTTACTAGCTCTGCCTTTGATCTTGCTAGCTTTAATTGCTTTCGTTCTTCTTTACTAATCATCTGTCAAGTATAGCAAAAAACCCCTCCGAAGAAGGGGCTTTGCTCACGCCTCCTTATTGAAAAGCGCAAATGCTTCATTAATTGCCTGATTAACGAGACCAGTATCCGCACCAAGCTCTAGTGCTCTAGCTGCTGCATCCTTAACAGCAACAATGGCAAGAGATCTTTCGTACTTTTCTCTATACATCTCGGCAACGTCTTCAATTCTGCTGATTTCTACTTACCTCCTCACATAGTTTAATAAAGTATGAGGCATCGAAATCACTCTTCATCCTATTGATATCTGGATGAACCCATTGGATATTTCCTGGAATGTAACCCTTGCTATTATCAATCCTGTCAAGAGAGGTGTCTACACCATGCTTGAGCTGTCTTCCAGTATACGCACACTTACCATCTTGGGATATCCAAAGATCCCATAGTTGTTCAGGTGTAACATCCCACTCGATTCCGCGCTTCTTTGCTCCATAGGCGTACTGACCCAACCATACACCAGTCAGCTCTTTGTACCCCTTCCACCGGCCGCTATTTTCTCCAACGTTACAGCCGATACATCTGATAGACCTCTTCAAATGGGAGTAAGTAGATGGGCCAGAGACTCGCCCACAATTTATACATTCCCAGGTCCATGCATGATGGCGATGCTTATTCATGCCAGCATACGCCACGAGTCTCTTTCCGGCGACTTCTTCGCCCGCCTTATGACCACCAAAAAACCCATCCATATGATAAGGATACCATACAGATGGGTTTTCGGCAATTCTCAGAGATCAGATGCGACCCGCAGAGAAGTCAGCGAGCACACGAGGTGCATTGCTGTCGAACCCTACGAAATCCATCATCCCTCGGTCGGAACTATCAGCAATAGTGAATGGAGTTGAAGCGACTCCTAGAACAGCAAGTCGTGCATCAATACCTGTGCTCTTACGATAGTTCTTGAGAGCCTGGAATGGGTGAATCTTGCCAGCCCACGTCTCGTTATCAGTGATAACAACGAAGGTGTCAACTTCCACACCATTCTCAAGAGCCCACGTCATTGGCAGTGAGCAGTCTGTGCCTCCCCAGTTTACCGCACGCATTGCACTCATTGCCTGAGCAAGAGAGCTGCGACCAGTAATCTTTAGTTCAGCCATACCGCTATCACGCCAGTTGTATCCCTGTGAAGAGAAACCACGGATGATGTGAGCTGGCTCAGTACGAGCAATGGTCATTGCCATAGCACCAGCAACCTGCGCACAGCTTAGGTCGAGACCCATAGCCTGTGTGCTCATTGAACCGGAACAGTCGATGGCTAGCATCGTCCTCTTACCGGCTGGCTCAATGGTCTTGAATGACTTGTGGAACGCCTCATCGATTGCATCGACAATAACGGCCTCAGTCTCCCAGTTCTTTACACGTCCGCCCCAGATGTTCTTTCGATCCACCTGGCCTTCTGCGTAAACAACGGCAGCGTTAAGGAAGTTAATTGGGTGCAGTCGAGACTGACGAATCATTTCCTCATTCGCTAGCTGGCTAGCAAAGTTCGCAGCGAACCGCATGTCCTTGAAAGCACCAATACGCGCGAGGCGAGTGATGTTTCGAACAGCAGCCTGACCACGAAGCTGACCATTAGCAAAGAGTCGCTTCCAAACGCTAGCATCCGTGAGGAACTGCGTTGGAATAGTCTCCCAGCTAAGCATCTCGTAATCCCGCAGAACTGCGTGAACAGCCTCTACAGACTCCGCCTTCTGCATAAGCTTGAAGCCCTCGATAACCCGGAGGTCATCTACAGCCGCGTGCTCCTTGCCAAGGACGAAATCAGCAACAGACGTGTTGACGTTCTGTGGGTGAGCCTTTCGCATTACGTCTCGTAGCGTCCAGGTGTTTCCACCGAACGTGCGGGAACGATACTTGACAGCCTGATAAGCAAGCTTATCAGCGTCCTTGTCGAACCAGCCAGCTACGATCTCTCGCTTTGCGCGACCCCATCCACCAAGCTCGTTAAGGTAGTTAACCACCTCGTAGAGGTGAGTAGCAGTCCTTACGACCCTGTTGAATACCGCCTTGACCGCCTGCTTATCCTTGCCGTTGACAATGACAGAGGCTAGAGCGAACAGGGCAGGAGACTGCTTGTACGCACGACCATTGACAGATACATCAACAATTGTGTTCAGTACAGAGGCTTCGTCTCGCTCAATCATCTCGTTGAGGAAGGTTACGTTTGACTGAGTGTGGTTAACCTCAGAAACGTAATACGTTCCTCCATCGGTTCCAAGAATCAGAAAGCGCTCAAGGCGTGACTGATCAGAAACCTGGAAGACGAATCCACCAGCGTTGTTCTTGACCTGTCCTGCCTTTGCTGGCAGCTTCTGAGAAGTCTTGTTGGTTGCCTTTGCGGCATTAGTTAGTGCGTTGGACATTTTGTTTCCTTTCCGGCCCTCGTAGGGCATTTAGTTTTAGAGAGTCTTTACATCGTTCCATTCAACAGTGGTAACGATCTTCTCTACTCGTTCTAGCAGATAGACATCATCGTCTTCATACATATTCTCTTGCATCTCTGTCTTACCGCTTTCCCAGCGTACTCCGACAAAGACACCTTCGTCAATCTCAACGATGTCTAGCATGTGATCCATCCAGCGAGAGGTATCCTCTTCGACTGTTTCCACATGCTTTAGCTTGAACTCATCTTCACCGAGTTCTTCATTGATTTCATCAACGATATCTTCTGCCCAATAGCTTTGGCCTGATGACCACAGCTCCTTGAAACGCGCAATGCGTGCTTCGGTGTCCAACCTTTGATCCTTCCGTAGAAATGAAAAGATCGGGCAAGTTGGTAGGAATCGACCTTATATTTGCAGTGTAAGATAACCGATTCCATTCGGCCCGAATTAAGTTGTATGGGTAAGTTGTTGACATCGACCGTAAACCTAGCGCCAAAGCAATCCACGGATTCGAACCGTGTTTCGGTCTGTTTCATAGACAGATAACCGATAGTCATTCGACCCAAAAGTCCCGACGAAGGGAATCGAACCCTCGATAATACGCTGACAACGTATCGTGTTTCCATTACACTACGCCGGGTTTGCCCCGAAGGGCTACATCAAATAGGCTTCGCCTGGAGATCACGGAGATTAGAATACACGATTCCGTTAACCTTGGAGTTTGCCTTGAAGTCTTGCTTTGCCTTATTGAGGGCGTCAGACTTACTCTTTGCATCGAAAGCTAGATTGTAAGACTCTGTCACGGCCTTCTTTGAATCAGGATACTTAACGTCGTACTTCCCAGTAACCTGCCAATTAGCCCTGTTGCCCGCACCCATTACTTAATCCTCTTAAGAAGCGCCTGGCGATCCTTTTCGGTCCACTCAGTGACCTTAGTAACTACAAGCTTACCGAAGCTGCCCTTTTCGTACTTAGCAGCAACATAGCTTGTGAAATCAGCCTTGGCCTTCTTCTCCGCCCTTGAAGGGCTCGGAGCTGAATAAACATTATCGAAAGACTTCTTTACACCGTCCTTGGTGTAATGACCTTCGACATTCCAATTCTTGTCTGCCATGATATCCTTTGTTGGTTACTCTACAACGATTTCCATAAAGTCTGGCCTCGCTAGTTCCTTAAGCTTGGCAGCAAACTCCTCTGATGCTAGCTCATGCGTCCACACTGGACGATCAACTAGTTCTTCAATGTACTCGTGCATATCGGCAAAATCACCGATGAGTATTCCCGTGAATACTGCCACAATGGCAGCTTCTCGCTTGGTCATTAAACCTCGCTATTACCTTATTGTTTTAATCTTTTAAGCGACCCCTACGGGAATCGAACCCGCCTGATGTCTGCCTTGACAGGGCAGTGACCACAACCTAGCAGTCCCAGAGGCCAATAATGAGCAAGCAGGGATTCTCCGCCTAAGCGTAGGAATAACTTGCTCATAGGTAGCGGGCCGATTCGGATTTTGTAACCCTTACGACTGACCACCTATAACTACAGTAGCATCAAGGTGAGGGCTTGTCAAACGGTCCGTACTCTCGTACTTCTCCGTCATCAAACTCGACAGTAACACCCTCAGCGAATGCTTCTCGGATCTTCTCTTGTTCTGCTTCCCACTGTGCCATATTCCTGTCAACCATGTCAAGGAAGTCGCCGAAGCCGTTGAACATATCAATCCTTAGAGTATTTTTCCACAAGTCCGGCCCAAAGTTCTGAATCAAGGGGGACGTGGAAAGTTAGTTTCGAATCGCTCTCTAGCCATACTACACGAGTGTTGCCGTTGTGTCCATGAATCGCTTCCAGCGTCTCAATGTCTGGATACAAGGCGACTGAGGTCCACTGAGACAACCATGACATAGCACACTGTCCGTTGTCAAACTCTACGCCCTGAGCAACGATGCCCGTGCCGCTGACTCCTGATGAGTCAATGTCTCTATGTAGTTCGAACAGTCTCATATATACTATCCTATATTATTATTTGGTATCGATTTCTAAACCGATTTCACTTACTCTTTTTCTTTTCTCTTCCCAGTATAATTTACCTTAACAGGTCTCTGTCGTTCTGTCAACTCCTTCCTTGTATCCTTTAGATATATGGAGAACCGCAAAGACGTAACCCCTCCGCACCGGCCCGCCGCGCCCGTGACAAATCAGAAAAGTGTCACGTGACAGAGTGACACCGTGACATTGTTCAATGCGTGACAGCGTGACAGAGGCCGTGACAAAAGTGTCACTGTCACCGTGACATGTCACCTCGATGTCATGACAGTCGTGACATGACAAAAGCCACCCTCATAGGTAGAGGATGGCTAGTGTATTGATAGCAATATGAATAGTGTTGTCAGCAATGATCATCAGCCACGTGGTAAGCCACACAGGTGCGTCATCTCTGTATCCTGTCTTGCTACCTTCGGCCCAGGAGTATCTAAACTCGCGCGGAGCCAATTGGTTTTTTGCCCAGACTACATGACGAGCCAGACGATAATGATCAATTATGATATGCGTTCCAATGATGACTAGTAGAGCTAGCCATGACTGCGTGACAAAAAGAAATGGAGCACCATAAGTCACTCCGTGAAGAATGGCCGGTGCCCATCTCTTTGTCTTCAATTGAGCCATCCAATCCGTCTGGATTAGATAGTCACCAACGAAATGCAGTAGAACGCCGATGAGTACAGCGTTCACAGCTTGTGCTTCTTCTTGAGAGACTTGATGGTTTCCTTCATTCCACCAATCTCCATGCCATAAGGAAGGGCCTTCCTTGAAGCCTTATCCTTTTCTGCACCCTTAAGACCACGAATGTTCTTAAGCATCTCCTTGTAAACTCTTTCCTTTTCAGGAAGTTCACGCACAAGCTTGTAGTAAAAGCGAACTTCTTCCTGATCGCTCATTGCCATTATTTAGTCCTTTCGGGTGGAAGTGTTGGCAAAAACCTCTTGCAATCATAGCAATAGGCCCTATTGAATCCGGCTGCAATAATCTCGTCTCCGTAGATCTTTCTCACATTGACGTGATAGCAGTCCTTCTGTTTCTTTCCTTTTCCTAGCATAATGCTCCTATGAAAAAGTCCGGTACACGAATGTACCGGACTAAGCGGAGGCGGAGAGATTCGAACTCTCGCGGCGTATCCCTACACCGTAGGCCGTTCAAAGACCTTCCACACTGCCGACGTTAACGCCTCCATAAAGCTGTCAGCACTTACCGCCAACAACTTCTAGATCTTCCTCAAGGAAGCCTCCCATTACACCCATGATAGGATGATTGAGACCCTTCTCGAAGAACATAATTTCGTACTCACCGGCACCGAGCCTCTTGAGAAATCGAGTACGCTTGTGAACTCGACCGCGCTTACCGTAATAAGCAGGATCAATATTCTCACGGTTGTGCTTTACTTGAACCATGTCGCCACAGATAATCATAGCACCTCCAGCGGAAGGCCAGGGAATTGAACCCTGCTGGGCTTTAACACCCTTAGCGCCTTTCCAAGACGCCCGCTAACCAATCGCTTACCTTCCAATAGCCTGAGTGTATCAGGCCCCCTGCTTACTTGTCAAGCTTGACCTGCTTAAGGACGACAAGCATAACCTGTCCCTCCCAAGCGCCTTCCTTCATGAGAACCTTAACGAGAGTTGGATTGGTTCCAAGCTCCCAGATCTCACCCTTCTTCTTGTCGGAACCAACAATTACCTTGGTTCCGACTTCAAGACCCTTCTTGCTGTCCATTAGACCTCCACGTTTGAGAGATAGATGTTCATCTTGTTGTACTGACGGATTTCACCATCGACTAGCACATGATGGCACTGCAATCCTTCGGTGAAGAAGTATCCATGATCTCCAGTTTCAAGATCCCAGACAAGATCTCCCTCGACAAACTCATGAACTTCATAAGCAAGAAACGCAAGAATCTTGCAGTCATCGTCCATAATTTTGTCTGCAAGATGTGCGCATTCCGTGCAAAATGTTCCAAGGGCATGTGACCACAAGGGCTCGTGTCGATGACAACGTCTGCACTTCATTAGCTCATTCAGATTCATCATGCCTTCTGAACCATTTCGTCACTCACACCATACAGCGGAGTGCCTTCCTTTTCAAGAACAACGATCTTATGATCGTTGCCCACAAGTGCAACCTTGCCGTACTTGTTCTTGTAAGAGCCACGAGTAACCTTCACCCGAGTCCCCACGGGAAACAGCTTTGATAGAGCCATCTCTATCCCTTCGGTTGATTACAAAGTACGCCTGGCGGGATTTGAACCCGCTTTCTCCAGTTTATAAGACTGGCGCATCAACCACATATGCTACAGGCGCTCGGTCCGAAGACCTTTAGCTACAGCTTACAGCGTGTCAGACAGTCTGTCAACCACTGACGCTGTTGAAGATACTGACAATGGCGTCCCATGCACCGCTGAACAGGTTAAAAACGCTGTCTACGGTTTGCGGAAATAGCTTGGCTACAATGAGCCCGCCAAGAATTCCCCAAATTAGATCTGGCCACTGCCTACCCTTCTTCTTCACTAGATAGAGAGTGACCAGACCCCAAAGGAACACCGGGCCAACCATCAACATTTCCATTATTGCTCCAGTTGCTTCTCGATGTTCTTCCTAAAGTAACCGGCAACCTTGTACTTAGAGCCTTCCCATACTCGGCTCTCCCGACCGGTGTTACCTAGAATCTCATGGAGCTGACGAGCTGTCAAGGTGTGTCCGTAACCTCGGAGTTCCTTAGTCAAGATGCTGGCAGGCAGCCAGTCATGCTCGTCAAAGTTCTCAAAGATGTCCATGATGTCTTCGAGCAGTCTCCTGTCTGTTACATCTGTGACTGTTACGTCTAGATAAGTGTCCTTATCCAGTTCGACAATTCCTTCACCGGCTCGCTCATCACCAATCTCAATAGCTTCATCTGGATCAATCGGGAATGCCTTGTAGAGATATGGCTCTCTTGAGCCACCGCCCATAATGTAGCACTTACCTGCGTCCTCTGGATCTTCTCCAGAGGCAGGGTGTAGCTTATCTGGCCTCCAACCCTGACTTAGGGCTCCCTCTCCAAATACCAAAGGAACGTCGGCATGACGAGAGGCAAACATTATCTTAATTGATACAGCGTCTGCAATGGCCGCTCCAAGCTGATCCTTGGTTGCCTGCTGTGCAGCTAGAATGACTGTGATTGCTGACTTACGTCCATTACGGATGATGTCTACGGCGAGATCCTTGCACTTCTTGCTGAGCTGAATAAACTCATCAATGAAGATTACCAATGCAGGGTGTTCCCTCGTTGGCTGCCAGTTATCTCCCATGCGAAGCTTTGTCAGCTTCTTTGCACGAATCTTAGTGTACTCAAGAGCCTCGGTGAGCATTTCCTCAATTTCAGCTTCTGTTCTACCTCTACGTGCAATAGCATCTCCGAATACTTCAAGACCATTTCCACCGGGGTCAATGTCCCAAGTTACACAGTCACGACAACTCGTCGTAATGTCTGCTAGTGTTCTCATGAACATAGACTTACCACCACCAGGCGCGGCGATGATGACTGCGTGATTTCTTAGAAGAGACATTTCAAGGAACTGTCCGTCCATACGCTGGGCGACCTTGTACTTGTTTTTGATTGAACGAGATAGAGGCTCAGCTCTGCCCTGTCCAGTCATGTCAGCAAATGGGTCGGACTGCATAAGACGAATAATTACTTCGGCTCGGAATCTGGTAGCTGCAACAAGCATTCCATCAGCAGGAAGTCTCATCAAAGTTTCCATATCCTTGGTCTTAGCCATTACATCATCAGGAGTGCCCTTACGAAGAATGACTGGAAATTCCCAACCCCAATTGTATCGAGTTGGTTCAAGGATATTTCGAGGAGTGATTCCCTCTGCAAGCAATGCTCTGCGTAGACACTCAATCGCTTCTTCTCTGTTACGAGCATCTGCAATTGGGAAAGGTGCCATAGCATCTTCTTCCCGATCTTCTGCTTCTTCGCCGAAGATGTAAGTCTTGTTAGTTACTCCTACTATGGCAAAGGCGATCAAGAGACTGACTGCCACCGCGCCAAATGTGACAGCACCGAAGGCACTTGTAAGCCATGCTGTCATCGCTAGAGACGCCGCTACGCAAATGTAGAATCTCTTCCTGCGTGGTTGTGCGTGCTTCTGTTGTTCCATTCGGAGCTTGCGAGCCTTCTCATGATTACCTTCGTGTCTAGCCTTAGCAATCTCAATCTTGTAGTCTGCGACAGTCAACCAGTCAACCAGATTCTTCATGCTTAGGCGTGCCCCTCCTGAGACATGCTTAAGCGCTCCCTGACTGGAAAGCCTAAAAGACCTAGAGCTAAGCTCTAGGTCTGAGTCAGGGAGTTTCACAAGTTCTTTTGAATGCTTCTTGTCGAAATCCACCATGATTTAGTTTTTCTGCTACTGTCTCACCAAGGAGACCAGTTGGGACGGTGGGAGTTGAACCCACATGTGACCACTTAACCTTTCAACTGTTTATCAGACAGAGGGTATACGCCCCAGTGGCGTGAGCCATCTTTCAGACCCACTTTTGTACTTCATCGAGAACGCCTAGGAAGACATCCTCATATGCTCCAGTCTCGCCCATAGAAGATTCAAGAATGAACTTGTCCATGTTGGAGAGCTGAGGGTTAAACTTTCCGTATTCCAAAGCTGCGCCGAGATTGAGAAGCAGGCGGATAGCGTGTCGCCTCTGCTTTACTCCATCATTTTTAGCGAAGTTTAGAGCGGTTCGAATGTATACTTCCTTCATCTTGGCGCGATTCACTCGATATTGAGTCCGGAATTCGTGGATCTTATCGATCTCAGCGACCGGCGTCCATAGCGCTTCAAGTGCTTGAGGTACGCATTCATCAACCATATTCATAAATGTTGACATATCTACCGTCGTCTTGTCAACACCATTCACAATGGTTTGCTTAATGTTTCGCTTACGCTTGGTTCGACTGGTTGCAATTACTTCGTAAATGTCCTTGTCAGAGCCTTTGTGAGCGAGGCCATATAGATGGCTTCCGTGGATAGTCCTAAGAAGTACCGTCATAATAAGTCCTTTAGGTATAAGGCGGGAACGGATAGTGTGTAGTCCTTAATGTCATCCTACCACACACAATCTCAGATGACTTGTATCTACCGGGCGAACCCAGCGATAGGAATCGAACCTATTATCCATTGAATGATAACCGTATCCCATTCGACCCAAATTGTCGGGATGACAGGATTCGAACCTGCGACTTCACCGCCCCAAACGGCGCGCTCTGACCAAGCTGAGCTACATCCCGATAGACTGCTTTTGCAGTCCAAGTCTGGCACCCCGGAATCGAACCGGGTTTCTTACGCTTCCAAAGCGAATGGATTACCATCTTCCCCGTGCCAGATAGCAGCTTTGTCGCTGCGTTGTACTTAATACTAACAGACCCAGTAGCGTCTGTCAAGCTGAACCCTTTGGCTTTCTGCGACTTGGCGCACAACCTGCTCCATCGAGATTCTTGTGCTTGTTGCAAACCATTACGGTCTTGTTGTAGTACCTAATTCGATGGATTGGTTTATTGCCACATCGCTGAAACCAACAAGTATCGCGGTTTCCAGTGAGTGCCATATCAATCCTTAGATAGACCCTTAAGCTCCTGTAGCCTGTTCTCAAGATCCTTGATAGTGGCTTGAAGCTCTGCCTTCTTCTCTGCTCTGTACTTCTCTTCTACAGTATCGTTGATCGGAAGCACCTTGTCAAGGTTCGGGACATCGTAAACGATTCTGCCCTCTACCTTAATGACCTTGCCGTTTCTTACCCAAGCCTTCCAAAGATCACCGGGCTCCTCTCCTTCACCACTCAGGGCAAACAGAACGTTTGGCCAATCTCTAGACAGGCTAGCCATGTCGTCTTCCCAGTCGTACCACTTCATCGTATCATAGTTGTCGTTGAGCAGTCTAGATAGATTCAGTTCGTAGCTTCCAGGAATGGTGACATTATCAGCATTATCAATGAGATCCTTAGCTCTCTCACTGTCTCTGACGATCTCAAGATGGTATCGAGGTGTAGTATCCCATATCGCTCCTAATGCTAAACCCCGGCACCTTAGCACCGGGGTTTTCTATTATAAAAGCATGTCCTGTAGGAGTCGAACCCACGCTTGAAGGGTTGGAGCCTTCCGTGCTACCGTAACACTTAGGACATATAGTTGCTTGGGCGTGACCCCTTTGAATTTAAACAATGAACGGCGTAAGCGCCTAACCCAGGGAGATTCATTGTTCTATTCTGGCCTGCAACTAGGCCACAAATTGTCGGTCCGAGGAGGTTTTACCCATCGCTTCCCGCATATTTCCCTTCGCCATTCCTCACCTTTACCATGGTTATTATGTGAGTTCCGGTTCCGTTCTATCCGCCGATATCGTAAAGTCGGACCAGCTCCCCAACCTAGATTCGAACTAGGAACTACAGATTCAGAGTCTGTTGTGTTGCCGTTACACCAAAGGGGAATGTGTTACCCTGCCAGTTAAAGAGCCTGGCGCTCTCATAACATATCCGGGTCAGATACCGAAATACATTCTAGACTGCATTTCGCCGGTAGCATGCCACAAAAGATGGCAGAGGCGAATCCGGGTCTTTGGAGCGGATGAGGAGAATCGAACTCCCGTCGTCTGCTTGGAAGGCAGGGGTTTTACCATTAAACTACATCCGCATATGTGGATAAGTGTTGGGAGTCGGGTGGCCAATTTAATGACCTTTCTATTTCCAATGTAAGATAACCGACCGAGCCCTTCGACCCACATTTACTACTTTATCAGCTTAGTCTTCGTCTGTCAAGCCAGAGGCTGTTGCCCTGTCCTGATCAGTGAATTCTGCTGACTTACCCTCACGATAGTTGGTGACATACATGTCCATGGTCATTCCCATGCCACGCACACCAGCCGGACTAGCTGCAAAGGTCAAACTTGAAGCTGTTGGAATACCCATTTGAGCACCAGTTGCAATTGCATCCTGGTTAGCGGCAAGGAAGATGAACTCGTAGCCCAACTCCCTTGACTCGCTAATCAGCTTGTTAACTGCTTCTAGATCCCACTCCCGAGAAACATTCTCTAGACCATCCGTCAGGATAACGACGAGTCGCTTATCCACCGGCATATGGTCCATCGTCTCTCTGAATTCTGTCACAGACTTGCCGATTGCGTCAAGTAGTGCTGTCATTCCGCGAGGGACGATCTTGATCTCAGGTGCGTTAGCTAGAGAAACTGGACCAAATAGATCTTCTACTTCGCTGTCAAACTGAACAACCTTGACTCCACATCGACCGTCAACAGCCTTCTGCTTAGTCAGGAAGTCATTCAGCGCTTGCTCTGCCTCCATCTGGATACTAGACATGCTACCAGATCGGTCAAGGATGAGCAACATTGCTGTGGTAGTAGACATTTAATCCTTTCACGCCGGATCTATACCCGGCTCACCGCCATTAAAGACGTACTTACTTGCTGGTTGTCTTTGTATGATACCAGACATGCAGCACCAGCACCACCAGATGCCTTCGTGCGTACACTCATTTGGCTTCATCTTGGACCATTGAGGGTATGTTGGCGGCATAGGACCGCTTCCACACTGCTCGCACTCTTCGTCTGGACCGAGCAGTCTACCAGACTGGCAACGCTCACAAACTACTGGACGAGCCGCACGCTTCACAGCGCGATCAACCCTCTGCTTCTTTTGTACCACAGGAAGTGTGCCGTCGTCAAGAGGGATCTTGTCGCCCTTGGCGGCATTACACTTCTGGTGCATGAGAACTAGGTTAGTTAGCTCCCACGTTCCACCAGCACTCAATGGTAACCAGTGGTCAATAGTAGCAGGCTTCTCCTTGGTGAATGGCAACCCGCAATCGGGGTGACGACACAGGTTACCATCACGTACTAGGAGAGCCTTGACAATTTCCTTACGGTTCTGCTTTAAAGCAGGCATGGCATGACCTTCCTTAGATAATTTCTAGCCTTGTGAGATATTCCTGAATGTCATCAGGCATCTCACGCCTCTCACGAGGAGCTATAATTACATTATCACGTTCTCGCTGGCTGTCAACCTCTTCCTGACGAGCCTGAATCTCAGCACGTCGAAGAGTCTGATAAGTTTGCACTTCAATGACAGCGTTCTCTTCACGAGGAGTGTATGTAATTGCATTGTGAACTGCTCCACACACCGCGTCCGCCAAGTCCTTTGATCCAGTTCTTGGGTGATCAATCTTGTCGTTCGGCATGATTCTCAACTGTAGCAGCTCTCTGCGAAGAACACCAGCATCTGGACCAACAAGCCTTTGATCATAGACAACCCAGCTCAAGTCTTCATAATGCTTCTTTGCCACAGACAAGACCTCTGAGTTGATTCCAACTCCTCGCAGATACTTCATCTGGTCATTAGAGTTCCATCGGTCAAAGGTGACAAGTCTGAGGTCAAATCCTCTTCGCTTCAATCCTGTAATATACTCTCGAACGTCGGCAAAGTCAATGTCTTGACCTGGCTTCGGTGTCCACCATCTTACAGCATCAACTACAACAAAAGGCAGGACTTCGTTTAGTTGCCCACCGATTTTCTTCTGGACAAACTTCTCCACATGTGCTAGTGCTACGGCACAACGGTCATGCTTCTGCGCAAGGTCAACGTGAACGTAGTAGCGCACGCCTTCCTTTGGCACAAAATCAGGACTGTATGTTCCATCTTCATCAATTGGGTTTTGGCGACAAAATGCCGCTTCTACCTTCTCCTTGTCCTTGAAGAAGGCATCAATTGCGTCAGGTGGCATACATGCAAATCGAGACAATGCGTCGACAGGATCAGTGAAGAATGCAGTGGTAAAGTCTTCAATCTTACGAGTAGGATTGACTTCCCACGTAGGACGCTTCAATGCATATACACGTGGAATGTTGTAGGAAATAATATGATCCTCTTCCCACCTGATGGAGAACTTGTTTTCTTCAATTTCATCAGGAAGGTCTGGATCAAGCTTAAATGTGTGGCTACGCTCGATTACCTGCTTATCAGCGACAACAGCTTCATATCTCTGAGAGATAAAGTCGTTCTTGAAGCGAGGGAATGATAGAAGAACTACCTTTCCTTCTGCTGGGAATCGAGAGTCTACAGATGCTCGATACATCTTATAGACAGCATCGGCCGTCTTAGCCTGTTCGTTACCTGATGTAGAGTCTAGTGCAAAACCAGAGATCTCGTCAAGCACACAGTAGATCAGGTTGTAGCCCTCCCAGGCTTCACGCTCGGAGTGGCCTGAGTAAACGTTCACGTTTTTATCAAATGCGATGTGACCCGCCTTAGTCGTGAACTTTCCTACAAACCATGGTGACCCCTCGATACGGCTCTTGAAGCCCTTGAAGAAGACGTTGTTGGCCTGCGCTGCGTTGATGGCGATGTTCAAAATGTCAATGGAGTCTCCAGCAGGCTTACCAAAATACTTAGCTGGATTACGTAGACATAGCAATAGATATACGATATACGCACAAGCGATGGTGGATGTGAAGTCCTTACCGCTACCCTTACCTAGACAGGCAATGACTTCGTTACATGTCTCTGCCCATCTCTGCCGGGCCTTTTGTGCTTCGTAAATGTTGTAAAGAGTGCTCTCCTTGTAAATCTGACTGGATGCACGAATAAGCTGATACTGATATTCGGACAGATGAGGCATTCCCAAATAGTCTTGACTCTGCACGAATGTTTCAATATCGACTGGAATCTCTTCAAAGTCCTCATCAGAGAGTGCATTGAAGAACTCGGTGAAATCTGTTGACATCAAAAAATCCTATATCCTTTCATATTGAATAGTATATCATGAAAGGATATAGGATTATTGATCAGGGAACGACAATTGTTTCTGTCTTGCCTGTTACTCTGGAAAGCCTTCTAGCAACTTCGACCTTGCAATGAGGACAGTCGGAGGTTACTTCTCGCAGAATTCCGATAAGGATTTCGTGCTTCTTCTCCATCTCGACAACTTCATCACCAATTTGCTGGTTGTCGAGAAGTCCTGCCTTTTGTAGCAGATCGACTCTCTTGCCTTCAACATCTGCAAGAGACTTTAGAACTGTTGCCTTTAGCTTGAAGTCGTTATTGAGGTCGGCCTGCTCCATGGTTTCCCATAGTTCACGGATGATCATATTGTAATGCTCATCCATTGAGGTCAATGCCTCAGTGGCCCGTGCCTGAATAGTCTTGTTGTTCTGCGCAACTACACGCCATTCTTCAATATATTCAAGCACCTCTGCGCGCTTAAGCCCAGTGATCTTGGCAATCTGGGTAGGATTGTCGCCCTTAAGGTATGCAGTTACGACTTCATTCATTCGCTCAATTCTGTCAATCTCTGCTAGTTCTTTAGGCAACCTTTCTCCTTCTACGTGAACGCTTTGGCTTCACCAGTCCCTTTAGGCGCTCTACATAGAAAGACTTCCATTCCCCTGTGTCTGCATTAATGCAATCGATCCAGGTCTTTCCAGTCCTTACATTTGTAGCAACGCATCGAAACTTGTAAGTGCCTCGCGTGTTCTTAAACTTGATGAGTGCCTTTGGCAAGATCACTTCTCCATCAAGCTCGAATTCAAACGCGGGAACGATGTAATCAATTCCAAGGTAGGCTTGCTGCCACCACGCATCCGGGTTCTTTACCTTGGAACGTCTTCTAGTAGGTGTTCCCATATCTCCTCGCTTTCAAGATTATTATAGCAGACCATTGCCGAATCGGCGTAGGTACTGCTTCTCTGCTTCGGCATATAGCTCCTGTACTTCACCAATGAACCATTCTACTCGATCCTCTGGTGAGATATCTGGAACTGTCAGATAGGGAACATTCAGCATTTCTAGAGACTGAATGACATAGTCATCAATACGATTCCTATATGATTCATCTGCATCTCTCACACCGTCTTCTTCTGCTTCCCAATACACTGGGAAATATAGGACGAAGTGGTATGACTGCATGTGCATCTCTGTCAGTCGTCTGGTCACATTCTCAATGAGTGCACCATCCTCCCAGACGTATTCATTCTGGTAATAGGTGTATGCCAGTGAATCGATCAGTGTTCTGTCAGAAATGATTCCCTGCTTATACAGAGTGTTTTGTGGACTGGTCATGGTTTCCCACTCGTCCACCATTCGAAGAACTGGAACAAGGAGTTGGCTTAGCTCTGTCGCTTCCCTATTGATTGGGTAGCCGTATTCCTTGATCTGTCTAGCTGTTGATGGAACAAGGACGAAATCCTTGAACGCCGGGCTTTGTGCCATGGCTTGAGCCATTGATGTTTTTCCAGTGCCTTGAGCACCGGTCATTCCGATCTTAATCACTTGTTGTTTTCCACCACAATCATTCGTAGTTCCTTTAGGCTCAGTAGACCATCAAGATCTAGCTCTCTGGCTGTACCATCGTACTCTATCAGGCTGACCTTACCACTGTCAAGAAGCTTTTCACCAAATGACTTATCGTATCGGGTGAGATCCCATTCCATGAATAGAACCATTGATCTCTGCTTCCAGCACCATTTCATTCCTGCGAAAATCTCTGGCTCAGCGCCCTCGGCATCTATCTTGACATAGATTGTGCCATCGTAATCTCGTGGAATAGGAACTGCGTTATCGAAACTCTGTACATACATATGCTGCATTGTGTAATTACCACTGGCACCATACATATTGGCTCCGCCAGAATGACCTTCTGGAATGTAAAGAATCTTTTCCACCGGCTCCCAGCTATCGCCAAGGGCAACGTGACCCTGATAGATCTTTAGATCGTTTAGTCTCTTTGCGTTGAATAGCTTCATCCACAATTCGTGGTTTGGTTCATACGCAAATACGTTGCATCCATGCTTCGCAGCCCACAAGGAGTAGTAGCCCAGATTAGCACCAACATCTACAAATACTGCGTCTGGCTCTACCCTTTGAGAAATATAGGCTGTAACCCATGATTCCCAATAGCACCGGCCCGCTGCAAAATGTGGAGTCATTGCGTAGTCATCATCTTCTGCATACATCCAGAAGCTGTCTAGCATCCAATAGCGCGTGCCTCGCTCATCTGTTTCACTCTTTGCGCCGCGCTCTCCAGCGCGTTCGACTTCTTGACGAGAATTATATCTCATCGGCTCCTCCTGATTGGAATATTATGTTTTGCGAGCCATCGAGTGATCGTCATTTCAGAGACACCACAGATCTTAGCAATCTGAGCCGCAGTCTTTCTGCGATATCTTTCCTGCAACCACGCCTTGCTCTCATATAGCTTAGCCAAGCTTTGTCACCTCCCTCATCAGAGGGTCGATGATTATGCCTGACTTGCCCTTGCGGGATGCGTACTTGACGCAATTGTACGTGCCACCAGTCCTACCAGCTTCCAATACTGCCAGATAGGCATCAGCGTTGTCAACCATGTACCGGTTTCGCTCCTCGTACACCCATGCACCAGGGTAGCTGTCATAGTTGGTAACATTGATAACCTCGTCTGCGTAGTGAAGCGCTCGACCGTAGTCATACTCATCGGCCTGGCGAGGCTTGTGACCCCTCCACGGCTTTGCAGCAATGAATGGAATACCTAGACCCCAAGAGATTTTCGCCATTAGGAGATCAGCTCCAGAGGCCATGCCGACGTAAACAAGAGAGGCCCCCATATCAATGAGGGCCTTCTCGATTTGGCCAGCAATCCAGTCACGGTCCCTCAGATCTCGATGTCCAGTTCCCGCTACTATCATGTTAGCTCCTTCTAGTTTTGTTCTGTACTGCCCACCAGCCAATTCCTAGTGAGTCAGCCACGTTATCGCTTTCTAGCTCGATGCCAAATTTATCCTTGGCAAAGGTGATGGTTCGCTGCTTCCTGATTTGTCTGCCCTTATTCTGATACCAGCTTGCAGACTTTCCGGGGAACTCAGCCTTAATTGCATCCTTCTCAGCTTTAGTCAAAATCTTGTTTCCAATAAATGACTGCCAGCTCATAGGAGGCACTTCAATTACCTTCGCTCCATTCTTGAGCAATGCAGCGATCACTGCACCAAACACATAAGCCATCTTGATAGCTACTGATGTGCTTCGAACCATAATCGCCGCTTCGATTGCTACAAAGTCAGGAGTGAACTCTTCGAATAGTGCCAAAGTCTTTACGTGAGCGTCATAAGTTCTGTCAAAAACTGTTTCACCGTTGAAATTAACCTCTCCACATCTGTAGAAGTTTTCTCCATCGAAGATTGTAAATGCAATAGACTTAGTTGAGCAGTCGATACCCATTACCTTCTGAGCCTTCGTCTTGTGAAGGTCAGAAAGAGGCACTACCAATCAACTCCAAAAGTTCGGCCCTCTCATCCCGCCGCGTCTTTCCCTGGCAACCCTCGCACTTTTCTGAGCTGTTATATCGGGAAAGAACAGTCGGGCACTCAGAGCATGTTCGTATTTTTCCTCGTTTACGATCACGTCTGGCGTAATACTTTTCCATAATTCGTGCGTTGGTCGCCTTACGGCAACATGCTGAACTACAAAACTTCTGATTATGAGTCTTGGGTTCAAACATGTTGCCGCACTCTCCATAGGCGCAAATCAATTACTTCTTCACCTCCAATGGTGCCTTAGTAACGTCGCCTTCTGGAGATTCGTTCCAACACAGATTGAATAGCGCGCATGACTTGCATGCCTTATTCTTCTGACTGAATGGCCGCGTAGGAAGCTTATCTTCTTCCCACAGCTTTCGAACTTCGTTCATCCAGTTGAAGATGTAGTCCGTATATTCAGCATTTGCCTCGTCCATGATTACAGGCACAAGGAAAAGCTCCTGCGTGTTCTTGTTCTCATAAAGAACAAAGCCCTCGTCTAGACCGAGGACACGCATATAAATAAGGACCTGAACCTTGTGGTAATCGATAGCCGTTCCAGTTGCCTCACGATGAATGTAAGACTCCTGTCGAGTTGTCTTAAACTCTCCGACTACACGCTTTCCCTCAAAGTTCACGATAACATCAACAAATCCCCTGATTGGGGGATTCTGATGTGTGATTTCACGCTCTGCTTCTTCAAGTACGCCTGCGTCAGCAAATAGCTTTTCGATTCTATCGTGAGCTGCCGTACCATTAGCCATATTGGCGACACTTAGTCCGTCGAAGGTATTCTCGAATTCTCCACCTGTAAAGGCTAGGTACCAGTACCTTGGACAAGTACCAGCACCATAGCCTACAGAAGATGGAGAAAAGGAAACCTTCTTGGAATACTTACTCTTCGGCCGTGAGTTGACATAAGCCTGCTCAACGATAGAAAGAAACTTCTTAGTGTCGAAAGACAGCTTCTTCCCTAGCCGCACTGTTTTGATTAGTCCTGTAGACATAGTATCCATTTCTCTTAACGAATATCATTGTATCATACTTGAGTCTTGAATGAATACTTCAAGGACTGAACAACCTTATCCAGTTCGGCTGCGGCTGTATAGTAGATGTTCTTCTTCATTCCATTTACTGTTCCACCACGATCCTTCTTGATTGTAGAATAGATCGTAGCCATCATGGCAAACTTGGCTGCATATGCTTGTAGTTGAATAATGAGTTGTTGTGCTGCCACCGGGTTTTTTACGTCTGGCTTCATCATCAACTTGATCACATAGTGCAGAGCCCTGTCAAGATCTTCGTCTTCCATGAATTCATGAACTTCTTGGAACTCAGAAATCCTTGAAATGAGGACGAGAGGGTTTTCCTCAGTCGTCATCAACTACCTCCAAATATGTTTCGGGCCATGTATCAGATGTCCAAGTATCCCAGAAGTCCTGCTCCTCCCATTCTTCGTGAGGCTCAGCCATCATTTCACGATAGCGTTCAGCAACATAGTCTGGAATCTCGTACTCGAATACTTGTTCAGGAACCGTTATTACTAGCTTCATCTGATTCCTTAACTAGATCCATATTGAATGGTTCGGTATTGGTTTCACCGAAGGCATTTGCAAGGACGTGACGGGCTTCTTCATATCCCACCGGGCCGCCCTGCTCAGCTCCATCTTCAAACTTCTCGTAAACCATCCATCCGCCATTATCACGACGGATAAACTCAACTCTCATTAGCTTCGCCATACTTCTCCTCCCATGCTTCTAGCATCTCGTGAAACATATTGTCTCCGATGACCCAAACTCGGGTCTTCTCATCGCCAGCTCCAAGAACTAGCTTGAGTGCCGGTACCATCCTACCAGATCGGAAGGCATCTGTGCAAACCTTCCCCCAAACATCCTTAGAGACACTAAAGGAATTAGCATACTCCTTGATGTCGTAACAGAATGGACCTAGCTTGGCATCGCCCTTTTGAATCTTTCCACGGCCAGAATTCTTTTGAGCTTTTCCGCCGTCTCTCTTAATCTCATTCAGCTCTGTCATTACGCTCCTAGGTTAAAGTTTTCAATCAAGGACTTATGTCCTTCTGAGCACAGCCAACCGAGAATCTTATCGACTGGCAAATACTCCGCTTCGTCAACCACTTCACCACAGGTCATACAAGAGAAGCTTCCATCAATCAAAATGCCTGGCTGAATCGGCCTCTCTTGCGCCGGGGTTTCTTCGAAAGGATTATGCACTTTCCACCTCCCCAATTAGCTTGGCGGAAAGCTCCTCGCTTGCCCTCAGAACAGCAGTGAATCCGGCCTTGCCATTTTCCTTAATGTCCTGGTAGTAAAGCCAGTTGCCCTTCTTTTCTACAATTCCCAGAGCGATTGCCAGATCGATGGCTTCGCCAAGATTATCAATTCCGATGAATGAACCATCGTAGAATAGGTTGTAACTTCCGGTCTTGTTTGGCGGACCTAGCTTGTTCTTATCAATGCTCCAGGTGACTTCACGTCCGATAGGCTCCTTAAGAATCATGTCTCCATTGTAGACTTCCCCCTGAATCTGATCGGCCTCACGTGCAGATGACCATAGCTTGATAACCGTGCTGCTAAAGAAGTCTACAGCATGTCCACCAGTAGCCTGATGCATTGCGCCATAAGTTGTGATCTTGTTTCTCACCTGTGAGATCAATAGAAGTGCTGTATTCTTGTTGGCGTAGTTAAGCATCTTTACACCATTTGCAAGCTCACGAGCCTCTGAACCAATCTGCTTAGTTCCGCTAAGTTCCTTTAGCTCATCGCCCTTCTTGTCCTTCTCAAAATATGCAGATGACAATAGGGCTGAGATTGAGTCTACAGTTACAACATCGATGCCAGCCTTCATAAATTCGACACCGGCCCCAACCATATCTTCAATCGTCTTTACGTCTGTATAGATCAACTTTCTTGTGTCGACTCCCAGTCTTTCAGCCCATGACGGATCAAAGGACTGCTCTGAGTCGATGAACGCTACCTTCTTACCCGCAGCCTGCGCCAGACCTAGCGTTCCCAGGCAGAAGGTTGACTTACCGGCTGACTTACTGCCCCAGATTAGCGTCTGACGACCGTAGCCGATACCTCCACGCAATGCAGCATTAAGTCCTGTGCTTGGGGTCGGCTGCTTTTGAAGAATTACTTCTGAGCCCATCTTCGCCCGCGCTAGCACCTTGGGACTTAGCTTTGCTAGGATCTCCTCTTCCAGTTCCATATTCTCTTCGGTTCCATTCCTCTTCAAGTTTTTCTGCCATTGCCTTTATTTTCTTATCGCGGCAGGCGGCCAACCGCTTAATGATAAACAAAATTTCCTCCGGGTCATCGCCTCGGAATACCAATAGGTGTTCTTCTTCGACTCCCCGGAGGAAATATGCTTCTGTGCTCATGGAGCAAGTATATCAGTTATCGGTTGTCTCCGCTACCTGAAATCACTCCACGGGCGGCCCGAGACTTTAGCTTCTGGAGATTCTGCTTAGCGATTAGCTCAAGCGGATACCCAAGCTCACTGGCAAGATTGGCAACGTACCAAAGCACATCTCCCAGCTCAGCAGCTAGCGCTTGCGCCTTCTCAGCAGTTACTACGCCATTCTCATCTCGGATTGACTTCTTGAATCCGTTGGCGATTTCACCAGCCTCTCCCACCAGGCCAAGAATGGTGTAATTGATGGCCTCGGTGGTGGCTTCGCCATGACCAGGATAGATGCCAGTTTCAGCAGCAGCCATCTGGTAATCAGTCATTGACAGGTCGTTCATTGTTTCCAATCAGGTGAAAGGTGAATTCCTTCTTAAGCGGATCATGACTCAGACCCACTGAATAACGTGTGCGATCATTGACCGCTCTTTCCAGCTCCTCTGCGGTGATTACGATATCACCCTTTGCGAGGAGCAGAAGGCGGAGAAGATCCTCCGCCTTTACTGCCTCTTCCATTGCGCTCCTAGAGAATGTTGTCGTAGAAAAATGAGCCCTCTTGGGTCTGCTTCAATACAGGATCGATCACTGCACCAGGCTTGCACTTTCCGTAAGCCTTGTGAAATGTAGTTGGGAAGGCCATCACAGGAAGCAGAGCCTTTTCAGAATCTGCAAGAATTGTGTAGGCCATCATCTTTCCTGCCTTTGTCTTGTATGGCATAAAGCTCAAGACCTTGTACATGCCCGGAGGAATGTCACTGTAGTCCTTCGCGTACAGATACTCGACAAACGGAGTGTCGATCTTTCCGATCAACTCATCCATCGTAGCATACCTGTGGACTCGGTTGTCAGATACCAGGATAGCATACATCTGGCCTGCTTCGATAGGAGTTTCCTTATCGGTGAACACACCAGCCGTACCTGTTTCATCAACCATTTCCACCCGTGCCCATCCTTCACCTCTACGAACATCCTTGACCATTGCAAGAACAGGGAAGGCTCCAGTGCCAGAATATTCGTCCAAAGTTCTGAACTGATTCATGACCCTAGGAATGACCTTCTGAGTTCCGAACGCCGGAATCATTAGATATTCGTAGAAGTTGTCGCGCTCATGTCCAGTACGCGGATTGTCATCAAAGGCTGCACCACCGATAGCGTTCAAGGCGGTGAGCACTCGGACTGTCAGTCCACTGCCCTTCTCGTTCACCTTATCGTAGAGTGCCTTGTAGTTGGCGTACGGAGCATGCTCCAAAAGCCTCTTACCCGTGTTTCCACGAATGTACTTTACGTTGGTGATACCGAACCTGATTGCGTTTTCTTCAATGCTGAACTCCTCCTTAGAAGCGTTCACGTGAGGAAGAAGGATCTTGATCCCCAGACGCTTAGCTTCGATGAGATAGTCAGTCAGCTTTGAAGTCTTCTTACTTGTGTCCTTTTCGTTCCTGAGCAGAGCGCACATGAACTCCAGAGGATAATGCTTCTTCAACCAAGCAGTCCAGTACGTGATCATAGAGTATACAACCGCGTGAGACTTATTGAATGAATAGCCAGCGTGCTGCTCAAAGTCGTGCCATAGCTTTTCAGCTACAGCTCGATGAACCTTTGTACTGGCACCCTCAATAAACCTGTCCTTGTACTGCTCGAATTCCTTTGCATCACGCTTCTTACCGATGATCTTACGGACCTTGTTTGCCTCTGTCATTGACATTCCGGCAAGCTCAGTCATCGCAAGCATGACCTGCTCCTGATAAATGATGAGACCAAGAGTTTCCTCAGTGTGCCTCTTCATAATGAAGTGGTCATATTCAACCTTCTCCTTGCCCTTCTTCCTAGCCTTGTAGCTAACACCAACAGTGTTTAGAGGACCAGGACGGGCGATTGATGTACCAATGACTAGATCGTTGAACTCACTAGCACCGGCCTCAAGAATCCACTTGGTGAAGGTATTTCCTTCTGCCTGGAATACACCGAGCGTGTAACCATCTGCAAGCATCTGATATACACTTCGGTCTTCCAGATTGATCTTGTGCAGATCGATATCCTTACTAGTACGATCCTTGATCATCGCAAGAGCATCGTCGATGACAGTCAGAGTCTTTAGACCAAGGGCGTCGAGCTTAATCAGCCCAATGTCCGCTGCCTCATTCATGTCGTACGCAACGATAGGAAGTCGTGGTGCATTTGCGTCGTTGGGGTCCTTTGCCGTCTCGATTGGAGCGTAGCGAGCAATTTCTTCCTTCGCTACTACGATACCAGCAGGGTGCTTACCCATTGACTGAATACGACCACTGAGGTGATGAGCAAGCTCAAGAACCTCTGGATACTTCTCTGTGAACTTCTTTCCCTTATCAGACTTGCCAAACAGATCGAAGAACAGGTCAGGCTTATCAGCAGGTGCATCCACATCCTTAGTAGCAGAGTTGACCTCTCCCACCGGGACTCGGAATACACGAGCGGCAGCCTTTACGGCAGCCTTGCCCTGGAACTTGTTAATCGTAGCAATCTCAGCAACGTGCTTGTACTGACGACGAAGATACTGCTTAACCTTATCACGATCACGGTCAGCAAAGTCAACGTCGATGTCAGGCCAGTCGTCACGGCCGATGTCGATAAATCGGAAAAACAGCAGGCCCCACTTGATCGGATCTACTTCTGTAATTCCCAGTGTGTAGCACACAAGGCTTCCAGCGGCAGAACCACGGCCAGGACCGACACGAATGCCCTGATCCTTAGCCCACTTGATCATGTTGCCTACAATGATGAAGTAGACAGAGAAGTCCTTCTGCTTGATGATGCTCAGTTCCTCTTCGAGACGAGCGACATACTTCTCATCTCCATCAAGACCAAGATTCTTTAGACCAGCACGAGCCTTCTTTTCAAGCAGCGCCTGTGGATCTTCATTCTTCGGCTTAGGAAGAAGGTCGAGACCAGCGTGGTAAGGATAGTCACCGATCATGTCCGCTACGAGATTCGTATTGGTGATGATATCGGTTCGATCAATACCCTGCTCAAGGAATGCATTGCGCTGCTCCTCAGCAGATCGCAGATAGATCTCAATTTCCTGGAACGTCATCGTTCGGTTAGGATAGAGGTAATTAAACCTCTCCATGATTTCCATCTTCTGAGACTTGGCCATGTTGAACTCGCCGTCTTTAATGCTCTTAGGATTCGTAGAGAGAATCAGCATTGCTTCTTCAATCCACAGATCTTCCTTACGAGCATAGTGACAGTCACTCGTCACCACCGGGCGAATATCGAGAGAGTCTGCAATGTGAAGAAGACCCTGATTCATTTCCAGCGGATTGTGAGCCTGTACCTCAATGAAGAACCTCTCACCAAAGATGCTCTTGAATCGCTGAGCAATCTTGATTGCCTTTTCGGCATTGCCAGCTTCAAGCGCCTTGCAGATGAGTCCATTGAGACATCCGGACAGAACGATCAGCCCGTCATTGTGCTCCTCAAGAACCTCCATGTCGATACGTGGCTTGTAGTAGTATCCTTCGCGCCACGCAATTTCGTTAATGGTTTGCAGTGTCTTGAGTCCAGTCTCATTCTGAGAAAGGATGATGAGGTGATTGTAGACGCTGGTACCGTCTGTCCGCTTGTTCTTGGCAGTCTTATCGAAACGACCAGTCTCGGAGATATAAGCCTCAACGCCGAGAATAGGCACAATGCCTGCATCCTTGGCCGCTCGCTGAAAGTCTCGATGCCCTGCCAGTGTTCCGTGGTTAGTCTGAGAAAGATGTGTCATCCCCAGCTCCTTGGCCCGAGCCATATACTCATCGGGGGAATTCAATCCATCAAGAGCTGAGTAGTAATCATGAAGATGAAGCTCAGTAATGTTCATGGTTACCTTTCTTGTTGTGTAGGTCTACACTATCAGCCCTGATCAGAGCTGTCAAGCAAGAAGGCCCCCTTTCGGGGGCCACTCGCAAATCTATTACCAACCAACCTCAATTGAGGTAGCGGCATCGTCAGCCTTCTGCGTTGAAGCAGTTGCAGGCTGAGCATCATCGTCGTCGTTAGCGAAGATTCGCTTCCAGTCACCAGGAGACTGAGTGTAGAACTGCTCCTGACTGAATACCCTCTTCTCGTAGTCGGTCTCGTAAGGAATGTTACGAAGAACCTGAGACTCGATATCGAATAGCTCTAGGCTATCGAAGTCGAACTTGTCAAAGGTCGTATCGTTCTTTACCTCACGAAGAGAATAGGTTGAGTCAGTACCAGAACCACGACGGGTTAGCTTGTACGTCTTCTCAGTGATGGAGCCCTCTTCGTCGGTCTCCTCCATCAGGTCAGCTACGAATGAAGAGTTTAGACCACGGCTTAGAACATAAACCTCTGGCTCATTGCCATCACCACGATCAACGAGAACGTTGATGTAGTAGTTACGACGCTGACTGTAACCCTTCTCCTTGCTTCCCTGCTTTGCTACACGAGCCTTCTCACAGGCCCAGCAGCGATTGTCCCTGTCGGTTTCAATCGTGCAATTTGCACGGAACTTGAAGTTCCCATCTAGGCCCTGGTGCTCAACTGCACCAACACCAACACCCTTGTTGGGATCGTAATTCCTTGCCTCAGTGTCCATCTCCTGTAGAAAACGAACCTTTACAGACTCGTCAACTCCAAGACGGAGATACTTAGGCTTTGGACGATCGGCATTCTTTGCTCGCTCCTCGCGCTCAGCCGCCTGTTCGGCCATCTTCTTCTTGTAAGCGCGGATTGCATCGAGACCCTTTAGTTCTGACATTTAGTTTATTTACTCCTAGTTTAATTTATTGAGGCTTCTAACGAACCTACTATAAATAGTATAGCAGATCAGGGACGACTAGGTCAATCTCCACTGCTGATACTCAAAATTGGACACACTGTTCTTGATGCAATGAACAATTTCATCGTCCGTCATATCGCCTGCGTCCTTAGCTCCATGAGGATACACAAGCTTGAAATCTGTTGCCGCCCATCGAACTCGCTTTCCACGAACTCGACTGGCAATTAGATTTCCAAGCTCACGACCAGGATTGTGACCCTGGCAGTCATTAGGGTCTTCGCACTTTCGGCAATTCTTCTGAACGTACTTTGACTTGTCATCGAAGTCCGTCATGATCACGATACCTGAGAAATACCGTTCAAGCAAGTCAATGTGCAGATTACTTAGGTTTCCGCCTAGCAATGCTACTACATTTGGATAACCAGCTTGATGGATTCTCATAGCATCAAAGCTAGCTTCACAGATGATTACTGTGTCACCGGCCTTTTTTGCTCTGTGCAAATTCCACATTGTCCGGCTAACCGGAAGTGCAGTGGAATTCTTAAAACGCTTAGACTCAAGCGCACGACCGATCAGACCGATGTAGTTTCCTTCCGGATCGTGCATCGGAACGGTGATCATGTCGTTCTTAGCAGAGTATCCAATGTAGAACTCGTGAAGAACATCTTCATCGAATCCTCGTTCTTCAACCATGTAGCGAACTGCATCTGGATAAGACCAGAATGATTCATACATGCGATCAAACGGAGCAGCGGGCATGGTGTCAAAATCAACTCGCTGCTTCTTGATCTTCTCAATCTTCTGCTGAGCTGTCAACTTTGCTCCAGTCTTCCTCTTGAGAATGAAGCGCATCGCTTCAAACTCCTTGAGAGGAAAAGCTGACTTTCTCTTGACTAGCTCAACCAAGTTGCCACGCTCGGAACACATGGCATTAAAGCACAGGAAGACTCCTGTCGCCTTTGAAACTGAAAAGCTTGGAGTCTCCGTGTTGTTGTGGAAAGGACAAAAGCAGATGAAATCCCTACTCGTTTCAGAGTCAATTTCTAGACCGAGGTCATTCAAGACCGCTTCGATCTGTTCCTCTGAGTAGACATTGGTATTGCCTGTCCATTGCATATCCCTGAGATCTCCCAAGCCTTTCGCCTCCCTAGAAATATCCCATATGCTGTGATCAGAAAGTTATATGATCCGTCTTCTCTATATTCAGTTGAAAAGTAAGGCCCCAAATCAAGGATTGGAGCCCATCCACGGTCGCGCATTTCAGTCAGCAGCATGCCTTCAAATTGTGCTCTCAGCCGTGGAAAGTCGGAATCATCTCTGATAATTCCGTCCACCTGAAACCTTTTGACATGACTATGCATCATTTACGCGCCGTAACTTTCCTTCCAGATACCGCGATCAAGGTCAGCCTCAAGGAAGAACCCGAAGTCTGAACCATGACGGTTCTTTCTGGAAATAACTTCAATCAGGCCGCTGTCGTTGTCACGGTGGACCGCGAAGGCCATATCAGCATCATACTCGATCTGCTTGGACCATGCAACCTGGCTCAGCATCGGAGGGTTGTCCTGACCTGAGATACCATCGTTGTTAGTAGCAGCAGTGATGTCGATCAGAGGAATGTTGTTCGTCATGGCTAGACGCTTAAATTCCTTTGAAAGCATCATGTTTCGCTGAGTAGGGTTAGCTGACTTTGCATTGTCGGTAAAGAGCTGGTGATAGTCACAGATCACAATGTCTGGCCTGTGCTGTTCAATCTTGCCCTGTACGACGTTAGGAGTTACGTCACCAACACCTTCGTTAGAAACGATGGTGAAGGCTGGCTTTTCAGCAAGAGACTTCTTTCCCCACTCGCGGAAGTTGTCGATGTTGATTTGTCCACGAGCAAAGTCAGTGGCGGAGAACAGACCAGAGGCCATCATCGTATAGATTCGGTCTCGCATGTTCTCAGGACTCATCTCAAGAGAGACGATCATTGGCTTGTAGCCTTGTAGCCACGCCTGAATAGCTAGATAGGCAGTGAACCATGTCTTACCACGGCCAGGCCAACCAATAGCTACGATGAAGTGGCCACCAGCCATGCCCGTAGGATAGGCTGCATCAATTGCTTTAACGTTCGTCTTGATACCGACTGCACCTGTTACCGCCGCCTTTTCCTTGACGGTTAGAAGGTGTCTCTCGGCCTGCTCGTAGTCAGTGATATCAAGGTCACGAACGTTGTTTGTGAATCGACCAAGATTGCCTAGCTCCTGCATCAGCTTATCAAGAACCTGAGCAGGTGCGTACTTGTCTAGCGCCCCCATACCCTTCTGCATGATTTCATCCATGCGAGAGTACAGGAATTCTGACTTTAGCTCCTCCAGATAGAAGGCAGGTTCGGCGTCAGCCTGCACTGCCTCTAGCTGCTTGAACTTATCAGTCAGAACGGTGATGTCCGGGATGGACTTGTACTGCATGTAATACTGACGCATTGAGATCCACACGTCCCGGAAAGGACCGAATAGATCGTCAACGTTGTCCGCCATTAGTGGAGCAATCTGCTTTGTCGCGCAGACTGAATTAATTAGCTTCTCCGCTGTTGTTGGCACGTTCCTCCATCCTTCGAACTCGCTCGGCTGTCTCAGCCATGATTTGCTTGCGCTTCTCGGCATCCTTGATCAGATCCAAGCGCATCTTGTTCAGTTCCATGTATCGGTGGAAGAAGTTGTCGATATTGTGTCCATTTGCGTCGCAAGTGAAGTAGTATTCGAGAACTTCTCGCAGTACAGGATACTTTAGATCGTTCATCGCTGTCATGAAACCCCACTGTGCTGAATAGGAGTTCACGGAAGAATCAATTCCATATCGCTCCTTATACAGCTTCTTGTACAGTGAGATCAGGGCGTGAGCCTGCTGTCTCTGATTCACTTATCCTCCAGAGTATCAACAATCTCTGTTAGCCTTGAAAAGAAGCTTCCAAGAACATCGTCTGAGACTCGCTTAAGACCTTCATCCACCGTTTCTCCTGGCAGAAGATCAGTCTCTGCACCAGCCGTAATATCAACATTCTGGAAATTGCCAAGGTTGTGCTTATACGTGATTCCCCAGCTTACCTTTTCACTCATTATATTCGTCGTCCTCCTCTCCGATGTCGCTCGTCGTTGAAAAACCAAATGGACGACGTTCGCCTTCTAGTACGTCTTCGCCGTCCTCGTCATCATCATACACCAGTCGTCCGCTGATATCAACCCACATGGCCGCTACCTTAAGAAGTGCGTCTGAGTCTCTAGACTCTACCGCAAATGCAGCCGCCACGTCAAGGGCGTTAGCAGCTTGGATGATCGCTACACCGGGATTTACTCGGTCACCAAAAGGTGTGTACTTGGCCTTAGTAGTTGCCATTGCTTACCAATCTTTTGCCTGCCACACTGGTGTGAATCCACCACCACTGGTCTTCGTGTATAGAACTACCTCATTGCGCATCATTGCTAGCAACTCTGCCTTTGATGGTAGATTCGTTCTCACTGGCTGGCCATCATTTCTTGGTCTACCCGGTCCATGATTCAGCATCATGTCGTGAAGGTCAAGAATATCCTGCTCAGTCCACAAGTATAGACCAGGCTTGCCCTGTCCGTCAAGAGAGTAGGTTAGGTATGGTCGTCTGATGAGTCCTTTTCGAATGTATCCGATCATGGACTCTCTTGTTCTTCCGACCATTTCCTCCACCTGCTTGGTGAAGAATGCCTTTTCCATGTTCTTTCTTGCAACAGTCAGCACATAGGCCACTCGCTTCTTCTCAGGATAATTCCATGCCACGAGAATGTCAGCCGCGTGATTGACTTGGAGTTTCTTATGAGCTTGACCATCGAGAAAGAAATACAGGCTAGGGTTCTTTTGTCCCCTTCTGCTGCCTGGCTTGTCTCCCAATATGTCCTCCAAAGTAAAATCCCCTGCGCATTCCACGCAGGGGAAGTGCTATGTAGAGTATAGCATCCTTCGCTGTCACCGGGCAAACTGAGTAGAGTAGTTTCGTTCTCTAGCGATCAGCCATGCCGCAAGCTTATTCTTGGTCTTATCAAGCATCCATCTTGAACCGCACTCAATACATGCTAGTTCCAGGTGATTCTTTTCAGAATACACTCTGTCAATGAATACCCTGCCACCACACTTAGTATGATTCAACGCCTGGTACCTTATCCTTTGTGTCAACCACAAGGGATGGGCTCTCAGAGCTACCGACACCAGCAGAACCGATAGAAGTTAGCAGTGAGACTAGAGCAGCAAGACCCGCTGTACCAGCAGCCTGTACCCAGCTTACATCAAATAGAGAAGTGGACACTGCCATAATGGCAACTGCGGACTGAGCAAAAGTCTTGGCCGCACGCTCAAAAGCGTCCTTCCAGAACTTACTTGTCTTCAAGATTTAACCTCCCTTGCTTTTTCTTTCATTATAGCACGGGAGATTTTATGTCAACCTCGGAATATCTTGGTTCCGATCTTACAAGTGTAGTTGATGATCGGCACTAGGTCAATGAAGACTTCGCCCGTTGAAGCAACTACGCCATATGCGAATCCTGGCTGCCAGTTCCTTGTGCGGTCATAGTCCATCTGAGTAACGTCGCACATGTGGCCGATCTCAAATCCACGCCGGGTCTCTCCAGTAAGATCAAAAGTCCTATTGTAGACACCCATTCGATGTGAGTGACCACGAACCAGAGAAACGCCCCAGGCTTCTACGTCATTTCGTACAGACTCTCCAGCATGCTTTGAAATGCTTTCTCCGTGATGAACGTAGATATCGCCATAGCGCTTAACAGCTTGATCGCCATAGTTGTGCCAAACGAATCCAGACTTCTGGTACTCGTAGAGAACTTCTGGGCTGTACACTCCATCAGTAACAGTATATGGAGCATTCTTGTCTAGCCACTTGACGTGACGATACCAGCCGTGGTTTCCATCGTGAAAGTGCTTATCGGCCTTTGGAGCTAGCTCATGAATGTCCGCAAGGAATGAGCGTGTTAGCTGAATACCAGGATAGTTGAGACTAAATCCTTCCTTAGTCGTTCCTTCTACCCACCGGCTCGTTTCCTCAGCATCATCAATGTCACCAGGAAGATCAACAGCGCCCGGCTTGAGGTACTTTAGCACGTCAAACCATAGAGACACCATACGCTGATCGTGGTGAGGGAAATGAATGTCTGATGCGAACAGCCATGTCATGTCTTTAGACATACTTGTTCCTTTCGTTGTTTTGATCAACACTAACAGGTTGTCAGCGTCTTGTCAAGGCGAGATGTTCTGCACGATTGAGTCGATTGTGTTCTTCCCATGTGCATAGGAACAAGTTCTTCCATGTGTTGTCACTCTTGATGCCTATGTGATGTACTGTCTCATCAGACTTGAGCATCCTCTTGAGCCGGGCTTCGAACACCATTCGATGTTCGTAGTACCAGCCTCCATTGAAACTCTTTGGATGTTCTGGAGCCCAAATGAGTACGTACCCATCTTCTGATAGCACTTTCTTTCGATTATGCCAATTTCTGATAGGTACGTACATCAGTATCCAAGAGCAAGGAAGTGAACGTTGACACCGTAATGGAAATAGTTGCTCTTTGAGCTAAGTTCATCAGAGTCAACCACCGCTGTGAATCCTCGGTGATCTGGCCAGTATTCCCCTCGCACACCACGAATGATGCAGTGAATTCTGGACTGCTTCTGAATTACCTGACTCGTCACAACAATAGGCTTGCATCCCACTGAGAAGAAATTTCCAAAATAGACTTCCTTCTCGTAGTGACGACCCTTCCCACCCTTGATGTAAACATAGCCTCCCATGATCTTCAAACCAGAAGTCTTCTTGATTCCGTGAGCATTGTAGAATGCGATAGGCTGATTCTCAAAAATGTACTGATCATTGCTACACATCTGATTAAGCTTCTCACGGGTGATCTGTTCGCCTAGACTCCAGCTTGTAGGCTTGTAGGGGGTAGTTGCCAAGTTATCTTCTCTCCTTCCTTATGTAGTGCTATTTCCGTAGAGGGCGCTTCAATTACTTTATCCCTTGGAAACAGCATGACATCAAAGAAGTCAGGAGAATCGATAAGTCTTCTAAGGTTCTCTGATATCAGATATATTTTACCATTGGACATATCCTTAACCAAAGTGCCTTGTCGGAATCCTAGCTTACCACCGATCTTGTGACGGGACAAGGCGGCTTCGCTTGACTTCAAGATGTACGGAAATCCCCAGCTATCGAGAATGCGCATGCTGGTAATGCGATATCGGAATTTGCCCTTTATGTAGAATAGACCATTCTCAGTCTGAACACAAGTACCCGTAGGATAATCTACGGGTACTGTTGGGGCAACTTGGGGCTTAGTCTTCCTTCGCCACAGTCTCATTGAGCTTGGCCCTTAGTTCTTCGTTCTCCTTGCGGAGACTTTCCTGCTGATCGTTCATGTCTTGTACGGCAATGGTGAAGTCAGCTCTCAGGTCCGCGATCTTCTCTTCATACTCAGCAGTAATTTGAGCAATACGTTCCTTAATAGCTAGAAACTTAAGTGTTTCCTTATTCATCAATTTATTATTTTCCTCTTTCTTCTCCAAGTATAATCACTGTAACTCAAGTCGTCCGAGCTGTCAAGTCGAGATCATCCCTTGTGGTACAGAGTGATCTTTCCATAGGAAGATCCAGATGATACACCATACATTACTGCGTAGTCACCCGTTCCGCTTCCATATACACCGAATCCTTCAATTCTATTTGCAGCAGTTGAATCCACAATGTTGTTGTACCAACTTGATGGAATTGTTACAGTAGCTGCCTCTCCTCTTGATAGGAATACAATGTCATCTCCGTCTGAACCTTCATTAGTCATACCACCAACAGGGTCACCAGATGGCTTAGTCTGGTAAACATGTCCTCTTAGGTTGATTCCTACTCCAGTGTTGTTACCATGAGCTGTGCTTAGTCTCTTGAGATAGATAGTAGCCTTTGTAGGAGTCCTCACAACACCGCCCGTGTTCAGAGCATCATAAATCTTTGTTCCGTAGAAATACATTCCTCTGTGGTTGTCATTTCCAGTCCAGTCACCCTGATAAACTTCGTCACCGTCGTTTCTCCACATACCACCATATCCAAGACGGTATGAGTCGGATGAATTTGCAGTAACTGTGACTGGTGAAGCAAGCAGGTACCTTGAAGCAGATACATACGTTGAGTGGTTTCCGCTTGAATCGTAGGAAACAACTCGATAGTAGATCGTCTTGTTCACTGGTAGACCTGAGTGGTCGTACTGCTTTGCAGCGCTTGCACCGCCCGTTACGGTAATGATTTTTCCATCTGTAGTCAGAGTCTTGGTACCGCTTCCTGCAATTGTTACAGTAGGATATCTATCGCTTCTCCAGATAACCTTTACACCGGCCGTGTCTGATGCTGATGGATTGGTCCAGTTCAGACGATAAGTACCAGTTGTGGTGCTTGAGGAAAGTGCGGTAATCTTGAATCCAGAAGGAGTTCCTGGAGCCGTAGTGTCTCCCGTTGGTGGAGTCACGTAAGTATCTGGAGCATTGGAGAATGATAGACCATCAAGCATAACATTCGTCTTTGTTGCCACAGATGAATATACATAAACGCTACCAGCAGAGTTTACTACGAGAACAGTTGCCTGGGCGTCAGACGTTGTGGTGTAGGAAACTGTTGAAAGGTAAACCGTCTTTGTTGGCCTAAATCCAGATGGGAGCGTGAAGATAGGTGTACCTGAACCCTTAGTCCATCCAGAAACAGCACCACGAAGGTACGTAGTTCCGTTGCTACTGAAATAAGAAGGAGTGTAGGCACCAGATACCGCAGCACCATTCTGCAATGTGGTAGCTTCCCAAGGTGGGTCTCCATCAACATCAAGATGGCCGTATACTCGAACGTTTCGAGCAGTCGTCATGTCTTCATCAGCATTTGCATAACTAGACAGTACAAACTGACCTGTGGCGTTCGTGAGAACCCATCGTCCAGGATACGTGGCGTCATTCATTCCGTAGAATCGAATTCCGTGCTCTTCAACTCCAGATGGAGAGAAGTTGGTCAACTGAGTTGATGCTCGGTTACCGGCAGAGTCTGTGTAGTTTACATATCTAACTGCACCGGTTCCACCTTCTGACTGTAGAATTACGCCAGGATAGAATGGTGTATCTCTACGTCCTCCAACCGTTGATCCCCATACATTGTCTGGAAGATCAAGCTCGGACTTGGAAATGATAATTCCACCATTGCTCTTGACATAGTCAGACTGTAGCATGATCTTGCTCGCAGAAGCTGTGCGGAATTCTGTTCTTGTTCCCATTTCAAGCTGAACGTCATCGACATAAACAATATCTCCGGTCGCTCCATTGAACCATGAGAATGAGAACTCTACAGAATAGCAGGTGTCAGGAATGACGATTGGAGAGATGAATGAGAAATTCACCCATGCTGTGTTGGTTACTGCCTTTTCAATGAAGTAACCATTAATCATTGCACCGGCTTCGTCCATGAACTTAACAACAAGTCGGACGTTCCTTCCGGTTGCTGTACCCATCATTGCATAACCAGTTACAGTTACCTTCTCACCGATAAGCTCCTGATTTGTAAGAGTTGATACGGAATACTTACCAAGCAGCTCTGTTGTCGCCGGATTTGAAATTGTACCAGTTGCGGTGATCTTTAGGGAATTTGTATCTTCTCTACCAACAGTGGTCTCCTGAGAAAGAGTTGTGTTGGCCATTCCTGTCCATCCAGTAATTCCATCTTCAAACGTTGCGTCATAGATGTAATTTGGATTACGATCATAAATTCCAACGAACACGCTTCCGTAGTCAGCATCCTTGTTGATCAGCGGAGGAGCAATTCTGATATGAGCTGCATCATTCCAGTCTCCATCCATGACATGACCGACCATTCCAGGATACACTTCGTCTGCATCGCCAGTGTAGAATCTAATGGCGTGATCGAAAATAGATCCCTGAATGTTTTCAACAGAAACGGCCTTCTGACCATTAACGTCTGTCGTAGCAACCTTTGCTGGGGCACCATTTTCATATGCTTCAATTGAGAACTGGTCAAGCTGAGCAATAGATCCAGTTGCAACATCCCATTCCACATAAGGAACAAGGTATCGAACAGACTGGTTGAGGGATGCTGGGCTATATGGGTCCTGGTGCTCTCCCTGAGTACCGAGAACACCTGTTGCACCAGCTCCACCTCGACCACGAACATATCCAGTTACAGTAATCCAGTCAGCAGTTGTGCCAGAGCTACCGGTCGCAATCTGAACTTCTGAATTGTTTTGGACCATCATGTACTGATTCGCTGCATATCCAGAAAGAAGACTGTAATCAGTTGGCATCGCGTGCTTCTTTGTAGGCGTGGTAGCATCATCGACATAATCCCAATCAATAATGTTATTGGAATTGTCGAATCCAAAGAGGCCGACCTTGATACGCGGTGGAGTAGTTACTGTTACGTCATCAAACCATCCCTGAATTCCTGCCACCGGGCTTCCAGAAATACCAGCCTGAATTTCAAAACTGGCTGTCACTGCGCCCGCTGGAGCAGTTCCAGTGGAAGAGAATTGAGACCATGTCGTTCCATCAATAGGAATTACGACACCATTGACATCAACTGGAGGCGGCATATCATTAAATGTTGTACTAATGGTCGCATTAGCAGCGTCCTTCCATACGATGTTCATCTTTAGATTGTCTCGGATGACAGTGCTGTTTGGGAGCATTCTTGCAGAGAATGTGTAGGTGTAACCAGCCTTAACGTTAACGACTGTTCCCATTCCGTATACACCATTAGATGATCCACTCTGGTCCCATCGGACAGATGCTGTACCAGTGAACTTCTTTGTGGTGTCTCTCGTAATAGTGTTCGTGCCGTAAGCAAACCACCCAGTCGTATTTGTTTCAAAGCCAGGGTTAGAGTTTAGAGTTGCTACAGAGTATGCACGAATACGTGCTGAGATTCGATATAGAATCGTTGGGTCATAGGCAACCTTGGTAACACCAACGGCATTACGAAGAACTAGTCCTGAGCCAGTGAATTCAAATAGGGATTCAGCAGAGTAAGCACCAGGGTCAGTCTTCTGAACAACGGCACCATTTGAAAGCCATAGGCTACCGTCCTGCATGTAGTCGAACAGCTTTGCGTAGGTGTTGTTCTGCATTGGAGCGTCAAGGGCTGTTACCTTGATTGAGTTGACTGCAAGATTACGGAATTCAGCATATCCGTCATTACGGATGATCCACCCGCTTGTACCGGCCACATAATTGGCAGAATGAATTCGTGAATTTACACCATCAGCAGATGGATTGCTTGGGTCACCAACAACAATGCGTCCTCGAACTGTGGCATCACCAAACTGGGCACCACCAGTCATGTTAATTGACCATGCTGGCTGCCCTGAAAGACCATTTGCCAAAGCGGTGGAACGGATTTCACCAGTACGGATGATTCCACCATCAATAGAAGTGGTGCTTGGTGCTCTCCATGGTGAAGCAGTTGTTGAACCAGTAAGCTTTCTCTCGATCTGTAGGCCATCAAAGTAAACAGATCCTGTGTTGTACAGACTCATGTAAGTCATGAGAGTGCTGTTTGCACCAGTGTTAAATGTTCCAGAAATTCTAGTCCATGTTCCATTGGCCACAACGATTGGAGTTCCACCAGGCTGTGGATAAGTAACTCCGTCACCCATCTTGACACCAAAGCCGACCGTCTTATCACCGGAGCCTGTTGGATTGAATACCCATACAGAAGCAATGTAATCAGTATTTGGCTCTACAATGATATTGTAGTCGGTGAAGCTTGATCCTTGGTAAACTCTAGAGAATGTTCCTCCACCGGTCCATGTGTGCTTAAGGCACTGAGTTCCGAACTTTGGAGTGACTTCCGGAGCAGTAGCAATTGCCCAAGTGGTTGTACCGCCGTCATTAAATGTTACGGTCTTTCCTGTATACCAAGTTGACTGGAATTCAAAATCGGCGTACTGAGGTAGAATAATGTTCGGAGCATCCTGCAATAGCAACGCCGCCGCTCGAATTGTTCCGCCATTGATTTCAAGAGTGTTGTTTGATAGCTGATATCCAGTAGATCCAGCAACGTAGTTTGTACTCTTGATCGTACCACCAGTGTCAACAGTCAATGAATTCTTGATTAGTAGTGCGTTGATAATACCCGTACCAGCAGTGATCTTGTTTGCTTCTAGAGAAGCGATCTTGGCAGAGGTGATGGTGGCGTTTGCAATATATGCATTGCTGATGAGACCAATAGTTACTGCGGCAACAGCGGATGAAGCAGACTTCAATCCACCTCGGTCAACGGCAATAACTCGAACCCAACGAGCCAGAGCGGAGTCCTGAGCAGGAGTATTAAAAACTTCTGAAACGAATGTGCTTCCAGGCTCAACCTGCAATTGTCCAATCATTGTGGAGTCGCTTGCGGTGAATGTAGACGTAGTTCCCAGGTGAACCTCAAGATAGCTAACGTCTGCTTCTAGACGACCAGATGTTGCCTTCTGCAAGGAATGGCTAACCTGGACACTCATTACATCTGCTACAGCAGTTGGAGCAGCAGGAGTAGATGGAGCCGTATTCGCCGCCGTCGCATTTACAGCAGAAGAGAATGCTGATCTGTTTGTGCTTCTGTCGAATGCCTGGACTGAGAAATTGTACTGGACACCAACAACTAGACCTCCAATAGTAATTGAGGTCGTGCCTACGGGAACGTTTACGTAGTCGTAGGTGCTACTTGCATTCTGCTTGTATCGGACAACATATCCGGCAAGATCAGTATCGGATGGGGCAGTCCAAGAAACTGCCGCCGTAGCAAAAGCAGAATCATTTGTGTCCACTGTCATCGTTGCTGCAAGGCCAGTAGGAACACCAGGCGCAGTCGTATCTACATCAGTTGGTGAAATTGGGGTAGCTGACACAGTGACGTAATTTGAAATGCTGTCGAACACGTCACGAGATCTAATCTTGAAGTAGTGCGTTACACCAAGAGAGCTGGAATCATATACGAGAGTGTTTCCAGTTCCGCTGTATACACGATTAGCATTGCTTGGGGTAAATCCTGCACCGGTCGTGCTCATGTAAACATCGTAAGCAGCAAGGTCGTCGATTGTCTGAACATCCCAACGCATGCTAATTCCACCAACGATACCAGCAGCAACTACACCTGTTGGATCAGGTGGTGGCGGATTGGTGGCAGATACAGTCGTAGATGCGTCTGAGAAGTTGCCTGTCGTGTCCACAGCAAATACGGTAATAGATAGTGTAGCCTGTGGAGTGCCGAAGAATGCCTTATTTGTTTCGAATGGAAGATCGTAGAAAGTGTTTGTAGTCTTGACATCTCGGTAAGTAACTCCGCTCTGAACTCTTACAATGTAGTGAGAGAAATCCATAAGAGGAGTTGCATCTTCATTCTGAGTAACAGCATCCCACTTACCAGAGAAAGCACTTCTATTGACAACCCATGTGACATTCTGCACCGGAGCCGGGGCAAGAGTATCAGTAACAGTTGTCATAGGGAACACTCGACTCCATTCAGAAACATTCGTTCCATCATTGGAACGAAGCTGAATGTTATAGTCAGTGCCTGGTGTAAGATCTCTTAGAAGAATTCTCATATGTTGATTTCCAATGCGTACTCGATGTCCATTTCGCTATCGTTAGTCTTTGTCTTTGGAGTAGAAAGGACTGTTCTGGCTACCAAAGCGTAATCGTTACTGATTGTGTCGCTGTCTTCTGCTCGGATTCCATCGAATACAATGTTCCCCGTTCCTGTTGATGAAACAGTGATCTTGGTAATGTTTTCCCAATCAGGAGTTCCTGTTGCAGTTGTCGCCGTCTTTCCGAATGACTTCACATCATATCCAGTGGCCGCAGCAAATGTGTATGAATAGTAGTTCGTATCGTCAGTCTTAAACTGAACAGTCACATCATTGATTGTGGCATCTGCTGAATAAGCAAGGGAAAGGAAGTCGGCATCTGAGTATCCAGACAGATCAAGTGCAATTTCTGCAAGGGTGCTGCTCTGGCCTCCTGCGAGCTGCAAGGCATCTGTTCCGATTCTGGCAATAGTTGTCTCCCATGTGCCAGTGTCCCATGCTTCTGCTGTTGAATCGAAGTCTACAATGATTGAGCTAGCTCCAGCATTCTGCGCCGGGCTTCCGAACCACAATCCTACCTCATAAATCTTTCCCACAAACTCCTGCGGGATGACGCCCTTGAATACCACCTTGTCATTTACAATGTCAGCGGCAGTAATGCTAATAAGGACTCGATTTGTTTCAAAATCAAGAACCGTGTCATTTACGGAGGCAGCACTATTACCCACGCCAATTGCAATTGATTCTGCAATGCGTGGGATGTACCCTGCCAGGTAACGGAAAATGACTGACTTGCCCTGAGTAGTTATCATACCTTTGTCATCCTAACGTCGATCTGAATTGATTCGTCTACATCTGGAACTTCCAGAACAACATCAACAACCTGCTGACCATTCTCACCGACTCTAATTGTCTGGCTAACAACGATCACTGTATCAGGTGGAAGCAGGATGGAAGTCTCATTGTCTTCTCCTGTTTCCTCTGGCTCATCAATTTCTGCGAGTGATTCGCTGTCAACATCAATGACATCGTCGGTATCGATTACATCAGTGGTCTCTTCTTGATCGACCTCGATTTCATCAGGATAGCGTGCATCAACAACCCCAGGTGGTAGAAAGAAGTTGGGGTTGATGATGACATCTGGCTTCTTGATGACTTGATTGCTGTTAATGCTCATGAAGCAATTATATCTGAGCTGTTACTCAAAGCAAAATTAAGCCTTGACGCGTCGCAAGGTAAGCTCTGTGTCATCGAATCCGCCACTAAAGCCTCTTCGAATTCCGACAACAAAGTACCTATGTGTCACAGGATCGAAATCCTTTTGTGGGTAATTGATTGATACGATGTCTCCAAGCTGAATCAATGGGTTACCAAAGATCGTAGCTTCCACCTCATCGCATCCATCTGCCCAATGATGAGTAATCCAATCTGCGAGAGCCTGTGCGGCGGCCTCAGTCTGAATCCAATCTGACTGAATCTCTGTTTCAACAAGTCCACGACGACGAATTGCATCTTCGTTCTTTGAAACAATCGTCTTCTCCTCTTCCTTGTTGACAGTTCTTCCATAAATCATCATTTGCTGCGTCACAGGATTATCGGCTCCGAAGGTAAGAGTATCCTCACCATTAATCACCGCGTTTGATCTGTAAGCATTTGATAGCAAGAACTTAGCTCCAAATGGATCAGCAGTGTATTCCGGATTGATCACCTGACTTGTGTTTGAGAAGTACAAGTTTGAGTGAACAGCAGGGAACTTATCAAACTGAACATCGAACTCTCTCACCTCGTGACCGATAGGACCAAAGTCGTCAAAGAACCTCTGAGCATATCTTGCCCACAACCACTTCTTCCTTTTCTTCACAATGTGACTTGTGTAATGCCACTTGTAAAGCCATTCGGAGTCAGCCTGGCTGCTTACGATTCCACCGCGAATTCTGTCAAACATTGCAGTGGTATCGATGTGTAGATCCTCAGTTGTTCCGTTTCCGTACAGATATTCGAAATCAGCATGAGTGCTTCCACGAGTGAATACACCAAATCGTCCAGTAAGAGGCTCCTTCTTTGATACAGGAATTGTGAATGTCATGGTTGGGATACCATTAATGCTCACCTGAATTACGTGACCAACAAAGGCTCCGGGATCTCCATAAACACCATTCTCCATTCGGATGGCGATGTCAATGTCATACCATACATTCTTGGAAATAGCCATAGCCACTCCCTTTCCCTTATCTGGACCAAATCGTTCCAGCTTTCCAGAAGTTCTTCTGATGTAGAAGTTGCATTCATTCTGATACTTTCGTCCACCAGGAAGTCTGTCAGTTCGACAAAGCTCAAGGTAGTAGCCCTTGTCCTCTGTTCCCAGATTGAAAGCAATTCCTGCCATTCCATGCTTGTATCCTGAATCGCGGAATCTGACTCTGGTTCCCACATACCAAATACTCTTATCTGGTTCGCTACCACGAGAAGCCACGTAACATGTGTTGACGTTTGTCTTCGTTGTGGCCTTCAAGCTGATGGTTGACTGATCCTTATTGTGAACGAATCCTCCAGTCCATGACTTATAGCTTCCATTGTAACTGGCTACTCGGACTCTATACCCCGCCGCGTCATTTCTGTGAGCGGCTGGATAAGTGTTCCAAAGACCTCGTTCAACGTCGCCATACCACCCAGAGAAATAGTTCTTGTAAGAAAGGAATGGAGAACTCAGTTCCTCATCGACCTGCTTCTTTTCATCAGCATTCTTGAGAGCCTTGAATGTCAGAACCCCAGACTTGTTGTAATACCAATAGCCCTTTGTTCCGTAACGCATCAGCTCACCTTCGATTTCTACAATGCCCTGATACGGCCACACAGCCGCCTCAGACCCCGTCATACGGATGAAGTCCTGTGTGGAGTTCATGCTTTCTCTTAGCTGGCTACTTCGAAGAACAACATCTCCTTCTGGCTGCCACACAACATCCATCTTTGGAATTCTGCGAACCATATCAGAAATGCTTGTCTTGCTGTATCGAACTGTTACATTGTTTGCCTCGTAATCATATGACTGAGAAAGGTCAACAAGATCAGGCTCCTTGGTTCCATCCTTTACTCCATCAAGCTGCCAAGCGATTGGGTTTCCAATATTGTAAGCTCGATCTCTGGTGAGGATTTGCAAGATTCCAAATTCATCAAAATAGATTGCACTCTGAGTTGTCACAGCAAGGCTGGAGAAGATCTCCCAAATGCTCTTTTCTCCATCAGTCCAGAAGTAAGGAACCAGCGTTGCCTTATCATCATCGATCTTTTCATACTTGTAATCGGTGAATCCAATAACATCACAGAGCTGCCATACAATTCGACCAAGAGTCATCTGCTCGAAGAACATCTTTGGAGGCTTAATCTCCTGCATGAACTTGGACGCATCCTTGAGCTGTACGTTGCAGCTTTCCTGACCTTGTCCCTGCCAGTTATCTACATACATAGTGAATTGTCTAATGTAGCTGAATCCACTTCCACCGGCCGGTGTCTGATCAATCCCCAGACTGTATGTCATCTTGACATTCTTGTCGATTAGACCATAAAACATTGATTCTGTATTTGTGTTGTTGTATCTACCATCAATGTTTGACAACTCGACTGATGCTGTATTTGAAGATGCATTTCCTAGAGGAGTCAAGAAGCTGGTGTCAGACATGGTGAAATTGTAATCAGCACTCATAAGAGTGTCGGTTAGATCAACTTCAAGTCTGGCAGACATCTCAATGATTTCCAGATACTTCTTTAGAGCAGATACAGTGTTGACCATGAGACGGACGCCCTTAATCTGAATAGGGTTTTCTCGGTAAACAGTCGTTCCCCATGTTCCGTTCGCCTGTCGATAGATCGTTACCTGTCCATCTGAATTGGCGATAATGTCACTAGCGACAGTTGTCCAGGTTGTTCCATTTGTTGTAATCTGGATATCGTAGTCTACTGGCCAGCATCCTGCGGAGGTCTCAAAGAGGAAATACAGCTTGTTGGTCCATGATGAAGTCTTATAGATTACATATGGCTGCACTGTCTTGGTAAATCCATTAAGACCACCAATGAGGCTGCTTGCCACCGGGCTTGACCAATACTTGTAGATATCATCATAGTCAGCAATATAGAATCGCTTGTCCGCTGGTCTGTCTGTGTATTCTGTAACAAATCCCTCTACACTCGCACGCGCCTTGGCAATTCCCTTCTTGGAAGGACGAAGAGGATCAACAATAGATTCGATTGGGTAGTATTCAGTGTCATTACCTTCGTCGTATTCTGCGGGAGTATTGTCAATTGTCTGGATGCCAGCATATCGATTATGATTCCACTCAGCAATAAGTAGAGGCTTGGCCGTTACGGCAAGCCCTTCCTTTAGTAGCTTGTTTACATAGAATGTCGTTGTTTGCATATTATACTTGCTCCATAGTTACTGATACTTCCCACATGTCGTAAGATCCTCTTTTAACGAGTGAGGCATTGAAGTCGGAAAACATAACTGAATATGTTTCTACTGTTCCGTCTCCATAACTCAATTCAAGGTTAAAGGCTCCTGGGTTGCTGTCATAGAAGTTTTCAATTTCATTAGCTCCCCAGTAGCCATCAACTGTGAAAGCGGCAGAGTGCGGAAGATTCTGCCATGACACGCTAAATGTTCGCTTGTCTGCGACAATGTACTTTCTTAGCGTACCATTGACCATACGCTGCTTCTTTTCAATTCGTTCAACGTCAACTGATAGTTCACCACGGTTGTGGTCTGTGACAGCATTGTTAGCCCATCTCATCAGTCTTGGCTTTGGTAGAATCACTTGACTACTCTGCTCCTTCCTCTATTGCTCTCGATCTTGTTGAGTGCCTTTGCGATAACCTTTTCAAAATCAATCTCAGTGTTGATTGCTTCGGCATTGATATTGAAATTGTAAGTGTTCCCGCCTCCAGAGTCAATTCTGTCAATTCCATTCTCCAGCTTAGCTGTTAGTGGAGCGGTTAGAACTGCCTCGTTCTTGTGAAGGTTGGCAATTGTGTTGTCGTACTTAACCTTTCCACCAGTTAGAAGACCTGGAATACCAAATGCGCCAGGTGGAATTGTCTGACCATTTCTCCATGTCTCGAAGTGAAGGTGAGGACCAGTTGAATTACCAGTGTTACCAGAGTAACCAATTAGCTGTCCTGGACGAACCTGCTGACCAACGCTTGCACTTCTTCTGCTAAGGTGAGCATAAAGTGTTCTGTCCATTCCATTTCCAACAACAATGTATCTACCATATGAACGGTATCCACCATTTCCACTTCCATGAAGGTCGGAAGATGTTGTTACAGTACCACCCATTGCGGAGACAACTGGAGTTCCCGTTGGAGTCGCAAAGTCAGTTGCTCGTGGAAGGTTGGTGTGCTGTGAATATGGTCTTGAAACTGGAGCATTGATTGGTCTTCTGAATCCAGAATTTCCTGCCAATGCCTGGAATGTTGTCGCAGCAACAACAGCTCGGGCCATATCTTCCCACTTTGCATAAGCGCTTGGGAATGCTGAAACCTGAACTGCCTGTGCAGCCTGCGCAAGAGACATCTTGTCCCTGTTAGGGAAGTCGAATAGACCTCTCTGTCCCTGAGCACCACCGTGGAAGAACATTCTTGTTGCTTCTGATGGAGTTGTACGAGCCTTAGCAGAACCCCATGCGGCACGCTGCTGGAATAGACCAAGGGAGTCACGGTCACCGTAATTTAGGTTACGAAGTGTGGACTCCTGCATAGCAGTCATAATTGCAATAATAAGGTCTCGCTGGCTAGCTCCTAGTCCCTTACCAGTACCAATGATGGTGGCTGCGTTCTGCATCTGAGTTGCATTAAGTCCAATTCCACCATAAGTACCTGCTGAACCAGCAATAGCAGTTCCATCCATTCCGAGCATCAAAGCCTGTTCTGCACCAGTCTGAATACCTTCCTGGATAATAGCCTGCATCATTCCTGCCATACCAGCACCAAGAACACCTGCTAGACCCATTCCTTCACCAGCTCCACCAATTCCTGGCTCTACTCGACCATTGTTAAGGTTTTCCATGAAGTCGGTACCGTACTTACGTACAGCCTTATCCTTCATCATGAATTCACCCTTCTTGGCACGAATATCAATCTCAGAATGTGCACGACCACCAGAGTAACCAGTTCTACCAGATCCACCGGCCTTTCCTCCAATAAGACCACCCTCGTGGTGAGAGTCTAGAGACTTGTTCTTTCCAGACTTCTCATTAAGGCCAGACTTAGGAAGGGTACCCTTAGATACCCATGTGGAGAACTGTCCAATGGTTAGACCGAATGCACCCTCAGTGATTTCGTTGGCAACAGACTTACCAATCTTGTCCCACGCAATTGTGTTCTTTAGATTGGATGCGGCAGTCTTGATGTTCTTGTTTAGACTGTCCTTGATGTACTTGCTCCAGTCATCGCCCTTATCCTTTAGGTTCACTCCGTACTTCTTGTATGCGGCTTCAACCTTCTTGATGTGCTCGTCAAGCTCCTTCTTGTTACGTGGAACAAATGCCTTTAGAGTTGCAAGCTCAAGTTCAATAGCACGCTTTGCAGCTTCGTACTTTCTCTGCGTTGACTTGATCTTGTCCTGCGTCTCCTTCTGCAATGCTTCACGCTGAGCCTGAATCATCTTGTTGTATGCTTCACGCTCAATCTGGATCTGCTTGTTTGCACGCTCACGGGCAATCTGCAATGACTTGTTGGCAGCCTCGCGCTGAGCGTTAAGAGCTTCCTGCTCACGCTCCTTACGCTTTTCTAGCTGCTTCTTTTCAGCCTCTTCCATCTGCTCGATAACCTTGAGACGACGATCCCTTTCAGCCTCAAGAGAGGTGACCTGCTTGTTAAGTCCCTCTACCTTCTTATCGGAAGCGGACTGGCTTGCTGCTGAGGCGTCTTCTGTTGCCCAACTGTCGAGATTGGCCTGCATGTTGTTACCAATCTTTGCAGCCTCATCTAGGTTACCAGAATTGATGGCAACGTTGAAGTCAATGCCCATGTTTGCCATTTCGGCAGCGCGCTGAATACGAGTCTTCTCAGCCTCGAAGATCTTCTGACGGGTTGCTTCGGCCTCTTCCTCAGCCTTGATAGCATCCTGAATCTTCTTGATTCGTGCGTCATAATACTTGTTGGTCTGGTCAGTACGCTTGTCCCACTTCTTGTCGTGGTTCTCCATGATGGATTCCCACCTGTTGTCAAACGTCTTCTGCTTCTTCTCGTACTTCTTGTCAAGGGCTTCCTGCTTGGCTTCGAATCGCTTTTCGGTTCTTTCCTGACGTGCGTCGAACCTGTCGTCTGCTCTCTCCTGTGCGTCATCAAGGGCCTTGGAGCGTGCCTCAGCATTACGGTTAATGCCATCGATCTCATTCTCCATCTGCTGATTCATCAATTCCTCAGCCTGGCCTAGCATCTCATCCTGGGTGTTAGAGAAGACATCCTTGTAAGCACTGACAAACTGGTCAACATTGTCAGAGTTTGCTTCCCACGCGTCCATGTTCTCTCCAAGAGAGACAGTTGACTTATCCAGAGACTTCTTGAATCCGTCTTCTAGTCTGGTTGCATCTTCTAGACCTGCCATTCTTCGGTACATGTTCATGATATTGAGTCTTTCGGCGTCGCTTGTTTCGACACCGGCCCTAGAGCGCTCACGAAGAGAAGAGTAGTATCCATCCTCAGCCTGCTTTACAGACCATAGCTGCTTTTCCATCTTCTGCAATTCTGGCATGTACTCGGCAAGATCACCGAACTGATCGGTCGCCTTACCCTTTGGAATGCCCTGCATGTCTGCGAATTCCTTGTTGAATCCTCTCATTGCATCAAGGGCGCGCTGCGTGCGGTGAATTTCAGCTTCGGACATACCAAGCTTACCCATCTCGTAGTCCGCAATTCCATCCTTTGCGTTCTTCTGTAGGTATTCGGTCCAGTCAGCAAATGTCTCAATTCCCATCTTCTTGAAGTCCTTGGAATACTTTTCCTTGTACTTCTTGAATAGGCTTAGTGATTCGCTGTTCACGGTTTCATTGATCTTGTCAAAGACCTTCTTCTTCTCGGCATCCTGAGTGTTGTCGTAGATGTCCCATAGATCCTTAGCATTCTGCCTTACCTGCTCACCGGCCTTCTGCTGAATAGTAGAAGGATTAGCAAAGAATCTTGCGAAGCTCTCGGAGCCTGACTGGTCGAACTTTAGATTTGCAGCATCGGAGAAGTCTGTTGCAGCATCCTGTAGACGCTTCTTTACAACGTCTTCGACATCCTCAAAGTCAATCTTGACCTTTAGCTGTGATTCGAATTCGGCATTGGAGAACTTCTCACCCATAATGGCAAGGGCTACTCTGGTAGCTTCCTGCGCCGCGCTTACAGTACCACCGTGAAGACGAACCTTTGTTCCCTCTTCAATAGCACGAGCCCACTTCTCAGCCTTAGATGAGTCATAATACTTCTGCATGTCATTGTAGGCATCCTTGCTGTTCTTCTTGAATTCGTTCATTCGGTCATTCATTGACTTTAGGTTTTCAGAATTCGTAGCAACAATCTTCTGTTGCTCGGTGTAAGTGAACCCTAGAGTCTTTGCCCACGCCTCGGAAGACTTAGCAATGTTCTCCTGCTCCTTACGAGAGGCTGCAATGTTCTTATTGATGATGTACCAGGCTGCACCGATAGCAAGGGCTGCTGCCAGCATTGTTCCCATGATCGCTGACATACCACCCATCGCTGCAATTGGGCCTGCCATTGAAGCACCAATTGATCGGAATGCTGTCACACCACGTGAAGCAACTCCACCAAACATTGAACTTGCTGCTGAACCGACCGCTGCAATTGCAGGCATAGCGGCAGCTCTTAGGGCTCCACCGAACTTCATGATTGGACCTAGAAGCATTGGGCCGATTAGAGCTGCACCAATTGCAATCTGAGAAACAGTGTACATCATGCTGTCAGCATCGGAGGCCATAACTCCCATGAATCCTGCTGCAATAGCTACATTCTGGAAGCTGCTTCCCATCTGCTGCCAGTTTCTTCTGGTTCTAGCAGAGTTCTGGTTAATGCTTGCTGCTGATGCCTGAGCTGCTTGCCAATTTCTAACTTCGGCTGCGCTTAGTGTTCTACCGGTTGCGTCACGATATCCTGCACCAGTTGCAACAATTGGACCCTGAACGCCCGGAGCGGCTGGAGTTGGAGTAGCTGTTGGAATAGGCGCTCCTGTAACAACGCCAGGACGCGCTCCCAGTCCACCTCTGGCCTGAGCATTATTCAATCCAACCTGAGCACCAGTAGCTCTGGTAAGAGCCATGGTCAATTCGTTAATGACTGCTGTCAGAGCTGCAACTTGTCCAGCCTGAGTTTGTGCTGCCATTCCGGCTTGCATGGATGCAAGACGTGCAGCAACTTGTTCAGGCAATAGGGCTCTAAATCTAAATACAAGGCCGAGCATTCCGGCACCGAGCTTTAGCGCCTGTCCAAGAAGGTTACCGAATAGACCAGCAAGCATAATGATTGGACCAGCGATAGCACCAGTGATAATTGCGATAGATGCGAAAGTCTTTACAGGACCAGGAAGATCATTGAATGCCTTTACAATCTGTGTGATTGCGCCAACAATGTAACCAGCTACCTCAAGGAATGGCTTTCCGGCTTCGGCAAGCTGAACCTTAAGAGTTTCAACGGCAATCTTTAGTCGTCCAGATGCAGACTTCTGTAGCGCTTCCATCTCTCGTGCAGCACTATCAGCCCACGCCTGCTGTTCCTGACCAGCAATCTTGTAAGCCTTACCAACCTGAGTAGTTTCATCTTCAAGATTGCCCATCTCCTCAACAATTGCCTGTAGTCGTGTAGTCTGCTGGGTTCCGAATAGGGCTGCGAAGAGAGCCTGACGATTCTTTCCCTTTAGATTTTCAGTAGCCTTGTTCAGAGCGACGAAGGTTGGGATTACTTCACCATTAGTCTTGTCGGTAAGCTCTGTTAGTGACTGCTTTGTAAGAAGCTCAAACATGTCCTTGGCCTGCTTTGTAGGCTTTAGAACTCGGGTGAAGGATGCCTTAATAGCGTTAGCACCTTCGACGGCATTAATACCACGCGCACGCATGGCAACAAGAAGGGTACCTACGTCCTGTAGATCTCCTTCTAGGGTCTTCATTGGAGCGGCTACCTTTGGAATAGCCTTGGAAAAGTCTTCAATAGATAGAGAGGTTGCATTCTCCACCGCGTTCATGTAGTTGAAGGAATTGGCTAGATCATTAGTGTTCTGCCCATAAACAGACTGCAAGGTGATGGTGGTATCCAGAGCCTTCTGGTAATCCATTTCACCAAGAGTTGCAAGACGCATGACTTCTGTCGTCTTACCAATTAGCTCATTGCCCTTTTCACCGGTCGCAGCTAGATTAGCTTCAACGGAAAGGGTGTCCTTCATTGATGCACCATACTGCTCCGCAGCAGTCTTTGCGGCTCTCATTGAATTGGCTCTTAGGGATGCAGTCTCCTGCATGTTCTTTGCTGCATTCTCGTCCTTTGTGGCAGAGAAGTCGTAAACCTTGTTAATACGAGTCATCTGCTTTTCAACGTCATATGCAAGCTTACCCATTGCAGCACCGGCCGCGAGGACAGGCATGGTAAGACCAACCATAAGCTGTCTACCAGCCCACTGGGTGTTCTTACCCCACTTGATCATGTTGGCTGATGCAGAGTTGGCAACCTGGCTGACAAGCCCCATCTTGATAGCCATCTCGCCTAGCGCTACGTTTGTAGCAATTGTTCCAGCACGGACTGCGCTAAGTGTTTGTCTGAAATTACCTAGGCGTGCTGGAGCGTCCCTAGGCACGATAAGATCGAGAGTGCTGCCGCCGCGTGAATTAGTTGTCCACTGTACAGCGGCAGCTCTGCTCAATGCATACTGCTCACGGAGAACCTGATTGAATGTCTGTCGATTTCTAAGTGCCTGACGAAGAGTAACATCCTGCTTCTGCAATGCCTTAGTGTACATTTCAGATGCGGAGGTAACGCGCATGGTCTCGACAGACATATTGCCAAGACTACGAACGTTGTTTCTAAATCCAGCCGCAATTGCTGGAACGGCAGCTCTAGATAGCTGAGCCTGCATAGCAGCAAGCTGAGCATTCAGTGCCTCAACCTGAGCTGTGGCCTGTCTAAAGTCCGCAGTACCAGTAAAGCGGATGTTAATGTTCTCTATTGTCAGTCACCCTCTTCCAGAATTCCAATGCCGATTTCAGCAAATTCAAGGGTCTCTGGAGAGACCCCCTGATTCTTGGCTTCTGCACGACGCTTGATATCCTCAAACGTCGGAGCCTTACTATCAGTAGGGTCTTCGAGATCGATTCCCTTTAGGGCCGCCATGAACTTGTTCTTCTGAAAATCCTGATCTCTTTTAGATTCTAGAAGTGATTGAAGTTCGGCCAGTGTTAGATTCTCTTCCATTTCTTCGAAGTTCTTCCAAATACCGAGCAAGAATAGCTCAGCTTCAAGCTTGGCTAGGTCTAGTTTGTCCCAGCCGCCGTCGCCGTCATCATCGCCGCCCTCGCTGCGGCTTCCAGTTCCGGGTCATTCAGCTTGATTCCTGCGCAGATTTCAATAATCTTGTGGACGGTTGGAATGTCCACCGCTTCTTCATACTTTTCATCATCATCGTATTCTGGGTAAAGACTTGCCAGGCAGATCTTTCCAGCATCAATAATGAAATCTACTACGTCGTCCTCTTCCTTAACCTCTCCAAGTTCCTTCCACTTCTTCATGAACTTGCGAAGGTTCTTAATGTTCAGAGGCTTAAGAGTTACTTCTTCACCATCCTGGAGAAGGATCTCCTCTGTGGTGTATACGCTTGTTGCCAATTTTCCTCCTAGTGTTTGACATCATTATATCAACGGATTGTCACAATCCAAAATGCGAAAGCCCCCTTTCGGGGGCAGTCGCTGAAAGTCGTTGTATTAGGCGATGTTCCTGTCCTTGATCACACCGTATTCCTGTCCTGAGAAGCTTGGATCTGGAAGTAGACGGAATGAGACTGGGAATACCGTAGCCTCATTTCTCCTCAGTGAATGAGAAGAAGACTCGATTGATAGAGCACGTCTTACGTGGTAAATACGCTCTCTCTTCGTACCTGCATCAGCTCGTGGTGCAGGACCAACGAATGCGACGGAACGCTCAGTTGGCTCGTCTCCTAGAGAACCGGCTGCAATAGCTAGAGTTTCCTCAGTTGCAGTGGAATCGTAGGTATCATTCTGCTGTCCCCAAACGACTAGAAGATTCTCAAGAGTTGCCTCGGAGAAGGTGGTGTTTACCATAACTCGCATGGACTGCTTGAATAGCTTCGCGGAGTCAAGGAGCTGGTCAACCTCTACCTCACCGTAGTCAGGCTCGTAAGAAACCTCAACACCTTCACTGGTAAATCCTGTGTGACGCCAGTCAGCGGAGCCGTCTAGCGCAGGCACATAACTCGCAGTTCCGGTTACGGATGGAAGGGCGGGTGCACTGGTCCATTCAGTAGAGTCTTCTGCTGAAAGGTAAACGGCAGCGGCACCGATGATAATGTTCTTAACCTTGTACGTCATTTTTGCTTTTCACCTCTTTTCTGAAAAAGTATATCGTCGTGTTGGCTAGACACACTTCCTCAATTGCCTTCATAGTATATGAAGATTGATTATCATGCGAATTCGTTAGACTCGCATACCTTCTTGGTTTAGCTGAGAGGTGAAACATAGGTTGACGATAATAGATCCAGAATATCTACCACCCTGATCTGTCGCCGGTTCGATTGATGCCATACTGATCACTCGTGTGTACTTGAATTCAAACTTCTTCTGCTCGGCTGTTCCGAACTCTCTTAGATAATCATTGATATCGTCAGCAGCCCAGTCATATCGCTTGAGTAGTTGATTCAGATAGTTAGTAATCTGTCTGATCTGCTTCTCATTGTCAGAGTAAACAATGTATGCAGCCTGCTCGTGCTCAAGCCACCAGTCTTCGTATTCGCCATTGGATGCATAATTGTACACAAAGAACGGAACGCCAGAGGGCAGGTTTGTTAGTTCCGGCTGCTGCTGTGCCGGAATGAATGGTGACAAGCCGTTGTACTTTGTCAGATCAATGAATCCTTCTCCGCTGAGCTGATCAATGAGAAACTTGTTCAGTGCGTGTGTTGCTGTAATATCATATGTCATTGCGTCTTCCTCCTCGCCTCGTTCTTTCTGTTTCTTTCCTGTAGGAATTCAAGGGCAAGGCGGGAGCCATCTGCCATCGCCGCGCGAGAATCTGCAACAGCAATTCGACCTGTCCTGAACTTGGCCTTCTTGAACTTTCTCATGAATCTTGATAGTGCACTTCCTCCGAGATCCTTTTCCAGAACTCTCTTGATCTCGGTATTGAATACCTGATTGGCTCCTGCTCCGCCCCACCAGTTAGACCATGCTGATGTAAATGCTCCAGTGGTTCCCATGCCACCGGGATTTTGTACAAATACTGGACCCTTTGTGAAAATGATATCTCCACGTTCATTAGGAAAAGCAAGCATCTTTGCTCGCTTAGGCTTGATGGTCACACCAATATTGTACTCCATAATCATGGCCTTATAGATGAACCTGTGCTTGCGCATGAACGGCTTCTTGGCTCCTTCTGGTACTGGCACAGGGAGCACAGATGCCCTGAATTCAAATGAGGCATACTTGTTGGCTCCACGGCCTCGAAGAACATTCTTCCAAAGCTGGTGCTGTGGCACACCGAGTCTTCCCCAATCATATACGTGGTGGAATTGATTAGGTGCAGTTGGTGCAAGAACAGACATGTAGGCGTCGAATTTGTCTGACATTACAGAATGAGCATAGTCGAGCACCGGGGCCATGTTGACATCAGACTTAATCTGAGTAGACAAAGTAGACAAGAAGCCAGTAAGCGCACTGACTTCTGTCGTATCCGCTGTCACACCAACAAATGCCTTGCCTTTAGCCACCCTGAACCTGTGCTCTCTGCAATAGCGCTGTATTCTCGATGTGATTTCCGAATGGATCAACTACGGGAGTAGATCCCATAACTTGGAATACAGTAGCTGGCGCTTGATTGATCTCTTCTTCTCGCCAGATGAGCTGTCCCTTTGAGTTTGAAATGTTTGTGACTCTGTCGTACTTGCTGAGAACAACTGACGCAGGGAATTGAATGATTGCCCAGTCAACGTTCTCATAGATGTCAGAAAATCTCTGAGTTGTTCCCGCTGCACGAATACCTCCATTGGTTACACCTCTTACCATGCAATTAATGACAAGGGTCTGGTCGCCAGGCGTGTCGCTATCTTCGTCTGGTACCCACACTCTTTCAATGGCACCAGAATCAGGGTCTTGAACTGTTTCCCAGTGCCCACCGGGATTTTCCTGTGGATTAGTTCCAGACTGTCGAAGCACTGTGGCCTTCATATTGAATCTTGATGAAATGAGGCAACTCATATTACCACCAAGTTACTTAGCTTATATGGGTTAAGAAGCTGGTCTGCCTTTAGGTTTCCAGTTCCATCATATGCAGCCTGAGTGTATTCAATTCTCCAGTCGGCAGCCTTCATTGAATTGAGGTACTTGTCTCTGTATGAGCTATCCTGGCATGCGTAATCTGAAATCAGCATCTTGGCAGCTTCGACCACCGCAACCGGAACTGATTCGTATCCCCAGTCCCCAGTGATTGTGTAAACTGATGTGTATCTAAAGTCTCTCTTTGGCACAACACCTGGGGCATAGATCACGCCGCTGGTGAATTCATCAAGGACATCCTCTGGGGGTGCGTCCTTAATCGTCCAATAGGCTCCGGGCTTACCGCCTAGGAACCAGCCATCGCCTCTGATAACAAATGAAGAAGGCTCGTAGATGAACATGTCATCTGACATATCTGTAAATGACAGGAGAGGCGTTGGAAGGGCTAGCTGAGTGCTGTCATTACCCGTGACTTCCTTGGTTCCTCGGAACTTGCCGAAAGTCTGTCCAGTGTAAACCTCAATGATCCTTCGTACGATCCTTTCCGCGTCGTACTGATCTTCTGTGGATACGCCATCAAGAAGGGTGTCGAGAGCAGAAAGAGGAATGATTGGGGTGACTACATCAACCCAGGTCACTCTCTGAAAATCCGTCTTCTTCCACACAATCTTCAATGTGTCATCGTATTCTGTAAGGTGCCAATCGATTTGCACCGTGTGAATACCATTGGATGACGTGACTGGTAGGTTTGTAGAAAGCACTTCATCACCGCGATAAATATCAGCGGTTAGCGGCCCTGCAACTGGATGCTCCAGCGTAGCTTCGCCGGAAGTGTCTCTGTAAATTTCCATGAATGAATTATAGATCCTCGAACCTTAAATAGCAAAGAGGCCCCGAAGGGCCTCTTATCAGCTATAAAATTCCTTGACTTCTCTTGGTGAAGCGATGCGGAATCCCTCATAGGACTCAATAATGTAATCTGCATCTCTTTCAGCTACAAGGGCGTAAGGATTGGTCTGGGTGAATCGTGCTCCTCGCACTTCGAATGTTCCGTTGGCTCTAGTCATTCTTAGTAGAATCTTACTAGATCCATCATCTTCCGCTGGCTCATCAAACACCGGCGCTGCCTGAACCTTATCAGCACCTTCGGCTGCCTTCACCTGAGCCTGATGGTATTCAAATGTGACACCACTCTCGATCAGCTTGTTTATAATGACTGACTTATTGTCGGAAGGGTCAACATCAATCGCATAGGCATCAGCCAGTTCACGAAGCTCGTCCACCTTCATCTTGTTGTAACTCATATTTCCTCCATAGGACGATTATAACACAGAAAGGAGGGCCGAAGCCCTCCCTTCTATTTTGCCACCTAACGAATTAGGCTGCAATCTTGACGTTCTTTACGACAACAAATGCGTCGGCGTTCTCAATCTGAGTACCTACACGGCAGTACATTGTGTACTCCGTGGTGTCCTTCTTAGGCTTGAACTCAGTGAAGATCTGGACCTCACGCTTTACACCCCATAGCATATTCTGCGGGAATGTTAGCCATACATCTGCGTGGTCACCAGAAGCACCTGAGTAGTCACCATCAAGGGTCTCCTCGAATAGAGGAACCTCCTGCACTGGAATACCGAATGCGTTACCGGTGGTGAAACCGGCAGGACCGTCAGTACGTACACTGCTGTTGATACCCGCAGCCGCTAGGGCCTCTGGAGTAACGTAGTCAGCAGAAGTGTTCTGTAGGCTGAATAGGTAGTCCTGAATTACATTGGAACCAGTGAAGAACTTAAGACCGTTACGACGCTGCATGTACTTACGTGGCATAGCCTTTAGGGCCTTGTTGAAGACAGAACGGTCTACACCGTTACCTCCATGGTCAATTACATGACCGCCAGCAAGAGCACGCTTGCGCCATCCATCGAACGCCTTTAGTAGTGGATTACCGGTTAGGGCAGTGTCACCATTAATAGCTAGATCCTCAAGGTCGTTACCGGCCTGAGTAGCCATTAGACGTGCAATGTGGTCTTCAAGGGCTTCACCCTCAATGTTGTCCTCAAGGGACTCCGTGGAGATTTCCCAGTCTAGACGAAGCTTCTTGGTGGTAAGAGAAATCTTAGAGAAGGTCGCTCCAGCGTTTACACCGTCGTCAACGGCCTCTGTAGCTACTCTCATCAGACGCTCACCAATTCCGAGCTTGTCGATGTCAACTGTATCGGCTCTCATACGGATGGTACGAACCTGGGTACCGAGAACAGTGGCTTCCCACATGTAATCGATGAATCGGTTGGACTGTTCTGCGTTTAGCAGACCACCGCCACCAGATGCTACCTCAGTAGTACGAATGACCTTTTCAATTAGCTCATCGCTCATAGTTGTTGTTCACCTCTTTTCCTTTCAAAGATTATCGAATGTCGGATACACTGAGGAAGTGTCCGCCCCACTTTGAGCCGTTACCCTTGGTAATGGTCTCCTCCTTTGACGCGCCAACGTCGCCGGACTTCTTAATAGCCGTTTCCTTTTCTACGCTGTCTAGACGCTTTGTAACGTCATCAGCCTGCTTGGAAAGGCTTTCAAACTTTTCGCTGAGTTCGCCGTGCTTTTCGACTAGCTCAGTAAACTTAGAGTCGAAAGCCTTGTTGATCTCCTCAACCTTGCCCTCGATAGCCTTAATATCCTCAGCAGTGGCCTCACGAGTCTGCTCTAGGCCCTTCTTAATTGTTTCCTGGACCTGTTCTAGCATCTTCTCAAAGTTTGGCTCCTCTGCGCCACCTTCATCTACCTCTGCTGCTGTTTCCTCACCGGACTCAACAGTTCCATCGGCCTCAACCTCTGGAGCATTCTCAGTTGTTGATTCCTCAACTGGAGTCTCTGATTCGGCACGACCCTGCTCTGCAACAGCATCGCCTTCATTTCCCTTAGTCACTTGTTCTGCACCTCCTTCGTGAGTGTCCTCTGTGTCAGAAGAATTTCTAAATTCGTTGATTACCTTAGCCATCTTCTCAGAACGAGAAGTGGAATCGGTTTCGAACCATCCGACATTCTGCATTGACCTGTTGCACACTGGACATGCGTATGATTCGTCGGCGGTTGTCTTTGCAATTTCATCCTTTGGACACCAAAAGACATTCTCTACGGAAGTTTCTGCGACCATTCCCTTCATCACCTGGCCATCAGCAGTCTTCTGAATGCTGAATACATTTGCTAGCTGATTAGCTGGATTGTCTACAAGAGAAAGCTCAATAAGCTCGTAGTCCTTGATGAATCTTACGTTAGTCTCGGCATCCTTATTCCACTGGGTTTCTGCATCAACAATATTTCCACCAATGCTGAATCCCGTAAGAGTACCGTCAAGTACCTTTTCCCATGTGTCCTGAGCACCCTTTGAAACATAGACAGTTGCAAAGATGCCACGGTAGAACTTCTCGGACGTAGGGTCGTAGAATTCTTCTTCCCTGAAATCGACCATCTTTCCCACCGCGATTGGCTGATGCATCTCACGAATGTTTCCACGGAATCGTGAAAACGCCTTTTGGCTAGCCTCGGCTAGCACAATGTCGCCATGAGAGTCGAAGTTGTCAAGAGTAGCAAATCCACTTACCTGACGCTTCTCCACATCATACTTCGCAATTGGCATAGTCAGACGGAGATTATCTCCATCAGAATGCCAGGATGCCTTTTCAATCTTCATGTTCATATAGTATTGACTTTGTTATTATCATGCAACTCAGGATCAATAAACTTCCTATTTACCCTCAAGTTGATGGCTACAAAGGCACAGTACAGGCTGACCATGAATGCATTGATCCATCCTACGGACTCCCATGATCCAAGAATGTAGAAAACTGCGATGACAAGCCAGTAGTAGAATCCTGCCGCAGCTCCTGCCTGCAAAGCTCTATAACTCTGCTTCCATACTCCTCTTAGCATAAGAAGACCAATAAGCATCGCCACCGGCCCCCACACCAATTCCGGAGCCAAAGTCTTCATTGCCTCATAGATTGGACTTCGTTCAAATGTTGCCCAAGGAAGGGCCAGCCACAATCCCCAAACGAATGTATAGGCACCCATAATGGAGATCGCGGCTGTATTGATTGGCTTCCTTAGTTCACGAGCTATTTCGTCTGTCTTATTCCAAATCTTACTTGTCACTGAACTTGCCTTCCGTCACCCTTAGCGTTTCTTCCCTCTCCTGAGTTGTCTGGAGAATTGGCAGAGCGTTCTGCGTCACGCTGCCTTGTTTGATTTGTCTGAGCCCTTGCCTCGGCTTGCTGCTGTGGCTTCTGCTCGACCACCTTGTCACCACCATCGAGACCAGGCATTCCCTTACGAGCACGAATCTCGTTAGGTACCATCCACTGGTTTCTAATAGCTCTCTCATCAATCTTGCTCTGAGTATCTTCGTCAGTAAGAGATAGCTCATTAAGATGAATGAGGAATACGTCAGTGACTTCTCTCATGATCTTGTTTAGCTTGTTTTCGAAGATCGTCTGTTCTGGACGACAGACTTGCTCCTTAAAAGTCTTGTCTGCGTCACGGGCAACTGCTAGGCTGACACCTTCTGCAAGACCAACCTTTGAGATAGGAACTCGGTGAGCCATTAGGATGTCATTCAGGTTTCCCTTACGGTAATTATTGAATGATGAATCCTGGGTTCCAGCTTCCACCGGCTTCATTTCAAATGATGTCTTTCTGTCCTGCTCGTCTGCTGGCAGAGGAACATAAAGAGTCCTGTGATTCTTACCCTTTAGGGAAGTCTGGAAGAACTCAGTAATTCTGCGCTCTGCTGCTGGAGAAAGCTTTCCACCCTTAATAATGATGACGTAACGTGGAACTGCCTTGTTCTCGAAGTAGTCAAGATTGAAGCGCGTGGCGAATTCGTTACCCGCTACTGCTGCCTTCGCAGCAACAATGTCGGGAATTCCATAGAATCCATTGCTTGGTGCGTACTTCTTGATATGGATTACTTCATTTGGCCTGCTGTCTCCACCGATAGGATCGGTTGTCTTGTCGTCTCCGAAGTTACGGAAGAATACGGCCTTGTTTGAAATGATCTGAACAAAGCCATCCCTCGCCTGTCGGATTCGCATGCTAGTGCTTGGAACGTGACCAATGTAACCAATTTCTCCAGTGTTCTTTCTGCCGATTTCAAGATAGCCGTTTCCAGTTACCTCGTAATCCGTCCAAACCTTGATAAGAGTTTCAATGAAGTCATCTTCTTCATTGCAGCTAGCGATCCAATCCATTAGACGCTGCTTTTCTCTTTCTAGCTTTGCTCTGGCCTTCTTGGTCTTTTCATCTCCATCAATCTTATCTAGAGCCTGCTTTGTCGCCGGGCTTTCTACAAGATCATAGCCAAGGCCAACAATGTTGGCCACCTTAGCCTTTACCGCTGAATAGTGCGGAGGAGAGACTTCGTAAAGCTTTGCAAGATAATCGAGGTTGTATGGCGGAAGAAGAACCTTGAAGGTGTTGTATCCGGTGATCTCCTCTGTTTCAATCTTCTTTGAGGCAGCACCGTCTATACCACGATGGAACTTATTGATTTGCTTCGTGGTACTGATCTTGAAGGAACGTGAAAGTCCGTCCATCTCCTTGATCTCAGAAGCCTTTCTCAAAAATGGATCAGGATCGTGATCAATTGTTCTTGAGACTTCGTTGCCTAGGGAGACTTCAATGAACTGTTCCTCTTCTGCCTCTACGACTCGATTATCTGTCATTGTTCTCCTTAAAGATCTGCTCGCTTACTAGAGCAGGAATATCGTTTTCATCTGGAATAAGTCCGAACGCCTGACGCTGCTTCTGATATTCGAATTCCTCGTCATCGATCTTGCGATGACCGGAAAGAAACACAGGCTTTCCAACCATAATTCCGTAGTGACGAACGGCCTGAGTAAGCTCGTTAATACGCTTCTGATCATCCTTCATGGATGCAATGGAGAGCCAATTGCCATCATCGTCTCCGACCCACTGTCCATTAGGCATTTCCCAGACGTAAACACCGTAAGCGGCCTCGTCTACTACCTGCATTCTTTGCTTCTTCATGGACATATCATAAGGACATTGGTATTAAAAAGCAAAAGTGGCCCCGACATCGGGACCACATGCTTATCCAGCAGGAGAAATTGACCAAACATGCGCATATAGAAGCGCTTCTGGATCTGGAGTCGTAATTCCTACGACTGTACTGTCATCGATTGAAAGACCTGGAAGACCTAGATATGCGGAATACATCTGCTGTAGACCGGCAAGGGAAATGTCTCCATAAATGGCTGATGCCTGAGCGATCTGAGAATTTGCCACACCCATGGTCAATGCGTAATTGCCCGGTGTGGTGAAGACTCCTCCAATGTGATACCAGCTATCTGAGATAAATACAGTTGAGCCACTAGTAACAGATACTCCATTTACAGTTACTGCTGAGAATCCAGAGAAGGTAATTGTGTTGCCTACTCGTGAAATAGTTGCAGATCCAGCAGTGATGATGTTTCCTGCCACCGGCTTGATCCACATATCGATTCCATTGATGTTAAGATCTCCTGGGTCTTCCTCGCCGCTGTATGATTCATCAACTGCCACCGCGATGTTTCCAGTGAGAATCTTGATACCATTGTCGTCTGCGTATTCGATAGGCTCGTAGAACTCTCTGGCCATTACCGCTGTACCACTCAAGGTAGCTGCCCGGTCATTTCTTGTTCCTAGGAATGCCTTGTCTGCATAGCCTACGATTTCAATCCAGTCAACATAGCTTTGGTCATCTACAATTCCACCGGCAAAAGTTACTCGCACAGCAATAGAGTCTGTTACTGTCAAGGAAAAGGTTGCAGCATTTGTTACCGGCTGCCAGTTAGTTCCTCCATCTACAGAACAATCAATGGTAAATGATCCTTCGCCTCTATATCTGATTACTGCATCTGTGATTCCAGCAATTGTCATACCTAGCTCCATTGAGCCAATCCAGACGCCGGGCAAAGATGTGTTTTCATAAACTGGAACAATGATTCCGTCAACAACCTCTTCCGTTTCAGTCTGAGTGTAAGAAGGAACAATCACATCATTGGCAATGACAATATCCGTCATTGATCCATCTGACCATTCTGTGTCGTCCCACAGCTTTGAAACAGCAATGTTTCTTGCTGAGTCTGCAAAGTTCCAGTGACTTGCGTCATTGTATCCAGCAATTGCTTCGCTCGTGTCCACTGAAACACCATTTGAATAATGCTTGGCAATGGTTTCTCCGCTAAGCGCAAATGCATAAATTGCTGGAGCGTCGAGAGCGATGGTTGATGAAGTTGATGACTGTCCCGCAATCAGATCAGAGCTGACAAAGTTATATGCGTCTGCATTCTGCTCGTCAGTCATATCAATCTCTGCAACTAGCTGTCCGTCAACATATAGAGAATTCTTTCCGTCTGTGTGAACCCCCACTACGTGAAAAGACTTAGCAATGTCGTACTTGTAGCTGATCTCTGACACCGGGGCAGTAAGGTACTTTGTTCTGAAATAGATTCTGTTCTGCGTGATCGTCAATCCATCATAGTTTGAGTTGTGACTCATGACGCTGACTTCTCCTGTGATGGCGAGAGGCTTGACCCATGCCTCTAGAGAGAACTGACGGGACTCGTAGCCTTTGTTGAAAACAGGGTCGTCCATCTGGAGTTGGTTAGTATTCTGCAATACGAGAGCATTGCCTGAGCCTGTTACAAGGGCAGGGTGCTGGACCGCAGTAGAAGTTAGATCAGCTTGTCTGAAACTTCCTGCGGAGTCATCGTACACCGGGCCATTTCCGTCTAGCTTCCAATAAGAGAATGGAGAATCTGCTAGAATCTGTAGTTGATAGGACATACAGTTATTATAATGCAACAACCACTAAACGCCAAAAGCCACTCCGAAGAGTGGCTTTGACGGTAATATAATCCATCCTAAGTAGCGCTGCACGCAGCGCCCTAGACAACCCGGACTCATTTCCATAGGCTGCACTTAGATTGTATCAGATTCCTAGCTTCTTTTCAATTGCATCTAGTCGCTTCTGAACATCGTCCAGCTTCTCGTAGATACCTCGAAGAATAGACATTGGAGCCCATGTTGGATTCTCCTTTGTCTCACGACCCTTTGGTGGAGTTGCCACGTCTAGGTCCCAAACTTCCTTATATCCGGCAGTCTTAGTTGCCACTGTTCCACCTCCTGTACTTGGAGCCTTAACCTGTAGCTTCTGACCGATGTCAAGAGTATCGGACTTAAGGTTATTCCACTTCTTAAGATTGTCCACGCTTACCTTATACTTTTCAGCGATAGACCATAGGGTCTCGCCCTTGACTACAGTATGCGTGCTTTCTGAACCAGATGGCTTAGATGGAACTGGATCAGGCTCCTTACTTCCACCAAGTGTTGCCTTGATGTCTGCACGAACCTCGGCCATATTCATCATCTTTCCAGATGAAATACCTGGGTCCCACTTTCCTGGGCTTCCCCATTCACCGTGACCGATAACGCTCTTTTCTGACCATCCGTGGAAATCACAGATAGCAGCAGCAAGCTTTCTCAGAGTGGCGTACTGAGCGCTGGTCATTGCATGAGAGCCTGAGTACCAAATCTCGACTCCATAGAATCGAGCGTTTCCGTCAACAGAAGACTCGTTGTCTACTGGAGGATTTGCTCCATAGCTTTCATTGACAACTGCGTTCAGAACATCAGGATCTCCGCTACCAGCGTGGTTTGCTCGTCCCCATCCAACAAGGTGGACAGTTCCATCCTGAGCTAGACCAAAGTGGCAGAGAGGGCCTGGAAGTCCGCTAATTCCACTGTAAAGAAGTTCTCGCTGGTCCTTTGAATCGCTACCAGTGTGATGAACCATGAATCCATGAACAGGACCCCACTTTCCCATGTGATTACGGTTGTGAGTCTCCCAGCTCTTGTATTCTGCGTACTTAATTCCCCACTTCTTTAGCTGGGAAACAATTTGTGATGCTGTCATTGGTGTTGCCATATATCATTCACCTCCTCAGCCTATAGTCTATGCCCGCTGGAATTAAAAAGCAAAAGGCCGGTGCCCTAAGACACCGGCCAATTACATCAGCTAATATCGACTACTTCACATCCGCCAGCGGCAGAGCAAGCAAGCTCCTGAGAGCCAGTCGTATTGTCCTCAAACTCATATGTGGGGAGAAGATCCCATTCAATCTTTTCTGGCATACGCTCAAGCCATTCCTTGTATTCAGCCTCAGAAATGGACTGATAAGGTGCCTGCTTGTACGTGTGCTCAGAGAATGGCAGGAATGAGATTCCAGAAACTTCATCGAAGTTCTTGTAAACCCATGCTCCTACTTCCATCCATTCATGTTCCTTAACAGAAACTGTAATGCTTGGCTTGTGCTCACACCATGAACGCTGATAAGCGAGCCAAATTTCAAGGTGTTCAATCGCTGTGAGGTCATTTCTGGTAAGTGCTCCTGGCGCAGCCTTCTTTGGGAAGCTAAAGACGGTCGTGTCATTAGGCTTCATCACGTCAGGCTCGTTTGGAATCCCTGAGTCCTTGAGGAACTGTGTAAGAGCATCCTTGTTGTCGCCTCGCACAGTTCTGATGTAAAACTCATCGTGTTCCGTGTGCATACCACTTGGAACACCGGCTCGCTGTGAAACCGTTCCAGAAGGCTTTACACAGGTGATTGCAGCAGACTGAGGAATTCCGATTGCCTCGGCAACCTCAGCGTTTGTCGCAATAGCCTTGTATCTCAGAGCCTCAAGAGTATCCTTTAGCTCCTTGATTCCTTCCTGGCCACTCATGAGCCTATTTCCGAACTGACCAGTCAGAGAAACACCAAGTAGTCTTTCTTCTTCGGTGTTCTTCTTCCAGATCTTACGGAGATACTTGAAGTTCGTTAGAGTTGACTGCCATGTTCCGATGATCGTTGCGGCCTTGACCTTGAGCATCAGAGTTTCTACAGTGTCATCTGGACGAATGATCACTTCGGTCAGGTTGCAGAATTGGTTAGGTCGAAGGATAATCTCGCTGCACGGATTAGTTCCGAAGTCGAAATTGCCATCTCGCCTTTGATTCTTACGTACCTGATTGATTGCAGCCTGCCTATTGAAGATTCCACGTTCTCCAGACTTGGAGTCGTAAAGGTTCTTCCATTCAGCCATGAAAGCAGTCATATCAGGCTTGCTCGTGTAGGCTACTGAGTTATTAGCCAAAGCGCGCTGAGGGTTGTTCTCCCACCAGTTTCCTGCTTTTGCTGTAGCCATTCTCAGGTCGCTTAGATCGCTAAGTGAGATCAGAGCGCTTCTGCGAACTCCACCAACAACAACTACTTCTGCAATCTTACATACAAGGTCATGAGCCTCAAGGGAAGTAAGCTGACGACCAGCAGCCTTTGTGAACACATCAATAGTGAACTGGAATAGCTGCTCTAGTGGACCAGGACCGCTTGCACGTCCACCAAAAGTCTTTAGCCTTGCTCCTGCCGGGCGAACCTTTGAGGTATCCCAGCGCGGAACTCGTCCTCCCCATAGAAGGCTTAGAAGTTCACGATATGCTCGTGCCCAACCTTCCTTTGAATCAGCGACCTTGATCACTGTCTCTGTGGCTTCGAACTCTTCTGCAATCACAGGAAGCTTACGTACATACTTCTCTTCGACGGAGAATCCTACACCGGTTCCATTCATCAGAATGTACAGAGTCTCGTCAAAGGCTCGAACATCATCAATAGGAACATAGGAGCAGTTGTATGCAGCCACATTGTCCCGATCTAGTGCAGCGCCAGCAGTCATAAGAGCACGCATAGAAGAAACAACACCCTGATTTAGCATCTGCTCTCGTACTAGATCAAGGTGGTCCCGTGGAACATCGTAATTGTGGTTCTTCTTGAGGCTATTCACCATGTAATTGAGATAGCGCTCAGTTGTTTCTACAAAAGTTTCGCGGCGGCCCTTATCCTCTAGCCACCGCGCATACCTACTGGTATGAATAAAGTTCTGATATGGGTCTTCTAGAAAACCCTTGTCGTCATACAAAGAAAATACCTTTCCAGCCGCAGTCGTCGTACGGCTAATCCATCGCGTAGTTATACTATACTACCTGATTGTTGGGCTTAAATCAAGTGACTAAACGCTTGCTTAGTGAGGCTTTCCCAGTTGTACTCAGCGTGCAAAAGAGGTGCCTGAGCGTAGAATCTGTTGCTCAAATCAGAGAAGTTGTCGTATGCATATCTGTACAGATCTACAAGTTCATCGAAGTCAGGCTTGAGCATCTTTCCTGGATGAACACCGGGCCATGGTGAATCTGTCAATGTTGATGACAGACCGAGAGGGCCAAGGTAATCCTTGTACTGAGCCCATTTGGCTGTGCAGATCGTTGGCATTCCAGTGGCGATAGCCTGAAAAGGAATAAGACCGAAGCCTTCTCCCCAACTTGGATAAACCATTACGTGGTGCTGCTGTACAAAGCCCACAAGAAGGTCTTCTGGAAGCTCCTTGGTGACTAGCTTGACGTTGCTGTACTCATCGGGGGACCCTACGATCCTTCCAGAGTTTATCCGGCGTACTGAATTGATGCGGTGTGCCTTGATCGTTAGTTCTACGTCGTCTCTGTCTCCGAATGCAGCACGGAATGCGTCAAGAGCCATCTGCCCGCCCTTTCGAGGTGCAGGCTCTCCCATGTGAAGAAACTTCATCTTTGTATAGACGTTGCGCTTCTTCGGAGTCCACTGTGGATCAATACCATGTGGATAAACTTTAACATTCTTCACACCGGCCCGTGTGTACCATCGCTGAATAAGATCACTAGTGGTCCAGACCTCATCTGCACAGTTCATCTGCTCAAGCCAGCCCGGTGGCAATTGGGTTGACTCCCATGGAGTGTATCCGATATGATAACCTAGTTGGTTAGACCACTCCCAGTAATCTGGCTGTGAGAAGAAGATCTCGATCTTGCAATTCTTGTCTGCGAATGGGACTCTGTGTCCTAGCTTTTGCAGACTTCTAACCATGTTGAACCCGGCGACTCCATAACCGATGGTTGTGTTAAGATTGCCAGGGATAGTGGAAAAACTGATGTCCACTGCTGTCCTTTCGTCGTTGACATGCTCTTTGAGCTGTGTTACGATTATATCAGTTGGTTGGGCTATTGCTCAACATCAGCGAAACTTGACACGTGCTGGGAAGCGTGATAGCCTGAATTTATTCAGGATGTTACTCCACCTAACATCGTGGTCATTATTGTTAATGCCCTAGGAGAGGTGGAGAACTCCTAGGGCATTTTCTTTTGCCCGAAAGTCCTGGCACATCGGCCGAAGGGTTCTCCACGGGTCTTACCTTCCGTCGCAGGCTGCTGCTATCGATTTCGACTTGATAGGGTAGTAAGACCCGTTTATTACATAAACGGGACTATATAAATAACTAACTCAATCTCTAACGAGATTGAGACGAGTTACTGCGTAACTCGTAGAATACCTAAGATTACTAACTCAAGGGAGTAGTATGAAAGATATCTGGATAGTTACCTATACAGATAACAAGGGTAAGTATCAAGAGAAGACTATTCGATCTCTGAAAGAGCTAGATGAACTATCTGTTCATCTAAAGAAGGTCGGAATCACAGACTTCAAAGTCAATCACCGAAAGGAAAAGTGATGATCAACGTAGATCGCTACTACCTCAAGTACGAACTCGATGGCAAGATGTACGAGACTTCTGAGCTGTATCCAATCCGCCAGGCTCGTATTGAGAAGGCCATCCTTGAGGAAGACGGAGCAAGGAACGTGCAAATCGTTAAGTACGTTTCTGTGCTTGACTGATTACACAACAGTTACAAGGTTGACACCAAACTGTAACTCTAGTAGAGTCATACAACATGACCGGGCGGCAACTGCCGCCCACTACTTGGAGGTTACTAATGGATCAGAAGACGAGGGGCAACATAGCGGCCATGGCTCTTTGCATGGGTGTTGTCGTCGCAGTTACTGCACAGGCAGCATCAGACATGGGAGTCAGTCCGCTTGAGGCTGAAAAGCCGAAGGTTACCCAATCAGTCTCACCAAAGGCTACACCAAGCGCGGTGGTCAACAGCGTTACTCCGTCACCGTCCTTGTCTACAATCAAGATCGAGCCGGTGGCATATTCAAAGTCCATCAGCAGTACAAAGAAGTATGCACAAGATAAGCTCAAGAAGAAGTATCCTAAGTCCTGGAAGAAGCAGTGGAACTGTCTGAATCCCCTTTGGATCAAGGAGTCTTCTTGGAACTACAAGGCTAAGAATCCTTATTCTGGTGCGTATGGAATTCCTCAGTCTCTTCCTGCTTCAAAGATGAAGGCGGCGGGCAAGGACTGGAAGACTAATCCACGTACTCAGGTACGCTGGGGACTAGATCACTACATTTACAAGCGCTACGGCACTCCTTGCACCGCTTGGAGTCATTTCAAGAAGAAGGGCTGGTACTGAGCCCTTTGTGAAAATCTCCCTTTAATGTTATGATCCTCATATGAAAACAGATGAGGATCGTTGTAGGGAGTACGGCGTTCCATATGATCCAACCATTACCCGACCAGCAGTATATCAACAGTCTGGCTGGAAGTGTCATCTTTGTGGCAAGCGCGTGCGCAAGTCATTGAAGTATCCACATCCTAAGTCCCCGTCTCTTGATCATATTGTTCCTCTTAGTTGGAGGAAGGATTCTCCGGGTCATGTTTGGGGAAATGTGGCACTTGCCCACCTTCGCTGCAACCAAAGCAAAGGTGCAAGATTTGCAGGTAGCACAAAGCCAGCCCCACGAAGGCCAGGTCTTGTCACTGTAACTCCGCTATGGAAGTTCCGACTGACTGCATTTGCAATCGCTGGACTCTTGTATTATTTCAGTGCTCCAGCGGCTATATTGACGATGTCTGCACTAGTGTGTATACTGTCAGTAGTACCGCAAAGAAAAGTCCGTCGTCGTCGTAGACGAGCCTGGTGGAAGCTCTGATTTCACCACTTTCCCCGTTAGTGGCAATGGCAAACACACTTCTCTCGTAAAGAAGAAATGCCGGTTCGATTCCGGCACGGGGATCTGTCTATTTTGGAGGATCTATGCCTGCGACTGGTAAAAGCGGAAATGAGCGCAACGCACGAGGACTCTGTTACACAAAGTATTGCGATAGGAAGAATCTCAGTGAAGCCATCTTCTGTGGCAAGAAGGTTCTGTTCTGCCCGCAATGCAAGGAAGCTAAGAAGTATATGAAGTGACTCTCAAAGAGCGAATACTTGTGCTTTCATTCTTCATCTTGACGATCCTGTCATTGATCATCTTTATTGTATGGATGACTCCATTGACAGGTCTTCTTGCTTTGATGATGAGCATGATTTCTTTTCTATTCATACTTCACTACGGGAAACCACTATGACACGATGCGAACAAATCATCCGAGAGTGCATGATCGCTTGCGGATGGCAAGCCCATGAAGCTGATACAGCAATTGAAGATCTCAAGCGTGAAGCAATCGAATCAGATTCTGCTTGGGAGCAGGAGGTTAACAATCTCCGTAACTCTGTTGGAGAGGCTGAGAAGGCTCTCCACGACGTTCTCTACAATTTGAGAAATGCGTGATAGACTAGATTCATGTGGTCAGATTTTCATAAATACAGTCGGCTAGCGAGAGAGGGAATTGTCCCGGCGCTAGAGTGCCCAGACTGTCAGAACAATTTAATAGTCCGCACCAAGCTTGATGCATCTTCCGACCTATATCTCTGGTGTCCAATTGATGACAAGTACATCAAACCAGGATTAGAGATGCATCATCAAATCAAATCTGCGATCAAGGAGGTGGAGCGTGCTAGAGCAAAAGCTGGAAGAGATTCTGGAATGGTTGCTAACCCTCTCCTTGGCAGTCAAGGAGAACCATTGGAATCTCCGAGGTAAGGAGTTTTTCTATCTTCACGAGAAGCTAGATGAACTTAACGAGGATATTACAGAATACGCCGACACTCTCGCAGAGAGAGCACGTGCAAGAGAGATGTATCTTGCACCAAAGATCGCCTATGAATTCTCAGGCGAGTCAGTTTCCTATCTGCAAGCAGTAAGCGGAGTGAAGTCCTCTCTTGAGAGCTTGACAATGGTTCTCTCAGGTGCTATCTTTAATATTACCGACGACCTCGCTACGCAAGATGTACTCATCGAAATTAAGCGCGGCGTCGATAAGTGGCTTTGGATGTTTACAGAGTCATCAAGATAAACAACTGAATAGCAGGGCACCCAAAAGGGTGCCCTGCCTTTTGTCTATAAGGAGACCAATGAAAAAGCCCGACTTCCAGCGTCTTATGGATTGGCGTGGCGCAGTTTCATTCGGATCAGTGCTGATCGTTGCTCTCGCTTTGAGTTGGTGGAGCCTATATTCAATGGCTGTGGAATTCTATGGAGTTCCCAAGGAACTGGCTTTCGGAGTGAGTATTGCATTCGACGGTGCTGCTTTGTTTGTCGCTGACCTTGCATCCAAGTACGCTAGAACAGAAGATAGTGGTCTGGCTCCGAAGCTGGCCACATACGCCTTTGTAGGAACCTCTGTATATCTGAACGTAGAGCACGCAGCGCTGCTTAACTACGGGACTCCTGGAAAAGTTCTTTTCGGTGCCCCTCCAGTTATCGCAGGTGTATTGTTCGAATTGTACCTGCGCTTTGTGCACCGTTCAGAGATGCGAGCCAACGGACTGGTCGCTAAGCGAATGCCAGTCTTCGGAAAGGTAAGCTGGATGATCTTCCCAGGGAAGACATTCAAGGGATTCAAGAACGTCGTATTCTTCCGGCTCAATGAAGTCGTGACAACCGTGACAGGTGAAAGTCTGTCACGCAAGCGTGACAAGCCGGTGACACCTAAGAAAATGTCACGAAATAATCGTGACAAAACAGATGACAAAACCGTGACAAAGCCTGTCATGACAAAGAGTGACACGGTTGTCAAGGAAGATGTATCTGTCACGCCTATCGTGACAAAAATGACAGAAATTCCACGTCGTGACATGACAGATGACAAGCAAAAGAGCGTGTCACGCCTGGTCAAGGAGCTGTGGGATGATGGAACTCGTGACAAAGCTGAGCTAAGAAAGATCATCAGTGACATTAAGGGTCGTGACATTCCGGCCAATACGATTACTGTTGCTCTGTCACGAATGTCACCTTGACAAGTGACAAAGGGTGTGACACTCTAGTGACATAACAAGACGACGTGACAAAAGTGTCACACCCAAGGAGTGATCGTGGCGGTTCCTAGACCAAAGAATTTGAAGGAAGCTAATCGAATACTTGAGGCTGCTCAGAAGTCTTACATGCGTGCTCGTAGAGAAAAGAATCACGCAGAGGCTACTAAGCAGTCAGACATAATCAAGGCGATGCATGATTGGTTGGCAGAAAATGGCTGAGCTAGGCATGAGACGTGCGCTCAATAACCTTAGAGAGCAGCGCAGAGACGCGGCCCGAGCAATGGAAAAGGCAAAGCGGGCCGGTGATCAAGTAGGCGCTAAGCGTGCCGAAAGAGAAGTAAAGAGACTAGACGCAGAGATCGAGAACCTAAGTGGATAGGGAAGAAGCCCTAGAAATACTCGACTGCTTCCTCTTTGAAGACATCATAAATAACCGAAACCCATACGAAGAACGATCAAAGATCACATATGTTGGAGATCATTTCGCAGTGCTCGATACTGAAACGGGCGAGGTTCATAAATTCAAAATGCAATTCGTAGAGTCCGACCTGCCGGAAGACGAGTGGAATCAAGTCTTCGAGGATCAGGAATGGGACTGGTATATCAACAGAGAATGGGAAAATGACGAAGATTGACGACGCTAGTGCAACGATTCGTTGCCTTGACAAGGGTTATGTAAGACTGGTTGATAGTCTTGGTAATGATTTGTCTATCGTCAATGCTGCTCGTGTATCCTATGCAAAGGAGTCAGATGGCTTTTCCGATAAGGACGACAGACTACTAAAGTTCCTTGTCAGGGAGGGTCATCTTTCCCCGTTTAGGCATGCAGCATTGACATTTGAGGTATACGCTCCACTATTCGTGGCGCGTCAGTGGTGGAAGTACGCTGTGGCATCTAGCCACCTGGAAGATCAAACTGGATGGAATGAGTCTTCTCGTCGGTACATTACCGAGGAGCCGGAATTCCATATTCCAGATGGTGGTGCATGGAGATCAAAGCCTGCTAATTCCAAGCAAGGAAGCGGAGAACCTATCGATAAGAGCAAGGGATATCAATTCACCTCTCTTCTCGTAGATTACATACTCAAGGGCGAAGAACTCTACCAGGAAGCAATGGATGAAGAAATTGCCCCAGAGCAGGCCAGACTGTTTCTTCCTGCATATGGAATGTTCGTCCGGTGGCGCTGGACAACTTCTCTAGCTACTGTTGCTCATTTCCTCAAGGAAAGACTGGAGCATGATGCACAGTATGAGATTCAGCAGTATGCTAAGGCTGTCAATGATCTGACAAAGACAGTATTTCCAAGAACACTGGAGGCGCTAAATGCAAAATGAGCCCGGCGAAGAGAAGGACGTATTCGATAAAGACTCATATGAAGTAGTAAACACAATCATGCTCTTGAGACTCTATGATGTAATGATGTGTGTAGCAAGAGGAGTAAATCCAGAAGAAGCCGTAAAGCTTCTCGCTCTGCATAAGCAAGGCAAAATTGCTGGGCCTCCTCCAAGCTGGGATATGAGCGACGCTAATGACACACAAGATTGACAGTCTTATTGGATTTCAGCAATACAGCGCTTTCTGTTTAGACTATCAAGCATTGGAGTACCATGGTCTAGGTCTTCCGAACTGTCTGCATTGCGGAAAAGAACCAACGACTATAATGGTCACCCCGGATTGTTTTAATTGCGAGTGCGCCTATCACGCCCGTTTTGAGCCATGTATGCACGTTGTTGGTTTTGACCTTCTAAACGACTGGCCTGACCGGGACGGCTAACATACAAGATCATCTATTTCTGATTTTGAAATGTTAGTAATTTTCTATCATGTACGATACATGCTTCGCATACCTTTGTAACAATTCAATTAGTGCGCCCATATCCCTTGACATTCTCTCCGGGGAAGGTTCCACAGGGCATGGCAGGCCATTTGAAAACGGCTTTCAAAAGCCGTGTGCGCCCGTCTCCGGGCATGAAAGTGCCCCTAGGTACTCAGACCTAGGGGCTACTCTCAAAGCGTCTCAGACGCTCGCAGGGCGCTTCCAGTTGGCACGTCCTCGGTTTGCCTGCGCTTCCTGCTTAACCTTGCCACTGTCCTTGATCAACTTACCGTCCCACATGTGACGGTTGTCATACAGGGGGACAAGCACATCGGTAAGGGCATCCTTACCCATGTCCTCGTTGCACTGCCTGCACAGGGGGAGCATGTTCGCAGCGCAGTAGGTACCCCCCGTTGCGTCTGCCTCACAGTGACCAAGGTTCAGCGTGTCCATGTTCCGGGGTGCACCCCCCACGTATGCATTCTCACCACAACCCACACACACAGCGTACGTCTCACCGTCCGAGTGCCCCGTAAGGCTAGCCAGGTACAGGACCGTAGCGAGAAGCTGCCTACGGTACGCGCTACCGGCCGTACGGTCGTTGTCCCTGCACTGGTGAGTGTTGCTGTTGTGGGTAACCGGGGCGGTGGTGGTGATCATGTCGCTGTCTCCCTTGTCTCTGTCGTTGTACCTACAGACTACCCCACCACACACGGGAAAACCCCTGAATCCGAGGTTTTTAGGTAACGGCTTGGTAAAGGATTGCCGACCGGGGCGGCCGGACAAATCGGACATACTGGTACATAGGGGTACATATAGGGCATATGGTACATAGGGTACATACCCTACCATATGGGTACACACTGGGCATGCAGCGCATAGGGGGCATTCCTCTTTAAGAGGGCATTACGGAATTCCCGGACAAATCCCCCGCGCGTGTACGAAAGCGTACAAAAATTTCCCGGAGGATCTAGGTTGTGCACAGCGTATGGGCTGTGTATACTGGTACTACACCAAGACGGAAGGGACTGATCAACTTGACCACTCTCGAACTTCTGGAGCGGGCCGTCTCTGAGGGATGGGTCTCTGTGAGCACCCTGCCCGTATCTACCGTACAGGACGACATGCGTACGGTGGACATGGACGAAACCGACTATCCGCACGTTTCCGAACTGGCGTAACTCAATATGGGGGATATCCGAAAGGGTATCCCCCATTAGGGGTAGAAAGGGAAAGCAATGTTCAGGAATAGGGCAAAAGCCGTTCGTACACATTCGCTTACCCTCAAGCTCGAAAAGAACGGCCTGTTTTCCGAAACGGGCGTAATTTCTTCGGGAAATCTCGAAATCCTTCTGAAAAAGTACAATGAAGGCGGATTTCGCCCGGTGGAAGCAAAGCATTCCGTATATTGCCTTTGTGGAACTGGAAAGGGTGAAACCTATGTATGTTGAGCAGCAACTGCAAAAGGATCTCGAAGAATTGCGAATGTTGCTCGAAAGGTCGATGACTGCGCAAGGAAACAAGCTGATTGCCTCTTTCATCGGGGCAAAGGTCGTTTTCGAGCGAATGGAAAAGAACATCATCGAATCTGGCGAACTTCCCACCGATTGGAAGTGACTTAATGGCCGAACTGTCCTTGAATCAATTCATTCTCGATACCATCGCAGAATGGATGCGCGACAACAAGGGGCAGCGTTATGGGCAATTCGTATTCAATCGAGTTGCTGTCCACCGGCCCGAAATCGCAAATGCGTTGACGGGCACAATTCATGATCCGTTCTACGCAAACGACAACAACGATCCGCGAGTCCACCGATTCTGGGCCAAAGTGGACGAACTCTGGTGAATCTGAATAAATTCGCTTAGATTTTCACCCCTGTGTTTCTTAGGTATATGCGCGAAAAACCTTCGAATCATAGGGGTGATTTTCTGACTAAAAAGTTAGCCGCCCCGGCTAGATGACTAAAAATCTGTGTAGACATCTAGAGACTAAAAAATCGGCGTAGGGCTTGCATCTCATCCAATCCGAGTGCTAGACTTCATACATGAAGCCCGGAGACATCATGCAGCCGAAGAAGTCCGACCCGAACTGCCGCACGGAGATCATCGATCTGATCAGTGATCAGGCGTTCATCGTGATCCACACGAGCGACGACGACTGCACCACGATGATGATCCCGCAGTACACCATCGAGACGTACATGGAACCCGGCGACAAGATCAAGTGCATCTGTGGGAGGCTTTCGTAATGTGCCGTCACAAGTGGACGAAGTGGGTTCTCGTCACTGCTCACATGGACAGCCCTCTTATGGGTTGGATCAAGGGTAAGCCTGTCACGTGGACTCAGCCCATGCAGGTTCGCAAGTGCGTGAAGTGCGAGAAGATCAAGACCAGGAGTGTGTGATGGAATGGATCTCTGAGGGCGAAGTCTACGTTCAGCAAGAGAAGCAGACCGGACACGAACAGACTTTCCTCTATGTGGAAGTCGTAGACCAGTGGATCAAGGTAGGTCACCACAACCCTCGTGAGTGCCTGCGAGCTGTCTACCCGCGAGAGACGATCATTCGTGCTTTCAAGAAGGTAGACAAGGTTCCCAACGACTGTGCATGTCAAGGTCAATTCCTCTGGCGGTAACGTCAGGCCCTTCGGGGCCGCCCCGGCTAAATTGAGAATCTGTTGCCACCGGCCCAATACTCTGCTAGACTCATCCCTATGAAGACGCCCAAGGTTCGTAAGCCCAAGCCGTTCTACGCCAACATCTATCTCGAAGACCTCGCGTGCGGTGGTCCGGAAGAGGGCGGATGGTACTACAACTACCGTGAGCCCTGCGTGTCTGTCAAGGTTCGCTCTCGTCGTGAGGCTGAGACCGTTCTCAAGAGGCTGACCAAGAAGCGTTACAGCAACAACGGGCGTAGGGCCATTTGGTCCGTCAACAGCACCGGCCGCTACCTTGACCGTATCGAGCGTAAGCCTGCCGAGCGTGAGTCTGACTACTCACCTTGGGAGTAACGGCTAGCCGCCTTCGGGCGGCGAACCGCCCCGGCCAAAAAATCTTGAAAGAACAGTTGGACACAGCCCGCTAGGCTCTGCTAAGATTAGTACATCGAAGGGGGCAAGAAGTCCCCTAAGACGAAGGGAAACCTCATGGAGCGCATCGAGATCGTTCAGCAGGTCGGCAACTACTTCCCCGACACCAAGATCGCTGACGCTCTCCGCTTCGCGGGTGACATCGACCGTGGCTTCCGTCGCAAGATGGAAGACGAGAAGTACAAGGCCGAGGACGCGAAGTACGCGTACGGTCAGGAGCGCTACGACGCTGGTGTGGAGGCTGGCAAGAACTCCATTCGTGCCACCTTCGACCCGAACGTGGTTTCCGCAACTGCGTGGGCCGTGGCGAACTTCACGCCGCGTGACTTCACCCGCAAGATCACCTGCATCAAGGTTCTGCGTGACAAGTTCCGTCCGCTGGGTCTCATCGAGGCGAAGTCCATCGTGGACATGATCACGCCGGTCGGGACCACCGATCAGCTCGAATGGGACAAGATCGAGCAGGTCGAGAAGGACTCCCCGAAGCCCGAGCCCGAGTTGGCCACTCAGTCCGCGCTCAATGCGCTGCGTGAGAAGCTGACGACGAACGACGTGGCCCGCGAGTCCATCGAGTCCTCCGAAGAGTCCTTCCAGGGTTCTTGCCCGTGCGGATGCGGCATGAACGGCTGATCAAAGCCAACGGCCCCTTCGGGGGCCGTTTGGCCGCCCCGGCTTTTTTGAAAAAGTGTTGCAATCTCGCCCGGCGTCATGTAGACTCGTCTTAACGAAGGGGAGAGATCATGGCGATGCCTCTCAGCTACAGGATTCGCAAGTATCTGCAAAGCAACTTCGGCAAGCTCCGTACGGGTGACAGGGTCGTAGTCGTCAACAGTTGGGCTCAGCTTTATCTGAACGAGGGCCTTGAAATTGACGGCAAGATCGCGTACACTGGAACGGTACAGAACGTTGTGTATAACTCGGTAACGGTCCTTGTGGATCACGGGTTTTACCGCAACGCTGAGATCGTCACCAGTCCGCACACGTTCAACGAACTGCGTGACAACGTCCACCGCATCTGATAGACTCTAGTAACACCGAACGAAAGGCAATACAATGGCCGTTCTCATGGGCGAGGTTTCCGTCAAGCGCGCTGGTGTCGTCATCACGATGGCCACCGTGTACGGAGTGGAGTTCGAGTACCGAGTCAACGAGCGTTCCGGTAAGGTCTACGTCGAGGCTGCGGGTTCTGCTGAGAAGCTGTCCGCCCTCCACCGTGCCGCTCCGTTCCGTGTGACCAAGGTTCTTCCGGGATACGAGGTCAAGGGCAAGTCCTACGACTTCGGCAAGAGCATGGGACTCGGCAAGAAGCCGGTTCTCTGATGGAAGCGATCATGATTCTGTACCTCTCGGTAATCAGCGGTTCATACACCATCGGACTGGGAATCATTCTCCTCTATGGCATCGATGCGATCTTGAAGCAAGGTCGCTAGTCATCTGGCCCCTTCGGGGGCCGTTTGGCCGCCCCGGCTGATTTGCTAGAGGGCTTGTGTTCTGTCCTATGAGTGTGTTAGACTCGTCTTACACCGAGCGAGAGGAACGTAAATGTTCTCCACGATGCACCAGATCGTCAAGGCGTCCCGTGAGTCCAACTCCACCGCCCGACACTGGTTCACGAAGGGGTCTATGGAGTTCTTCAACACGGAACTCCAGCCGAACGTTTTCCCCATCGGTCAGCGCGGATCGATCTTCATCACTTCCGAATACCGATCGGACCCGGAAGACAAGTCGTACAGCCTCCGCTACGCTTCCCGCAACGAAGAGGGAGCGTTCACCATGACCACTCTTGACGGATTCGGTGACTACGAGTCTTTGGAGGATGCCGAGGACGCTGCGGATGCCTACCTTCGGTTCTACCGTGAGGTCATGAACATCCGAGACTGATAAGGCTGCGCCCTTCGGGGCGCAAGCCGCCCCGGCGAAAAGATCTTGAAGATCTATGTTGCGCTTCCCTCCCACCTCTGTATATACTAGAGACACAACGAAGGGAACGAAATGCGAGAAGATCTTCGTAGGCTGCGGAACGAGCGATACCTGGCGCAGACCAAGCGCGTCAAGGAAATCAAGAAGCTCGGTGAGATCAAGAGGCAGCGTGCAGATCGCTACCGTGATCACCGTGACATCTTCGACTACGACCCCCTTGAGTGGGTCTGATAAAGATCGTCGGGTGTGCAGGACTACTAGTTCTCATACCTTTCCTGATCGGCCTACTTATGCTAGGCTTGTGGACAGCAAAGACTGTGCTCTTCGCCTTTCTCTAGGAGTGACATGTACAACGTCAAGGGTCCGATCACCGCTTCCAACTGCACCGGCCCGCAGGCTGTTCTGCTCTTTCTCGTCAATGCTGGTGTCAGTGCCTTTCTGATCATGATCGTCGGTGCCCTTCTTCACCTCGGCTGGAACTGGGTCTGATCATGGCGGGCCGCCTTCGGGCGGCCTAGCCGCCCCGGCTAAAAATCTTGATGGGTTGAGTTGACTCCCCATCACATCATCCGTTAGACTATAACTACCAACAGGGCGAGAAAACTTGGAGTGAAGATGCCCCAGGCGAACGTGGAAAAGCTCTGGCACGATGCGATCTTCGGAGACGCTTCCGACTCTCGTACGGGCAACTACGGTTCCCGCTACATGGACGACAAGGAAAAGTGCATGCTCGCTAAGTTCGATGAGCTGCCCCGTGCGTTCATCGAGAGCATCGAGAAGGAAGGCATCAAAACGCCCATCGTGTACAGCCCTGAGCGTAACCGTGTGACCAACGGTCATCACCGTCTGCTCGTCGCCTATCTGCTGGGCATCAAGGAAATCGAATACGTTCACCCCAGCGAGACGAACAACGGATGGGAGCTGGAAAGGGAGGCAGCGCGTAAGGGTTTTCCCATGGGTCGTCGGTAGAAAGGCGGAGGGGCTTCGGCCCCTCTAGCCGCCCCGGTTCGGGGTTGTAATCCTGACTCTGTTCATGTAGACTAGAGCTATCAACGAGGCCGGGAGGCAAAGTGAACACTCACGTCACCGTCTACTACAGCGACCGCGACCAGCCCGTCAAGTTCCGTGCGAAGGGTAACGTGGAAGCCGTTCAGGAGAAGCTGTACAGTAAGGTCGCTCTCATCGAGAGCACTGACGGTGGTGTCCATGTGATCAACTTCGAGAAGGTGGATCACCTCCAGCTCAACATCGCATACTGAGCAGCGGGCCGCCTTCGGGCGGCCTAGCCGCCCCGGCGAAAAGATCTTCGTGGACTGTGTTGCATCCGGTCCCCTTTCCTTGCTATAGTAGAGACATCAAAGAGGGACACTCCCTCTAAGAGAGGAACACATGGACGCCCTGGACGTTTTGAAGATCTTCCTCGACGAGGGTGTGGAGATGGGCTTCACGCAGGCCATGGACGTGGCTGACAGGATCAAGAACTACCACGACATGACCCTTCTCGCGGCATCCGACAAGAGCTACACGGACGGGTACGAGGCCGGTAAGGTCGCGGGTCAGATCCAGCTCAAGAACGAGGGTCTGACGCTCGAAAAGAGCGAGCTGGTTCGTCTGCGTGGAATCGAGGACTTCGCTTACAACCAGGCGCGTGAGGCCGCTCCGAAGATCGTCAAGGAGATCGGCAAGCTCTACAAGATCACGTGCATCAAGCGTCTCCGCAACGACTTCCCGTTCCTCAGCCTCAAGGACGCGAAGGACATGATCGACGCGGAGGTCAAGAAGATCGAGAAGGCCGAAGAGGCTGCGCGTCTGAGCTACGAGAACAGCTACAGCTACGACAGTTACGGTTGTGGCTGGGACTGCGGAATCTGTAACCCTCGCTAACGGCTAGCGCCCTTCGGGGCGCGAACCGCCCCGGTCAAAAGATCATGCTGAGAACCCGTTGTACATCATCGCTTACGTCTGTTAGACTAGAGACATCGAAAGGGAGGGAAACCTCCCAGAGAGGTGGTTGAGATGGCTGTCACCCTTGCCAAGATTGAGGACGAGCAGGACGACACCTACGGTGCCGACGCTCACCTGGACGACATGGAAATTCTGGTCGACTGCGAGTAGACAAACCAAGTTCCATCCGCTAGACTAAGAACACACCACGACGAAAGGCTCCAAAATGAAGGCTCTCGCCATCGCCAAGGTCATCGCCGAGACCCCCATGACCGCCACCGTGCGTGTCGCCCTCGTTCGCAACATCGTCGCCGAGATGACCGACAACATGGGTACCGAGTTCGAGACCATCGCGCTCGGCCTGGACGACTTCGAGGTCGCTCCCAAGTAATCAGAAAGCCAACGGCCCCTTCGGGGGCCGTTTGGCCGGGGCGGTCAAAAGATCTTGACTCAAGCATGTTGATTCTCTCTCTTACGTCTGCTAGGATGAATCCATGGGACTCAAGCGAACGAACGACCGCAAGACCACCGTCCGAGCCAACACTGCGGGTAAGCAGTCGCTCATCAAAAACGCATTCTCTCTGCCGTCCGGTAAGGCGTTCTCTTGTCCCGGTGCGACCGGTGTATGTGAGAGCATCTGCTATGCCGGTAGGATCGAAAAGCAGTATCCCGCATTCCTTGCTGTTGCTATGCACAACTGGGAATTGCTTAAGGATGCGCCTTATGGCGTAATGGTCAAGCTCCTGACGCAGATGATCGATGAATTCGAGGCGGAGTGCGAAAAGTACAACGTGCCTAAGTATTTCCGTTGGCACGCTGACGGGGATATCTTCTCCGAGGAATATGCAATTGCCATCAACTATGTGGTCTATCACCACCCTGATGTGCAATTCTGGATTTACACCCGTTCATTCCAGTACGTGGAATGCATCTACGGATTCCCCAACATGGCTGTCTACCTTAGTGTAGACAAGGAAAACCTTAACGCCGGGCTTCTTTGCGCGGCTGACAATCCCGGTGTCAAAATGGCATATCTGGGAGAAACCTTCAACGAGGGCAAAGAGATCTTCGAAACTCTGACTGGTGTTCCCGGTGGAAAGTGTCCCGAGAATGCTAAGCAGATTCCTCTGATTACCGAAAAGGGTGGCGCGTGCGTAACGTGCGGCCTGTGTATCTTCGGTAAGGCTGATATCCGGTTCTCTCGCACTAAGAAATAGTGCGGGCCTTCGGGCCGGGGCGGCGAGACAAACCGGACATAATTTCATGTTGCCCCGTCCCCCTTGCTCTGTTATGCTTAAGGTACAACGAAGGACAACGGAAGGAACCAAATGCAGACTCGCCGTGAGTACGCCGCTTCCCTCGGTCTCGCTGAGATGGGCAAGCGTGGTCGAATGAGTGTGGCAGCAAACGAGGCGATCAAGGCTGCTGAGGCTGCGGGTACCGTCTTCGCTGACACTGGCGTGGTGCGTACCAACAAGCCCGCTGCTGTCAAGGCTGGTGCCTACGACGCTAAGAAGGTTCGCACGTGGGCTAAGGCCAACGGTATCGAGATCAACTCCCGTGGCCGTATCTCCGGTGAGATCCTGGAGGCGTACGCAAAGGCCAATCCGGATGTCAAGGCTGCGGCTGTTACCGGTGTGAAGGTGACCACCGGTAAGGACGTTCGCCCGGCTGCGCCTGCTACCCGTGGCCGTAACACGGAGTACGTGGCCGTCGACCGTAAGGGCAAGGTGTGGCGCTTCAACGAGCGTGAGGCGTGCAAGTGCGGTTACAGCCTGTCTCACTGTTCCTGCGGCAGCCCGGTGGTGCTGGGTCTTGACGTAGAGGTCAAGGTCAAGTAAGGTAGACCTATGCCTAACGTGATGCTCGAAATCGAGCCCAATGGAGATGACCAGGAAGACCAGGCATGGAGCATGATCCAAGCTCTCGGCCCCTTCCTGGCAACGGTACTCGGTATGTCTGTCAGCGTAACTGATGGATATGGGAATACGCAAGACTTCGAACCCAAGTAAGGCTACGGCCCCCGAAAGGGGGCCGTTCCATTGGAGGCACAATGGCACGCAATGGCGATATCTTTCGTCTGGCAGAGGTTTCGGTAATTGCTCCTGATGTCTATCAGGGCGCACGTACTACGTCTACACGGCGGAGCGCGGCGGAAAAGGATGCCGACAAGATTCTCTCTGTACTCGATAAGCGTACATTCAACGCTCACACCCTTGCGTATCTGATGTGTAGCCAGCATGAGGAATTGCAAAAGCCTCTGTTCGATCTGGCTATCGGAATCATTAACGCAATGGCTGCCAAGGAAGCTGCGGGTACTACGCGCAATGACGACGAATACAACCGAGCTTCTGTGTGCCGGTTCATCATCGAACAGATGATCATTCGTATGGGCACTTGACACAGCGGCCTTCGGGCCGCCCCGGTCAAAAGATCATGGTTGATTGTGTTGCGATCTCTGCTGACACTACGTTAGACTAGGACTACCAACCAGGGAAACCTAGGAGGAAACGTGATCGTTTACCGTGTTGCCCTTCCCCCGACGCATGAGGGCAACCGTACGGGTAAGTGGGCCGGTCCGTATCGAGAGGGTTTCGACTCTTTCGACCCGCAGGTGAAGTCCGTTTCCAACCGTCTGTGCCGTGAGCACACCGACGAGACGCACCCCACGCCGTGGACCGATGTGCCGGGCGGTATCATGCCCAATGAGTTCTGTGTTCTCACGTCTCCTGAGCAGGTGGCCGAATGGTTCGATGACTTCGGCTATGACCTGGACGACGCTGGTTACATGGTCGTCGCCTACGACACTAAGTCTGAGGTGCGACCCGGTACCTATCAGTCTGTGGCGGCGGTGAAGGATTCCGAGATTATCGGAACGTTCGAACCTCTGGGGATGATTCCCTAATTAGCGGTGGCCCCTTCGGGGGCCACAAGCCGCCCCGGCGAAATGATCTCCCTTGAACCATGTAGACACAACACCCTAGACTCTGTTAGACTTGAGCTATCAGCAAGGGGGAAGGCGAAAGCCCGAAGCCTTGGATGATCTGTTCTTGATCAACTCAACAGTGTGCTCTCTGACTACTTTGACAAGTAGTCTCCGTGCAAGTAAGCTAGAAGAAACACCTACACTAGGAGCAAAAATGCACGGTCTCGAAATCGGTTCCCGTGGTCAGGTCGCGTTCGCCTCTCGTCTGGAGCCCGCATGGCACCAGCTTGGCACCGTCTTCGACGGGGAACTCACCACCTCTGAGATGCTGCGACTCGCCCACCTTTCCGACTGGAATGTTCGGTTGGAGCTGTTGGAGCGTAAGGGTCGCGCCAAGAAGAGTGCCTTCGAGGTGATCCGTACCAACCCGTTCGATGGTGAGGCTGACAGCCTTGGTATCGTCGCGGAGCGGTATAAGGTCGTCCAGAATGAGGAGCTGTTCGCATTCGGTGACGGCATCCTTGCGGGTGGTGGCGTCTGGGAGACGGCTGGTTCTATCAAGGATGGTACGCAGGTCTTCGGATCTCTGCGTATCGGTCGTGAGGTGCTGGTCGGTGACGAGGATGTCACGAACATGTATCTGCTCGTGAACACCTCCCACGATGGTTCTCTCGCTGTTCAGGTGAGCGTCACTCCGGTCCGTGTCGTGTGTCAGAACACGCTGAACTTCGCACTCCGTAACGGTGTGAAGCAGCAGTTCAAGATGCGCCACACTCAGACCATCGAGGGTCGCATGGCCGCCGCGCGTGAGGCACTGAGCATCACGTTCACGTACGCGGATGAGTTCGAGCGTGAGATGAACGAGCTGTTCCGCGTGCAGTGCACGAAGGACAAGTTCGATGAGATGTTCGCTGCGATCTACGGTGAGCGTCCCAAGGAGAACGTCAAGGGTTCTCAGGTCAAGTGGGACAACAAGCGTGATCTGCACATGGGCATCTTCACCGACACGGGCGACGGTCCTAAGACCACTCAGTCTCTGGCCGGTACCATGGCCGGTGCGCTGAACGCCTTCACTGAGTTCAAGGACTGGTACCGTATGCCGCGTAAGGGTGAGGTGGACAACCTGTTCGCCGCCGCTTCCGGATTCGACCCGGTCACGAACACCGAGAAGAACAAGATCCGTAAGGTCGTCCTGGGTTACTCCCTGGCTGCCTGAGTCAACGGCCCCCGCTTAGGCGGGGGCTTTTGGCCGCCCCGGTTATTTTGGCCCGGTGGTAGACAGCTCCCTTGTACTCTGTTAGACTAGTATCAACGAAGGGACAGAACATGACTCGCACTGTGACTGTGATCGTTCTCGAAGAGGGTGTTCGAAGGGAGCTGGAGTTCACAGGCATCATGGACAATGGCATCGAGTTCGATGTCAAGACTGGCACTCTCACTCTGTGGGAGGAGAAGGGAAAGCTCCTGAATTCCCGTTGGGTCGTGCCGTTCGTCTCGCACTACAACGTCACTGACGAATTGCAGTGGTGATTGACACAGAGCAATGACCTTGTTACACTATTGTAGTGAGGTCATAAGGTGTGTTCCTGGGTCCCCTATCAGTCCATTCGGGCAAGGGGTTAAATAGCAGATGGTCGGCTGCAACCCAGGGACCTTTCAATTTAACCGCCCCGGTTCATTGCTTAGCCTAACTAACACAATGACTACCAGTCTGATTTTTGATTTGTCCTACATGTCCGAGTTTTCGCCCTTTACGAATGGGCCTGAAATTCCCGGAAGATCTGACAAAGATCATCGAAGCGCATTTACGAATGGCTCTAAAATCTGCGGAAGATTCTGATTGCTAGTTCGGTCTGTCTTATATAAGACATGAAACAAAGCCTCCCGCTTTTTGGGAGGCTTCTTCTGTTTTCTGATATAAGACATAGGACAAGGAGAGATTGTTGGCCGGTGGCATTAGGTGTCCTTGTATATAAGACATAGAGAGCCAACCAATACTCCACCGGGTCAATTCTACATATAAGACACAACACAATCAATCTGTCTTGGCTGAGTATGCAGGCTGTATAGCCATGGCTGCATACTTTGGCTGTCATAGTAGGCTGATTGATCAATTGAGTAGTCTGGCTGTGAATCTAAGGCTAAATAGACAATCTGACCTATGATTCTAAGGTCTATCTGCCTTCGGCTTTACGAATGAGTGTAAAATCTCGGGGAAATACTGTGTTTTCGAAGGATTTGGGCCGATTATTGGCAGATTTGGCAGGTTTTGGGGCTATTTTTGCTGGTTTTTAGAGGCCGTCTACACCCTTGAATCGATACTTTATTAGGCTGGCTGGCTATGTTGGCTGCATATTGAAGGCTGGAACCCCCTTCTGACCTTAGAAATGAAGGAAATGTGCTTACGAAACCTTTCGATTACCTGCAC